ATAACTATTAGTTATTATTTTATTTTCAACTAATAAATCATCATTAACGTTTAATAAATATGTATTTATCCTACCTATGTCATATTGTAACTCAGCTAAAGTATCACTACTTGTTTGACCAACTTGTTGCTGACTAGTCTTACTAGTACCAGTAATACCATAAATTAGTGGCGTCCCTTTTTCTGTTTTTTTACCGTCAAAAGCAAATGGTGATGTTGTACTAGGACTACTACCCACACCTCCATTAATAATTTGAGTTTTAATTAAATCAATTACAAAGTTTTGTTGGTATGTTGAAAGTTCACTAATTATAGTTTGAATATTATTAGAGTAATCGGTGTTAACTTGGTCCAAATATTTTTTCATATTTGTTTTAATATTGGACAATTCATTTGGTTCTATATTTTTGTAATCTATTTTTAAATTTGCGATTATTGGGTTAGATTCGTCGTCAATGTCTTTATTCGCCTGATTAAATAATTTTGTAAAAGCATTTTCTTTGGTACCACCAGGTGTCTCTATTAATGGTTTACCGTATATAGGACATTCTGTTTTTGGTCCATTTGAGTAAGTACTACCACTAAAATAAACTCTATTTTGATTTAATAATTGTAAAACACCATAATTATATTTAAGAACAACACTTTCTAATTGATTTGTTATTGTTGTTAAATACTCAGGACAAGATTTTAACATTTTATCCATTATTGTTTTATAAGAAATTTCGCCAGTCTCACCGCCTTCAACTCTATTAAAATTAAGAATAGTACCAATAGTATCACCAAAAGCATTTTGTGGTGTATCAGTGGCTGCGGCACCATCGGTTAAAGGTTCGTTTTGTAAAATTTGTTTTTCTAAATTAGCATCAATCTTTTTAAATGAATTATCAGTCCAAACCGACCTTTCATCATAAACTTCGGTATTAGCATAATAATTAAACGATAATGCGTTTTGTAATTGTTCAACAGGTTTCGCTAACCCTTGACCACCAATAAAATCAAAACTCATGGTCACATTAGCAATCATTGGTTGAACTCCAATACCTTCAGGGTTCATGTCATAAACTAATGGTTCATAAGTAAATGAAACACTCTTAGGTACTATTTTAGTGTGGTAAAAATCACCAATACGTAAAACTAATATTGGGGGTGTACCAAAAGAAGTGTTTCTTGCATCATTATATTTTGGCTTACCATCAACATCAATAATTGGTATTGTTTCACCAGGTCTAACACATTGATTTAAAAACGTTAGTCTCGCATTTAAACCTTCAGGTGTCATAGAGTGAAAAGCAGGGTTAAAGTACTTTATTTTTTCTTTTATTGAGTCATACAACATTGGTACTTCTTTTTCAATAACCTCAAAATAATCACACTCCGAAAGTAATTGTCTTAATATTTTTTTACCAATACCTTCTTTTAGGTTTTTCTCAATCCTTACTGTTGGTTGTGGTTTTTTAACTTGTACTGTTTCATCAATTGTCTTAGGTTTTTCATCAACTACTGTGGTGTTTTGTTGATTAGTATCTGTTTTAGTACCACCTTCAGGTATTGTAACACTAACTTTAATTTTTACTCGTCTACACGCCATTGCGTCAACAGAATAAATTTGTGAATTAGAGGTTACTTTACCTGTACTACCATCAATTATATCCTGACTACAATTAACTTGACTACCATTACCATTCTCAAAAGATTTAGGTATAACATTTTGTTCAGGTGAACCAGAAGAACCAGGTGTTTCACCCAAGTTTTTACCATTAATTGTTATTTTATCTTTGAATGGGTCTAGTTTTTTATTTTGTGCGTTTAATAAATATTGTCTAACAGAATCATTTCTTCTTGCGGACAAATTAACGTTATAACTGGCACTGGCGGGTGCAGATGCGGAACCGATTAATTCAATATTAACTCTAGCGTTTTCTTCACTAACTAATTTAAAAATACCAGCAACTAAACCATCATTTTCATTAGTTATAGTATTATAGTTATTTAAAATAACGCTATTCCAAAAATCATTAACTTTTGAATTTTTACTACAGTATTCTACATTATTTTTACAGTACGAAGAGTTCGGATTAAATATAGAATCGGCTTTTGATTGGTATCCAGGGAAGAATGTGTTTTGATACTCATTAAAAGTCACGTCAAAACTTTGAGTTGATGTTGTACTATTAGAATTAGGATTAGGTCTATCGTTGTGAAAATAAAAAGCTAAATCGTTAAACTTACTTTCAAAAGCTTGTGCAGTTGTTGATTGAGTATCTTTTACTGCGTTAACACTACTACCCTCATTTTTACCGTCACCTGTACTTTGAACTGTTTGGTCAACAGGAATGGTTCTTTTTACATTTCGTAATTCCTCAGGAGTTAATTGGGGGTTATTTAATATTTCTTGATAAGTATAAAGGTCTTTAGTTGGTATTGTATTGTACTTTAAGGCTAATTGATATATGTCATATTTGGTACATCCAGCAAAAAATGAATCAATTATAGAATTCATTTTATCTTTGTTGGTTTTTAAATGTTTGTTAACTATAGTATTTAAAATTGATGGGTGGTCAACAATTATTTTCCAAGATAGGGTTCCTGTTCTAGAAGTGTCTTTATACGTATAAATTGGTTCAGGTCTACCTAAAAAGGATTGTTGATTCCAGTTAGCCGAACTTTGGTCACTAAATTTTAAATCATAAGGTGGAAACCACATAACTCTACCACCATTAGGACCTTTCTCACAAACAGGTAACTCGTCATACGTAAATCCAGGTCTACTTGATGTTCTCCAAGCTAAATTTTCAATTGAGAACATGTATTTTTTGGCGTATCCTCCAAGACCTTGGGCGTTATTTGGTATAATGTTAGTTGAGCCAGGATTTTTTAATGGAGCGATGTTTAGATTGTATGTATTATCTAATATTGAATAAGAAAAACTTCTACCTGATGTTGTTATACCATCAGTTTTCTGTAAGTCAGCATACGTATAATAAGGGGTATCTTTCGTAAATACACGACAATATTCAATACCCTCTTCAGAACCTGTCGTAAAATCTCTATATGAAACAACTTGAGAACCTTTTGTCATTTCTTTGTATCCATCATTGAATACTTTGGATACTTGATTAATTGCATTCCCCACATGTTTTAATCTTGATATTCCTGTAACATTATCGGCAGAATCAATTAATCTTTGTGTTTGGTCAAGAATTGAACCTTCTTTAAAGTCTAAGTTTGTTGATTCGTCTCTTGTGTAATAACTACTAACCTGATTAAACTCAGGGTCTAAACTACCTGTACCACCGCCAGGGGTTGCTTTAAAACCTGCGTTATTTTTGTATTTTGGTGATGTCCAAACAAACTGACCGTCTATTCCTCCTCCATCAGATAATGGTTTACCAGCTAAACCAAAGTTTAATGTATCTTGATTACCTTCATATAAAATACCTAACTCTGAAGGTCCGTAAACAGGAGTTTCAACTTGTTGTCCATAAGGATTAACAGGTATTTGATTTGCGGGTGATGTAATATTAGACGGTTCGGCGTTTCTACTACCAACATAGTAACCACCAACTAGCGTACCATTTGGGTTTATTAGACTTGTTACTAAATTAACAATACCTTGAGCAACACCCAACAATCCACCAAATTGATTATACCCTGGTTGATATTTGTTATAATCAATATTTCTAAACAACGCAGACCTTTGAGCATTACCAGTATTTGCTAAAAATATTTCTGAAGGATTTCTTTTTAAATTTAATATCGGTCCTAAAAATCCACCAGTTAATTGATTAATAACATTAAGTGCGTTTGACACTTGTTGTGATTGACCATTCACTTCATTTTCGTTAAAGTAGTCACCAGGTATTGGTGATACAGGCCAATAAGCCCCACCTAATCTTGTAATAAAATCAGCGGCCGCAACTATTGGATTTTCAGCAACTGTAATTTGCCAATTCTGATAAACTAAAGGTTCTCTACCCGTAACAATTAAACTAGCCTCAAAAGGGTCTGATAGTGATTCTAAATTAACTAACCCAATTGTGTTTTGGAATATTTCAGCATCAACTCTTTTTTGAAATAAGAAGTTTAATTGTTCCGCACCTAATTTGGCTAAATAAGAATCTTGTGACAATAATCCATTATCACCGACAGGATTTGAGGACAGTAATATACTATAAGGTGAATAAGATGATGGTACAAACGTTGGGGGGTCCCAATATGGTTGATATATTTTATTATTATTCTGAATGTCAGTAATAATAACCATATCGTTAAATCCACCATCAGGTCCATATCTATTTTCAATGTATGCGACATCGATATAGAATTCATTAACTAAGTCTAATACAGTATCATTTGGACTATATTCACCTTGATTTGAATTTACTGGTAATGGTGGTCCGTTGTATGTAATATTTAAATTAAACCCACCATTAGGACCATATTCATTTAATGGGTATAGTTGATTTGAATAAACTCCGTCGGTAATTAAATTATCAGGAGAATCAATAACATTTAAATTTGATTGTTCAGTTTCATAAGCAATAGGTCCTGATGGTGGTGTGTATACACCTGGTACATCATAAGGTTCCAAATTTTTCGCCAATAAAGCGTTTCTAAAAGATGAACTATTTGCAAACGATAACGGACTTGGCATATTAGTTTTTTAATATAAATAGATACCAAATGATTTTTTTATCATTATGCAACAGGAATACCAGTTAACCCAGTCGAGTTATTTGTAACTACCATTTGTCTTTGTGGGTTTGGATTTGTTGCTGATAAATTATCATTCATTCTGGCTTTATTCAAGGCTGTAACCATAGCTTCTCTAACACCTGTATCATTAAGTGCTATAACTAATTGATTTGTGTCTATATTTGGTGGTGCGGTTATGTTTAGGTTAATATCTACAGGAGAATTATTAGTTTGAGTATTTGTTTGATTAGGTTGATTACCCATTGGTGTATTCGTTGGGTTATTGACATTACCCATTTGTGGGTTAGTTGTTTGGGGTGGTAAAGGTGTTGGTGTTTGTGGTGTGTTTAAATTTTGGTCAGTCATGAACATTGTTTTAACTTTATTAGCAGAATTTAAAAGAATGTCAATAAATTGGTTGTTAGCGCCTTCTAAATTTTTAATAGATTCTGTATATTTTACAGTCATTTCATCAGCATATTTAAAAGTAAAATTTTCAAATTGTTTTCCAACATCACTCATTGTTGTTAACAATTGAGTCATAGACCCTTCACCTGAGACTAATTTATTAATGTCTGTTAATATTTTATTAGCGCCTTCATCAATACCTTTTGTTAATTTTGTAATACTAAAACTTTCAGGTCCTGTAAGAACGTTTGAAGCTTCTCGAACAATTCTTGCAGGTGCCGCTAAAGCCCCTTTAGCGGCTCTAGTTCCCGCAATAGCCATAGGTAATTGATTACTCATGGATTCAAGATATTTTGCCATTTGTTCTGACATTTTTAATTGTTCTTCGGCTAGTTTTTCCATACTTTTTGGCTGTGCAGATTCTTTTAAAGCCTCTAATAGTTTTGGGTCGTCTCTGAATTTAACCATGGCCTCATCCAAGTCCAATTTTTCAGTACCTACCTGAATTTTAAACTTTTTATCCTCACCCATTTCAGCCATTTGAGCAATGGCGTTTTTAGTGGCCTCATCAAAATCAAAACCAGCAAAATTAATTTGTTTAAGTTTTTCATCAAGTTCCTTGGTGCCAATTGCCATTTTGGTTAATGTCTCATATGGAATATTTAATGCTGACGATATTTCTCTTAATTGTCTTTTAGCACCAGGCATTATTTCAAATTGTCCGTCTTTGTTTAATTGAACAAATTGTTCTGTCATTTTGGCCAATTGATTTTGTAACTCAGCTGGGTCGTTTTGAGCCATGTCCATTAATCTTAATGGGTCTAACAATTCAGAATTGGCAACACCTAATCTTTGCATCGCGGCTGCAACTTCAATAGCTCCTTCAGGGTCAAAAACTTTTTCAGCAAAATTTAAAGTTTCTTTCATGTTTATTCTTAATAAACTAGCTTGACCAGCCATTTTTGCTAAACCTTCAACACCTCCCGCAAAATTATATTTATTAAGAGCATCCATGTTTTGTAACACAACACCGCTTACCACTTGTGTATTAACACCCATTTGACGAGTAACATCAACCACTTTCTGCATTTGACCTGTAGCCTGATAAGCCGAAAAACCAGCGTCTTTAAAAAATGTAACAATGTCTTTAGCGCTTTGACCTGTTACTTCAGAAGCGGCAAAAAGTTTTTCATACGAATCGGTGGTTAATATTAAGTTTCTACCTAATCCTTCACCAACTTCTTTTTGTATTTTAGCAATACTTTCAAAGTTACCTCCAAGCAATGTAACTTCTCTAACCGCACCAGCCATAGCTTGGGAAAGCCCTAAAACATTCTCTCTACCTTGACCAAAAGATTTTGCAATATTTACCGCAGCGTTGTCAACTTGTTCAACCGCACTAGCGATTCTACCCGCATCAAAATTTGATAAATAAGCCTTTCCTGCCTCCTCAACAAAACTAACAGATTCTCTAAGTTTTTTTAGTAAGCTTGAACTATCATCAGCATTTTTTTCTTCAAACATAATTAACCATTATTTTAAATATAAATACATCAAATTATGTTTTACTAACCATTTTTAGGTGTATTATCCTCAATCACCCTATCAATAATATACTTTCTGATGTATGTTGGCATATTCAGAAATTCAGAATATTGCATTCTGATAAATTTAGAAAGAAAATAAAACTCTTCTATTAAAGTTTGTCGGTATTTAGAAGAAAGGGCGAAAAAATTCAGCCCCGAAGGTGATACTAAAATTCACCAATTCTCCTGACGGGGCTTTTACTGTTTGGTTTAAATCTAAAGAAGGTACATTGTCCCTTAAAAAATTACGAATATGTTTTGAATCCATAATTGGTAATGAATTAACAAATTGAGATAAAATTTCAGGAGATGTGTTACCATCCACTTCAATAACTTGTTTCATTAATCTCCAAGTTACTGTAGGTGCGACTCTACCTGCTGGATATTGTTCCGCCATTTTATTAATATCAATAACCTCTAAAAATGTTAAAGGTTTTAATTTAACGGTTGCTCCTGTTTTTGGTAATCTTGTTGTAAAAAAACCGTTTTCATCTGCTTTATGTTCACACTTTTTAAGGTTTATCTCATCTAAAATAATAGTATGTTCAAATCTTTTGTCGGTTTTTGGGTCAATTAATGACACATTATATTCAGGACCAAATGAAGTATTCCTTAAAAAAATTAAAATAGCTTCAATATCAGAATCTAACAACTCTTCAGGTCTTAAATCGTGTTCATAAATTTTACTTCTAAGTAATGACATAATAATACCTTCATTAGTACCCTGATTAGCGGATACTAATAGGTTCTCATCATTAGCGGTTAGATATCCAATCTTGATTGATTTCTTTTTAGATTTGTAAAAAATTCCACCAGTTGGTAGAGTTACCACATCATGTGGTAGGTTAAAATTTTGTGTTCCAGCTTCGTATACATTTGTTGGTTCCATGATAATGTTCTTTTATTACAAATATATTAACACATTATTTTTTTTAAATAGTAAATAAAAAATCCACACTTTTGGTGCGGATTTTCTTTATTTTATTACTGAAATAATATCAATAAACAAGTATACAACGGTCCATTCTCAACGTAGCTGAGATTGAAGCTAAAGCGTCGGTGTTATACGCTAATGAGTCAAAGTTAACATCGGACAAGAAAGTACCTTCTAATATCCACTTTTCAACAACAACACCTGTTGGGTCTAACATTTCTAAGTCAACATTCTTTTTATAACCCGCAGCATAACCCATACGACCTGTAACTGATTCCGCACAAAGACGAACCCACTCCATTAACGCTTGTGATGCGGAAGGTCCGATTGGGTCACGGAATTTAACGTTAATAGTTCCCCAAGTAAAACGACCCGCAACGTATGTTGAAGTGTTTAAGAAGGGAATCTCTACAGGGTTAATAGTAATATGTGGTCTAGCCGTTGATTCCACGAACCATTCGTTTATTCCCAAAGTAGTTGGGAAACGAAGTATAAACCTATTCTGTCTTTTAGGTTCATACGGTATCGGCATTTTCATTAGTAAATCAGCCATTTCAGTTTTTTTTTGTTATTTCTTGTTTATTAGTTTATTATAAATATCACCAAATAAATTTTTTCTCTTTACTTTATTTTTTTTTCAAATTATTCTTAACTAGTAAGGTTTTTTTATTCCTCCTGCTGTAGAATAAGTTTTTATTATATTATCTGGTTCTTTTTCAAAATGAGATTTAACTTTTTCAACATTTCTTAAATCATCATCAGAAAAACCAATAGTTGGTAAAAATCTATTTGTTACTTTATTTTTTAAATAGGCTTTTTTGTTTATATATTTTGAAACTGATTTAACATAGTTAACAAAATCTTTTAAAGCTTTAATTTTACCTTCTTCAGGATTGGCGGCAGAACCTTCACCAAAAGTTACAGGGTAAAATCTGCAAAGGTCTAAATATTCACGAATTATATCTTTTTTAGTTGTATTTTTATCCCCCACAATATCTCTATATTTTTCCATATTCTTAACAAGTTCATTAGAGTCTATACCATTATGGTTAGAAACTATCAAATTGTAAACAGATTCTTTAATAACTTCGGGGTTATGTCCTCTTGCGGTCACTATTGAAAATATCGAGCCGTTATTAATAGCCTCTACAAAATCAGGCCAAGCAGGTCCTGGTTTTGCCATCATAGAATCAATTATAAATTGTTTGTTACCTTTTTCTCTAAAAAATCTAAAAGGTTCTTCAGCATAACCAACAATAGTGTGTCCCTCATATTCGAAAGGTTCTTTACCTATTTCAGTTCTATATTCCGCAAAATCCTCTGTGGACATACCAACTTCGTCACCGTCTTCATCTTTTAAAATAATTTTAGTCGGCATAATCATTATATTGTCATCCCAATCAAATGCGTAATACTTCATGTCGGGACTACCCGTTTCGTCAATACCTTCTCTGAATATATATTTTTTGTTCATTTAAAATGATAAGGCTTAAAAAGGTGGGGATTAACTCCCCACCTTATATAATTATTAGATATTCTCAAATGACGCACCTGTAGGTGTAATATAGAATGTTATATCAATAAATTCTAATGACCTAGTTGGTTTAATGTAAATTTTACCTGTCATTTGGTTTCTGTCTAAGTCAGCAACATCTGAAGATACTGTTACACGGAAGTCGTATAAACCACGGTCTCTTCTAATTGCGTCTAAGATAGGATTAACCGCATCTAAGAAATCTTGTCTAACTTTTTGGTCGTTTTGTTCAAACAATAATCTAACCGAAACTGCTGAAATTAACTTACGAGCTTGTAATAACAATCTTCTAACGTTAATTCTATCAAGAGCCGACTGTCTAATTTGAAGTGTTTTGTTACCCCAAATTACAGTACCGATATCTGAGAATGTTGCGATAGGGTTAATTCTACCTTGATATAATGTATCTCTATCTTCTTGAGTTAACTTCTTACGAGCTTTAATTGAGTTTACAATACCACGAGTGTAACCCGCCGCTGCGAACCATGGGAAAGCAATGTTATCTGTTAAAGCCAAGTTTCTTGTTACCTCAGCCGTTGGTGGTAAATAAATCTGAGTGTTATTTACACTGTCACGAGTTAATACCCAAGGATAATAAGTTGCCGTGTAGTTAGAATCGATACCAGTACCGTCTAAGTTATCTACCGCTTCTTGAGGGTAAATTAAATCTAAATTACCTTGAGTTGATGGTACAAACATATTGTAGTCAGGTGTTGTACAGATATATAATGAGTCAGCTCTATCATTTTCAATCATATCAATAGCACTTTCAACAAGGTCTGAATGGTTAACGTAATCAACACCAGGTGTAACAAATAGATTTATGTTAACCGCTTCAGGGTTAGCAAAAGTTCTTTGTCCTAACAAGTAAGCGTAGTAGTCAGTGTTTGCGTAGTCTTGTGTGTTATCACCAACAGTAATCTGTTTGAACGCCCCCCAACCTGTTGCTGTCGGGTATTTAATTGAAGGACAAGCCCCATTTAAATAACCGTTTCTACCTAATTTAAACCTATCTTGGTTAGTTCTATATTCTCTGTATATATCCCAACCGTCAAAACCTCCTTGACACAATAAAGTAAATTTACGTGCAAAAAGTCTGTAGTATGGGTTTGATTCATTATCAGGGTCTGAAGTAAATGGTGCACTACCAACATAGAATGCTGGTGTACCACTTGTTACAAATGCGTTTGGTATTGTAATACCACTTGCGTTAATATCCATGTGGAAACCTCTACTTCTAAACGCCCAATTTTCACCTGTAGAATCAGTACAAATATCTAAAGGTAATTGTTTACCTTTATATGAGTAGTAATCAACATCGATACCAACTGTGTCTGAAATACCTAAATAAGTTCTACGAACATTATCACCAGCACTTCTTGTAGCGTCATCAGCTCCTGAAGATAAACCAAATGGTGGGTTATATATAACTTCACCAGGGAAATCATATTTAGCCTTTATAATAGGGAATGGAGGTCTAACACCCGCATACTCTCTAAAATTAAATCCTTCAAAACCACAAGGTAATGCGTCAACTGGTGCGTCCTCATTAATCTCAATCATAATATACTTAGAGTTTAATTGATATTCACCATCAGTAGTACCAATTTTTTTAGCTATGAATGAGTTATCGTTAGGGTTCATACTACAATTTGTGAACTTTTCAATAACAACAGGATTCGAGTCAGAATCAAAGAAATCTCTAACTAAAACATCAAAAGTTCCGTTGTTAAATGAAATATTTGCAATAGAAACTTTAACTTCAATATTTGCCGCTTCACCATCAGCAATTGTTGTAAATTTAAATAAGTTGTAAACTTTGTTACCTCTTAATTCAGAAACAACCCAAGGTGATGTTGGTGATTGATATTGTTCTAAATACCAAGCAATTGATGTTGGGTCATTACCTTGTCTAGCATTTGGTAAAGCGGTTAAATCACAACTTAAACCTCTGATAAATCCTTTTCTCCAACCATAGTTTAATAAAGCTTGGAATCTTTCTTCAACAAACAAAGGAACAACCGTTCTTGGTTTTGCGAAGTTTGAAGTACCAAATACTTTTGGTAGATATTCAGGGTCCGAGTTTTGGAATGATGTTTCAAAGAAGAAGTTTTCACCATCTTTATTAGTTACATTTAATCCAAAAGTTAAATATGGATTTTTAGTTACACCTGAGTATTGACCTGTACAATCCATAGTGACATCAGTTAAACCTGACACTTCGTATACTGGACCATTATCAGTACTATAAGTCGCTAAACCTCTTGAACGAAGAGTTGCAATTACTAAATCGTCATAGTCGGTATAAGCAGTTCCTGAGAAAACATATATTCTACCAATCAAAGTACCTGTATAACAATTAACAGGTGTTGCGGTAGTTGTAGTTGTCGTACTAGTCGAAGTTGGAGTAACACAAGGATTAGTTGTAGTTGTTGTAGTTGTTCCACTTGATGTTGTAGTTGTTGTTGTACTTGGTGGTGTTAAGGTTAAACCTGTAACAATACTCCAAAACGAATAACCTGTATATGAGGCATTTCCTAAATTATCAAATAAAGCATAATACCATGGGTCATTTTGTGGTGCTGCGTAATTAATAACTGAAGCATCCACACTATCAACACCAAACACATTTGTTTCAGCAGTAAATACAGGACTAAATCCACTATACGTATCACCTGAAATTGCACCGTAATAGTAAATTGACGAGTTCTCTAAAGTATTATCGTTTAAAATATCAAATATTTGGTCCTGCATATTTGTTCTTAAAGTAGATGTACTACCGTCAAACAATTCATAAGGAATATCAATTCTATTAGCAATAACTGCAGGAATCTGACTTGTATCTGTAAATGATATTGAGTTTATACTGTTTGTACAACCTGAGAAATCTATCGCAAAATCAATGGTTAAGAAATCGTTACATGCTGGTTCACAGTTTACTATAACAGGGTCTTCACAATAGAAGTCCACGGTAGCTGGGTCCACATTTGCTTTTGTGGTTATAGTCCACGATGGTCCAGCGTCGTAACCTGATAATCCTAATATTCTTGTTACGAACAATTGATTAGATTGTTGTAAATAAGATTTAGCTATATAAGCTGCCTCATACTTAGGTATTTGAGTGTTAATGAATTTTTCTGGTGAAGTATCTCCAAAGTATGTAGAAAATTCATCAAAGTTTGTGATAAAAATAGGTTCAAATGCTGGTCCTTTTTGAGTTTCACCAACAATACCTAAGGTTGTTACCCCAACACTTTGAGCTACAAAACTTAAATCTACTTCAGATGTATACACACCAGGTGATACGAATACTTTACTGTTTGTTGCCATTAGTCTTTTTGTTTTCTTGTTTTATTTTATTTTATAAATAAATATCCACTAAAAAACCAAAATACTTTACATTATATGAAGTATTTATAAATTAGGCAGATTATTTTCTGCCTTTTTTCTACCATGAAACAGAACGAAAAGAAGATAAAAAATTTAAAGATTTCGGTTGAGGTTCACGATGTTTTAAAAACCTATTGTGAAAGGAGAGGTATTAAGATGTATAAGTTTTTAGAGAAACTTATTCTTGAGAAGTGTAAAGGTAAACCTGATATCTACGGTGAGAATTAAATAACTAAATTAATTAGTTGTATAGTACTTTCTTGAGTATTGTCATTTTTGGTTACAACCAATCTTAAAACATCACCAGTATTTATTTGTATTTCACTAATATCAGAACCATAATAATCGTTATTAATGAAAACATCAAAAGTATCAACATTTGAAATATCTCCAATTGTGATATCTGTAGTATAGTCAAATAATTGATTAACAGTGTTGTTACCAACAACAAACAAAGCCTCTAATGATACTTTTTTATTGTCTACTAAAATCTTTTTTTGTTTTTTAGTTGAACCCAATTCAAATTCAACAACCTGTAATACTCTTGAAACTGCAGGTGAAACTTCAAACTCATCTTCATCAATTAAAAAACCTAACATTGTGAATTCATAGTTTTGAATATAATATTTTCTTTTTTCTAATTCCATTACAGATTCGTCTGAAATATTATTCATTATTATTGGAATATAATGTCCTTTAATAGTTGAGTAGGCCTGTCTTGATGCAAATTTTTCTAAAACAATTTTATTAAATTGATTTAATTCGCGCATTCTATTGCAAATAATTTTAACTTGATAAGTGATATCAACAGGAACTGGTTGGGGTATTTTATAAACATCCATACCATTTCTTTGTCCGTCCCATGTTGGAACTTGAGCATAAAAATATTGTCTCCTATTAGGTATGTTATAAAGTATTGCAGGATTTGTTCCAAATTTAACTTCAGGAATTCTAACAACTGTTATAAATGGTGGTTCAACGTTTTTATCTATATTTTGAAAATTCCAAGTTTCGGTAAACTGAGACCAATTTTGTGTTGTTACAATAATATCAACCATTGGAATAGTTTTACCTTCAACAACGGTTTTTAATTCTTCTTTAACAAAATCTAAAAACCCTTTGTCCAAATCAGCATGTAATAAAGATTTGGGTAGAAAAGTACCATCTTTGTTAATTTTATCAAGAAGTTCTTGTCTTCTCGGTAACAAAGTTTTAGGACTTGTTAAAGGTATATGTTTTTTTATTTTTTTAGGTAATGGCATATTATTTTAGAATTATCGGGTCTTGTTTAAAAGAAACTTTGTTTTTAGACATAACTTTATAATTTTTATTATCAATAATTACACACTTATTAATATTGGCAAATGCTATTTTATCAACTTTTTTCTTTGATGTATAATCCGACATCCCATAAGTACCTACAATATATTCGTCACCTTCGTTTTTAAAAAAAGTTAAAGGTTTTATTTGATAATTAATTCCGTCAACGGTAACATCGACACCTTGCCATCTATCCATTTTAGAACCATGTGGATAATATTTAATATTCGCAACACCTAATTTATTAATAAAACTATTAATTGCCTGTCTTTCTAATTTTAACCCATTCTCAATTGATGACCACTGTCTGTTGACTAACAATTTAGTAAATTCGTCATCGTTTTCAAATAGATTTGACATCCAAACAACAATATCATCACCTTCACTAATTAAACCTTCCTTTAAATAATCGAAATATTTTAAATAAATTAATGAGTGTATTTCAGGTTTTGTATCAAAATAGTTCATTATAGACCAATCTTCATCGGTACCTAATCTTTCACCTATTGTGTAAATACCTCTAAGACCTGATGTAAATTCAGAAGATTCGTCAATCCACTCATTGGGAAACGCCAATTCTAAAGCTTTTCTAATATTAGCCGATGTAACACCAATTTTTTCGGATAGTCTTTCATTTTCTTTAAATTTAAATTTTGGATAAGATAAATCAAAATCTTGTTTTTCAATGTAGATTTTGTTATTTATACTATCAATTTTAATTACTTTTTCATCAAAAACAAAATCACCATCACTACCAAAAACTTTTATTTTATTTGGAATTGGTGATTCGTCAGGGACTGATAAAACTTTATTAAAATAATATCTTTTTCTACCCCATTTATCATAAAACCCCATAGTCGTATAGGTGTATTTTGTGGACTTTTCTTCAGATTCTTTTAGTACTGTAGATTTAACTTCGTTAATAACAAATAATTTATTTTTTAAGTTAATCATATCAACTTCTTTAGCTGTATAAACAGGTTCTTTAGTATTCTTATATACAAAACTATCATGTTTATACGGATTATATGTTACTATTTTATCAGTCGGTTCTTGTGGTATATTTTCACAAGGATACTGACAATAATCAATTAAATTACCAATAACGAAGGCGTGAACATTTTTACTTTTTTCTTGTCTAACTCTTTCCTTACCACCTTTTCTAACTCTAAATTCAACATCAGAAAGTTTAACATAATCGGCATGTAAAATTACTTTGGATTTATATGTTACAGAAAACGTATGTTTATGTAAGTTATAATAAACCATCACTCTTTTACCTATATACTCATCTTCAGCATTGTCATATCCACAATTATGACATAAATACGGGTCATCACCCCCATCGGATAATTCCCAATCCCAACCACAATTATCGCAAATAACTTTATCAGAATTTATTTTTTCTAATAATAATTTTATTTGTGATTCCGTTAAAACTATTTTCATTATAATCCTCTAAATTCATTATCCACAACCGCAGAAGCTACTATTGTTCTATAATAAGGTTTAAACCCTGCGTAAGTGTGTTTATTGTCTGATATAACCCTTCCATCATTATTTACCGTGTAGTATCTAACCCTATCTTCAGTTTCGTAATATCCAATATAATCACCATAATTTATATCAATATTTAGTTCGTCCAATTGTTTTTGATAAACAGATATTCTAATGTTACCAGGTTCAAATTGCTCTATTTTAGAATTACCTAAATATTTATTTTCAGGTGCCATGACTTGGACGTATGCTTTAAATTCTACAGGTGGTAAAAACTTAATTCCATCTTCAACTGTTTCACCATAAACATCATCAGTTTTAGTTTTATACCTATCAACTCTATATAAAACCAAAGTAAAATTCATATCACCATATAACCATTCTTCACCCATAGATAGGTCAAGGTTATAATCTTCATAACCGAAAAATTTACCAATTCGTGTAATGGGTACTTTATTTGTTGACATATTGATAAATATCAAAAAAATTATTATTATTCTAAATAAGGTTTGTCTTTTGGAAAATACAACAGGAAATACTAAACCCCTACTTGAAGTTAGGGCTCTACAAACACTTGATGAATATTCAGGTGCAAATAACTATATAATTAGATTAAAGAACCAAAAAGACGGTAATAAAAAATTTTACCCCACTAGAGCTCAATCAGATTACATAATTAATTATCACTGTACTACACCAAAGGTCGCTAAAAAATGGGTTGATTTAGACCCCTATTTTGCTAAAAAAATTGCAGATGAAAAACTTTTTACTTTTATACCCGAAAAAGTTTACGTTGAAAAACTATTGGTTGAGAAGGACAAGAGTTATCATATTTGGGGTTGTTTTTTAGAAAATGAACAACCTTATGATTTTTGGTTACCTAAAGGTGCATTAATTAAAACTCATACTATTGAAAAAGTAGAAATTAATTACGATAAGTATTCTCATAGACCCCCGTTATCACATCAAAAAGAAGCTATAGAATTATTAGTCGGCTCTAAAAGATTTATTTTAGCCGATGACATGGGTTTGGGTAAAACAACATCAACCATAATTGCCGCTTTAGAAACGGGTATTAAAAAAATATTAATAATTTGCCCAGCATCTTTAAAGATAAATTGGCAAAGAGAAATTGAAAATTACACAGATAGAAGTGTGTATATTGCTGAAGGTAAAAATTTTTCATTGGAGCATGATTTTGTTATTGTAAATTATGATATTCTTAAAAACTTTTATGATTTAAAGGATAAAGATAACTCACCAATAACAAAAGGTGAGTTTGATTTGATAATTATCGATGAAGCTCATTACATTCAAAACGCTCAAGCTCAGAGGACAAAATTAGTTAACAGTTTTGTTAAAAAAGTCAAAAGGTTATGGTTATTAACAGGAACCCCAATGACATCAAGACCTATGAATTATTTCAATCTTTTAAGCTTGATTGAAAGTCCTGTAGCTCAAAATTGGATGGCGTATGCAATTAGGTACTGTCAAGGATATCAGTTTAATGCGGGTAAAAGAAAAGTTTGGAATGTTACGGGGGCTTCTAATTTAGAAGAATTAAGAGATAGGACATCTAGACAAGTTTTAAGAAGATTAAAAACCGATGTGTTAGATTTACCAGATAAGATTATATCCCCAGTATACTTGAGATTAAAATCGAAACTATATGAAGGTTTGATGGGTGAGTACTATGATTGGTATGAAAACAAAACAAGTGAGTCTTCTTCTCTAACTGTTCAGTTTAGTAAACTTATGAAAGTTAGACAAGTGATTGCCGAAGAAAAAATAAACAACACAATTGAATTAGCTGAAAACATAATTGAACAAGGTAAGAAGGTTATTATATTTACAAACTTCACTGAAACCTTGAATAAAATTGCCGACCACTTTGGCAAACAATCTGTTAGGTTAGATGGGTCAACATCTAAACCTCAAAGACAATACGCGGTCGACCAATTTCAAGAAAACGATAAAATAAAAGTCTTTGTTGGTAACCTTAAAGCCGCAGGAGTTGGATTGACATTAACCGCGGCTGAGGCTGTGATTATGAATGACTTATCGTTTGTTCCGTCTGACCATTCACAAGCGGAAGATAGAGCTTACAGATACGGTCAGAAATCTAATGTATCAATATATTATCCAATATTTGAAAATACGATTGAGGGTGCTATTTACGACATTCTCATTAAAAAGAAAAATATATTTGAAACTGTTATGGGAGATAACTTAGATAGGGGTGATTTTATAGAAGAGGTGATGAATAGAATTAATCAAAGGAGATAAAATTAAATTTCAGCTTATTTATAGTAAAATAAGCCAAAATGAAAAAACTAGAAAATAAAGTAAAAATCATAAAGGAGCAGATTGTTGAAGTTGAGAAAAACGAAAACAAAAAAATGTTCTTAAATGAAATGAAAAAAATTGGTATAGAAAAATTGCCATACGCCTATTCAGCATTAAAACAGTTTATTGATGCTGAAACTATGAGTTATCATTATAACAAACATTACAAGGGTTATGTTGATAAATTAAATAACGCGTTAAAAAAGAAAAAATACGGTGATTTAGAATTAGAACAAATTATTAAATCAATAAGTCGTTTCGATAAAACTATTAGAAACAATGCTGGTGGAGCTTTTAATCACGCTTTGTTTTGGAAAATGTTATCTCCTGAAACACAAAATCCCACAGGACCTATTTTAGAAAAAATAAAAAAAGATTTTAAAACTTACCAAGAGTTTAAAAAGAAATTTGAAGAGATTGCTAAGGAAAGATTTGGTTCTGGTTGGGTGTGGTTAGTTTTAACCAAAAACAATAGATTAAAAGTAGTTTCAACCCCAAATCAAGATAATCCATTAATGAATGTGATTGAAGATGGTGGTTATCCTTTGTTAGGATTGGATTTATGGGAACACGCATATTATCTAAAATACAGAAATAAAAGAGACGAATACATTAAAAATTTTTGGAAGTGTGTTAATTGGGAGTTTGTTAACAAATTGTACACAATGAAAGTAGAGTCAAAGTTAAACGAAAGTGTGACTTTAAAAACAATTCTTTCTGAAGGTAAATCCGAAAGATGTAGTAAAGAAGAAACTGAGGCAATTAGATTTGTGTTCAACGTAAACCCAATAATTAAAGACACTTTTAAGTTATCTGTAAACAAAATATTAAAGGAAGTTTTTTCTGAAAATTACTTTGAGGGTGACGAATACGAGATTGGTGAAACCGCAGGTGTTTATAATTTAGAAAAAGAAGGTCGTTCAGTTATTAACAAACTAAACACTAACTACAGTTGTTTTTGTATAATTTTAAGTGATATTAATAAAGTTCTAAAAAGCGAAGGACTGGAAGAAATTAAAATAATTGGTTTAACACCCAAAGAACAACTAATACAAACTAAAAAATTGGTAAAACTAATAGATAAATACAAGTTTAGAATCTTTGATAGAGAATCAAGTACTTTTCAAAATATCATGAGAGTATTAATTCAGACCGATAGTTGGGGTCAAAAAAGAGAAGATGAAACTATTAAAATTTTAAAGAAAAAATTTGGTGAGGAGAATGTAATTGCTGTTGGTAAATTAGGTAGTAAAGAAGATATGATTGGTGGTATTGACTGTGAAATAATTATAAAAGGTAGAAAGTTAACCTGTCAAATTAAACCCTTTACATCATTCAAAAAAATTGACAATGAATTGGTTATTTATGGTTCTGCAAATGTAAAAAAATATAATACGGACTGGCTAATCTTCACAAAAAATAATAAAGAAGTTTTAATTTTTAGAAATCAAAATACTAAGATTGTTGGGGGTGATTATGTTTTTCCTGATAATGATTTAATTTATACTCTATCATAATATTTATATAGAAAAGATATTATGGCTATAATACCACAAAACGAAAGAGAATCTCTTTATAAAAAAGTTAGACACATTTTAGGGGCACCACTTCGCTCGGTTGAGTTAGAAGATGAACAAATGGATTCGTTACTTGAATTTGCCATTGACGATTACTCACAATATGTTCAAAATTGGTTAATAGAATCACAATGGGCTAGTTTGTGGAATTTAAATTTAGACACTCAGTCACTATCAAGAGCATTTTTAACTAAAAGTTTAGATTTTGAAACAAGATATACATACGCTTATTCTAAAATTGTTGGATTACAAGCGGGCGGAGATTGGGTTTTAAAGAAAGATTATATTCAATTAGTTCCAAACCAACAAATATATGAAATTCCTGCTGGTAGAGAATTAAACGAATTATTATGGTTTACACCATCAGAACTTAATAACTTGTTATTTGACCCTTGGACTTTCGGAGCCTTGGGTGGTGCTGGATTAGGTGGTCCTGCGGGATATTCTCAAATGGGATATTCAGGTTCTTATTTTATGATGCCAGCATTTGACATGTTATTGAGGATGCAAGAAATTAACATACAAAGAAGAATTATTGCGGGTGATTTAACTTATCGTGTAACCGCTTTACCTGATGGTAAAAAGGGTATTCACCTTATGAATACACCTGGTGGTAAATTTGACTTTGGTAATGCAACATTAATGAGAGGTAAAGTTTGGTATTGGTATTATGATGTTGGTCCTGACGATAGAGATAAATGTTTAAAAGACAATCCTGACATTATTAAATTACCCTCTGATGTTCCATTTGATAAAATATCTTGGATTGATTTAAATAATCCCGCACAACAATGGGTTAGAAGATATTTTATCGCTAGTTGTAAAGAAACTTTGGGTCGTGTTAGAGGTAAGTTTAGTGGTAATATAAAAACACCTGATAGCGAATTAACAATGGATTATCAAAGTTTATTAACTGAAGGTAAAGACGAAAAATTAAAATTAGTTGAGGAATTAATCGGTGCTGAAGGTACTTTAGCCAGATTAAAACCTGATAAAGTTATGGAAAGAGAAGCTTTATTGGCCGAAAATTTAAATAAACAACTCAAGTTCAGAGCAATGCCTCGTCAAATATATGTAATTTAATATGTCATCTTTTAGAAGAAATTTAGGTAGAAAACAAGTTAGTGATAAAAATTATTTATTTGATTTAGAAACTTTAAATCAAATAAAAAAAATAGAACCAGTTAGTAATAACACTAAGATTGTCCATACAGAACAATATAGTGTTACTAACGAAGATTTATTATTGGTTAAAACTAAAGATTCTGCAACAATTTATTTAAATGAAAATAGTAGTGATTTTATAATAATCAAATCATTAACCAACACCACAATTAAACCTACTAATTCAAAAATTGATGAACTATATGATGAATTAAGTATTGGTGTAGGAGCTTGTGTTGAACTTCAGAAAATTGAAAATAGTTGGTACGTAATGTCTTCTGACGGTGTTAAGGTTGGTTAAATAACATGTTCCTCCCATCCAGGTTCCGCTAAGTCATATATATAATCAGGACTCATTCCTCTTTTTTCCCAATACCTTAATTCGGATTCACTAATATCTAAAACATCTTCCTTTAATCTGTCTTGGTCACCTTCCTTAAACGGTAAACCATTTATAAGTTCACATTGGTCTTTAGTGAAGAGCCCTCTTTGTTCAGGGTCAGTCACCAATAAGGATTCTCTAATCTCTTCTTTAAACACAACAAGTAGAGGTTCAATTCGTTTGTTAAATGTAACTATTGCTCGAGGAACATTATAATCACCTTTCATTTCAGGATTATTCTCAATCTCACTTTGGTCTAACATATAACAATTTAAAACAATATCCTCTTTCTTTTTTTGAACATCACCATGAGAGGCTCTACTACCATTATTAACATAATGTATAACATCACCTAACTGTACATTTAACCCATGGTGTATTGCAAGTTCCATATGAGCCATTCTACTCATTAATGAACCACCCTTAGTTTTTTGAGTACATCGTAATCTATAATCTTCTAAAGATAATTTAACTTTAGCTCTTTGAGCGATTTTCATTAATGGGATATCTTTATTAAAAATTTTTGTAAGATATTCGTAATACCACTCAACAAATTCCTGACCTTTACCCTCTAATAATTGTTTAATCCCCTTATCTAAGAAGTCCTCAATGTATAATGGAAGTTTTTTAGATTTAATGGTGTTACCAGTAAGTTTAATTTTACCACTTGCTTCCATAACCGCATAGTTTTTACGGGCTAAGTTAATACATGATGGCCAAGTTCCGTCAGTATCTAAAGCCATCTCACCTCTCATAAATAAATCATTAAACTCGGCAACATCAGCATCGTCACCCGTATATTCTTCACCCTTTTTAACTTTCCAATTTAAACCTTTACCTATGTAACGTCTATTCTCCCATCCATCGGGTTTAGAGAAGTTTACACCGTCAGTATCCATCACAAGTGGTGTATAACCACGTTTCATGAAAAACTTAATCATCTGACGAAGATATTGGCGACCTGTACAAGTAATCTGTTCACCCATATACATATCACCCCACGCAAACACCTGTGGTGCAGATAACGCGCCGAACATTGAGTTAATAAAAATCTTAATCGGTAGTTGTTTACGGTCATAAGAAAGTGACTTCTTTTTATCTTTATCATACCACTCAGATGCCAAGTTTTTATACATGATACGAGCGTTACGGAAATAAGATAACATTCCTTTCATACCACCAAGAACGTCACACTTAGGGAATACGTCATGAACCAACTGAATTGATGGGTATAGTGACGAGTAGTCAAGTTTTAGTACGTTTCTTGAATAACCTACCTTAAGTAGTCGTGAAAGACCGCCAACAAATTCTGTTTTACTTTCTTTTTCAGGTATAGCAAGTTTGTGTTTGTAACTCCAAGCCAACATAATCATTTTCCATAGAGTTGCTGTACCCATAGTACTAACTCTTTCATATGTTGTTGGTACCATTGATGCCAGTAGAAACGTACCCTGATTAAATTCTTCATCTACTGCCAAGGTTTCTTCTAAGTCATCATCAAGATATCTCTCAACTATATTGTCACCTGTAACTTTTATATAAGTACCTGGGAATCTTTTGTCTAAATCTTTAAACTCAGGTTTGTCGGTTTTTTTGTATTTACCGTTTTTAACATTTAACCAATACTCATTCTTATCTTTATACATAGAACCAATATCCTCATGAGCTATGTAAACTCGGTCAGGAGCTTCAGCTTCAATATATTGTGTAATATATTTCAAACCCGCAGATTTTATTGATGAATTAATTGCTTGAGCACGTCTAACGGAATGAATAATATCAACAACATTATAACCCCATATACTTGTCTGAGTATATTTTTCAACCTCATTTGCAAGTTTTAACATACCATCTTTTTGAGTGATGGTTCTTTGGGGGTTTAATGATTTACAAATTCTTTTAATGTCAATATTGAGTGATTTACATCTCTCAACAATCCAGTACCAGTCGAAGTTAAATGAGTTATATCCACCAATAATCGATGGTTTAATATCATCAAGTACATTGAAAAACTCAACCAAACCTCTTCTTTCTTCATCCTCATTTGAACACTCAATAACCTTTTGATACCCTTTATTAGTTTTAATTCCAATCATGAATATACGACCGTCTTTAGGTTCTAGTGCGGTCGTCTCTAAGTCGAATACAAACCTTGTTAGGTCATTATATTCTTCATACCCTTTGAATAATCTTTTTTCTCTTTGTATTAGATATTGTTCAACGGGTGGTAAAACTAAAATTTTATCTTTAACCCTTTCCGACCAAGGGTCTATTCCTCCATCTCTAAAAAACTGAATTAATGAACGATACCCTCTTAGAGATTTAACTAAAAATTTTAAACCTTTTTCTAATCTTTCATCACCCTTTGTTTCTAATTTATCTATGACAATACCATATTTGGTCATGGATTGTTTTTGTAAATCTTTTGAGGTTTGATAAAAGTTTAATCCTCTTAGGTCTCCAACCCAAGCAAATGCGGTAAAGGTGTCTTTTTTAATAACCTTACCTGTACCAGGAATTTCTTTAATTTTGTAAATGGAATCTGTGACATAATCGAACTCTATAGCCACAATGTGTTCTTCAGGGTCATTACCCTCAAGAAAAGATTTAATTTCTTCTTGACTAATCATATTTTATAATTTTAAGTGGTGTATTAGCTGCCGTACCAAGACGACATTTACCTTACCCTAATAAATATAAAACTATAAAACAATTATGTCAAACATGAAGAATAAATTTTACGGTGTTGTTACTCCTCTTTTTGAGACTACTTTGGAACTCATTTCATTTGCAAAAGTCATAGATTTTGGAACATCTTGGGTTTCATAATATTTTAAAATAAAAGAAGCGGTAAATGTATCGCCAGCACCACTAACATCAATTGTTTCTTTTGGGTTTAGAACTGGATATAAAACTTTATCGTATGTTGAACCTTTAGAACCTAGTGTCGCAATTATATTTTTAAATGATGAAAAATTTTTATTATTATTCATTTCATTTTCATTTAATTTTACAAAAGTAAATGACTCTATAATTTCTTCATTTAGTTTTCTCTTGGAATCTAAAATTGAAAGTTTTGAGTTCTTACCAATAAAAACTAAATCTTCGTCAGTTAAAAATCCTTTGTTGTAATCACTAACTATTACAATATCAAATGAGTTTATATATTTACCATCACTAAACTCAATACTGATAGGTTTTATTTTGTACTCACCTTCATCAAGCCTAATAAACATGTGATTACTTTTGGACTCAACAAATCTTGTTTTAGTTATTTGTTCTGTTTGGAACCAATGTATAATGTCCAAATCTTTAGATAACGATTTTAAATTTTCAACTACGTTGCCCGACATACCACTATTTTCAATAGTATTCATTGGTTTTAATACAGGTACAGGAGCTTCAGGGCAAACTCTAGTTACTTCAGAATATATAAATCTATCTAAACAAGATTCTCCAATTACTAATATTTTTATCATAATTATAAATTATTTTGAGAGTCGCCTTTCCATACTCTATATGAATCAGAATTAAAGTGTTCTGTCGAAACCTCGAAAATAACACCATCAGTCAATGCTTCTAATTGATGTGGTTGACCAGGATATTGACGGACGGTATCACCAGGGTTTAAAGTTATTTCATTAACTTCTGCGGTTTCGGTATCAATCCATCTATAAATAAAATAACCTTCATTTACATACCAAGTTTCATCTTTAATCATATGGTAGTGCATAGAAAATTTACAACCTTTTTTAAAGTTTAACAATTTACCACAATATAATTCATTGTTTTCAAATATAATTTCATGTCCCCACCCTTTTGGAATATTACATTCTTTACACTCAAAGGCATTATAAATTATAGGTTTTTCCATACCTAAATTTAATAACCAAAATAAAATAAGTAAATTAAATAGTTGTTGTTGTAGTTGTTACTGGTATTGTTGTGGTAGTCGTAACAGGTGATGTTGTTGTAGTTGTTATTGGAATTGTTGTAGTGGTAGATGTACAAGGACAACATTCTGTGGTTGTGGTTGTAGTAAAAGGTCCATTAACACAACATGGAAACTCGGAAGTATAACAAGCGTTATATTCTAAATCATCAGCAATGAATGATTCTTGTACATTTATTAGTAATTTTTCTCTAATTGGTAATATAAGAACACCATCATCGTTTCTAAGCATAAATTGACCTTCATATCTACCAACCCTGTTAGTATCTTTTGGGGTAAACTGATAATAAATGTAATATTCTGGTTCTGCGTTTGGGTCTAAAAAAGTTTTTTCAACAAATCCTGCAGGTCTTGAACTTATTTTTGGAACGCCAGTTTCAATATCAACCATAGAAAAGAAAATGGCTGATAATTCAATAGTTTTCATAAAACTATAATAATCACTTCTACCATCTTTAACTACTTGTAATTTTAATACAGGTAATGTTGCGTTCTTTTTGATGAAAAAATCCATTGAATGTTTTTATTCTATAAATACTTTACTTTACAGAAATAAATAATATTAGGACTCTTTTCTTAACTTTCCATCATAATGGTCGAATCTATCGTGTTCTGTTGGTGTTAATAAAAGTAAACCAGGGTTTAACTCGCCCTTTTTAGTTAATTGATACATATGTGACATCCATGTTTGTTCAAACGGATGAGCCCAAGTAGTTTCCAAAAACATTTTTTTATTACCTGTTCTTGATACTATCTGAGGCCAATTGCAATAATATATTTCACCTTTAACATATGGTATACCACCATAAGAATTAATTGAAGTTATTTTTGTTTTGGGCGCGTTTGGGTCCAACCCTTGTTTTGGTAACATTGGTTTTTCGGGCCAATACTCTTCTCTAATATTTTGAGGTACATTATACCATGACCATTGAGTTGAGTTATCACCATAAAACTCGGTAAAATTTAACTTTAAAAAATCAAAATTATTTTTTTTGGTTATCATTAAACTTTTATCGTACAATCCGTCAATATACCTATTAAACCCGTTTTTACATGTTTCACCTTTATTAGGATAAAAAAACATATCGTCTTCAAAAAACAAATAATAATCTAAGTCTGTTGACTCAAAGTGTTCCGCAATAAATTGTCTACCACCACATATACCTAAATTTTCTTTTTTAATATGTTCAAAACCATATTCTTCACAAATTTTAGTATATTCATCATTTGTTGATAAATCTGTAGAATTATTTAATAAAAATTTTTTAGTTTTATTAATATAATTTGAATCATACTCCAACATAGATGTGATAAGAGTTTTGAACTGTTTAGGACTATTAAATGTTATTACATATAACCCCACTTTATTTGGGTCTAAGTTATTTTCAATAACGACAGGACTTTCGTTTTTTATTTTTAAATTATCGTTCTTTAAATCTTCAAAAAATTTCCACACCATACCATCACCATTAATATCAAAATAATTTATAATATCTGAATGTTTATAACACATTATACTGAATATAGATTCTTCAGTACCCATAAAACCTTCGTCTAATGTTGATGAAAGTAGCCCATAATAAATTGAGTTAATATCTGATACTGTGTTTTTAGGTCCACCAAAAAAACCACCTCTAGCAACTTTGGTAACTTTTTTACCTGACAGTTCATTTAATTTTTGATAATTAAAACCATGAATTTCTGTATTTGCTTCATAAGGAAAACAAACAAAAGAAAATTTATTAATATATTTTGGTAGTTTTTCAAAAACTTTATCATGTGTAAAATATCCAGGGTGTACTGTATTTGTTAATCCAGCATCAATCCAAAAAAGATATTCTGAATTAAATTTATCAAGAATTTTTGCATCATGTAGTAAAAAAACTTTTGACATAACAAGTGGATTATACATTTCAAGTTTTGCTTGTGTGGAGTCTTTTAACCACCCTGTTTGATTATACCAAAATTCTTTATTTCTAATAGTCTGAATTTTATTGTAAAATTCATTGTTTTTAAACCAATTAATATCTCTAACGATAAATTGAGTATTCTCAACATTTCTTTTTTTGAATACAAATTCTTGTAATTCTTTATCACCAAAAATAATCATGTTATTTGGTGTATCTAATAACTGATTAAACTTATCTAAATAATGTTGGTATGTTCTTGACCATCCTTCGGATAAATAACCTCTACCAATATCCCATAATCCTGTAACTAAAGTAACCCCCTTCATTATTTTTCTAAATAACCTAATTTATACCATGTATCAGCATTGTCGTTTACATTTTCATTTCTAAACCAAAAACACCCACCTTTTTCATTAGGTAAGTGACCTACAATAGGGAACGATTCCACTCTAGGTCTGAAGTCGGTGTCTTTATCGTAATTCATTACTATTTTTTGGATATTGTGTTTACCTAAGTATGATGATAATAATATGTCATCACTCCAAGATTTACCGACAAATTCCTCAAAAAAATCTTGTCTAAAAAAATTATTTTTATATGAAATTGTTTTATAACCTTCTAATATTTTCACTTTAGTGTCTTTATTTATTGTAGTACAAAAATGACAACTACCGTCCAATGCCGACAAACCAGCGAACCCTAAAGCTGAGTTAGGATAAAGTTTTCTTTTTTTCAAATGATACTCAATAAAACCATCAATGTATTCCAAGTCATCATCAATTGTTATTAGAATTGTTTCATCATTTCTATCTAACCTCATAATTGTTGGTAAAATTTTAGTTAAAGACCCATAATCCTCGGTTCTAAAAATTTTAAGTTTTGTATTACTAATTAAAATTAACCATTCTGGTATAACATATTTTTCGTTTGTTTTATTACACAAATAGGGAATATTTAGGTGTATCTCATAATTTTGATATGTTAAATTTAATAACTTGTCAATCACAATTTTGAATGAGTTATTGATTAGTCTATTAGGTATTGTTGTTAAAGTTAAAATTACTTTGTCCATTTTAAAAAAAGTGTTTGTCTACCATTAAATAATGGGGTATAATCGTGCTCAATTAAAAAAGGTGATAATAAATTATCTTTACCACCATCAGATGTTAAGTAATCAGTATCATCAATTAGAATTAAATGTGTGTCTGAAAGTTTATCTTTAGCGGCTAAATAAGCTTCTAAATGTTTTTCCGCATATTTTGGAGTCCCTTTATCCCACCCATCTAAAAAAAGAACATCAATTTTTTTATCAAATTCGTTTAAAAATTCAATACCGTCCTTAGGTATGTTTATATTAATATTACTCGGTAATGTTCGATTTAAATTCGAATATGACCATTTTATTCCGTTTATACAATTTGTATCAATATCTACAGTGTAGACCTCAAAACCTGATTCGGCCCAAAAAAAACCACCATGGCCGTCACAACAACAAGGGGGTGATAGATACGCATTATTTTTTTCATTATAATAATCAATACATTTTTGTGTTACGGCAAACCTAGTTGAGCCAATTTCAACAACGGTATTTAAACCCAATACTTTTGCAATCTCAATAGAAGTTTTTAAATACGGTGCAGGTTTTGAGCGTTTGATGTCATAATCTTCACCTGTTAGATTATCATAAGTCCAAAATTTTTTATCTATTTTAAAATTATGTATTATTTTGTATATTTCTTTCATATTACAAATTACCTGTTATTCTATCACACCAACCTTTTGATTCTGAGTGAGGCCAAACAACCCAATATTTTGGTTTATGTGTTGTTTGAAAATCTCTCCAAATTTTACAATAACCATCAGGGTCGGTCTTCATTCTTTTTATTTCATTTTTATCAGCGTCTTTCCTAAAGATAGTTTCGTCTTTATCGTCATGAAACGCAACCACCCAAAAATCATAGTCATCTTCAGGTACTTGTGAAAAACTTACATCTATACAGTGTTTGAATATTGATGCAAAACTATTTTCCCACACCTCTTCAGTTTCATATATTGTAGGATTGGGTGGGTAATGTTTGTCTAATGTGTATTGTTGAACGGCTCTTCTTGAAAACTTTAATCCCGCATAAATTTCATATTCTTTTAAAGTTCTAACAGAACCGAAACCATAAGGACCTTCATGACCTTCTTGAATTTCACCGTCCATACCAAATAATTTTCTGTTTGTTAAATGAGAGTGGTTATTTTTATTAACCCACTCTTTATCATCATCCCACTGTTTGGTTCTTCCTTTACGAGTATATTCATGCCAAATCAAAACTTTATGTGGATGAAACAAATCATAACCCCAAGTGTAAGCACGTACCGCAATAGATATCTCCTCACCATGAAAATAGTATTCAGGGTTGTGTTGTACTTCTTTACTAAACTGACCTAATGTAAAACAAAAATGAGCAGAATAAAACCTGGCAGGGACAGGTTCTGTCATTTCTTGCCAACCAGGAATTGTTTCGGGTAAAAAGAAAACAGCCCCTTCGGGAATGAATCTATCAAAAGACATTCTCCAAGGTTCTCTAACTCTACCCTCGGGGTCGTTATCGGGGTCAAATGAAGAAACATATGCGGTTAATAAAGGTTTCTCAAAACCTTTTTCCTGTAATTGTTTAATCATTTTGATAAATTCAATATCCCACTCTTTTTCAAATCGCATGTGGGAGTCTATTTGAAGGGTGTATTCTTCACCATCATATAGTTGTTGTACTTGATTTCTCGCCCAACAAACACCTTTTGATTCTGTGTATAAAACATCTAAGACTCTAAATCTATCATCATTTTTATATTTGTCTAAGTTGTCAAAACCATCTTCAGGATGATACTGACGACAAATACCAATACGTAAGTTCTTTGGAAACTTAGCGTATTTTAACATTGATTCAATTGTTGGAATAAGTTGCGGGTCCCTATACGAGGCTATTTGAACAAATATTTTCATAGACTTTCTTTTTATTGAAAAATAGATAAAAAAATAAAAAAGTTAAGATTAATAAATCTTGTTTAAAACAAAAATATCCGAATAGATTGAGTTTAATGGACTACTAGAACTAAATTGGGCAGTAACATCTTAAGGTAAACCTGGTGTATTTGATGGTGTTGGGGTCGATGTTGGTGTTAATAAAGGTGGTGGACATGTATTACCGACACAAGGTAAACCAATACTAATTACTACTTCTGGGTCCGCACTTGGTAATTTACCACAATAATAAACCGACGTGCCTGAATATACCACAGAATACAATATGGTCCCATCGCATTGAGTTAAACTAAAGTTATAATCAGTCACACCTGTTAAATTATCAAATGTGATACAATTACAATCAACAACCATACTTGGTGTAGGAGTTGGGGTAAGTGTTGGTGTAGGTGTGGGTGTGACACAGGTATATAATTGAAAGTGTTCACATCCATAAGCATCAACAAGTTTTACTATTAGTTGTTGTATACCTGATAATGGTGATGGTACATTTACTGTGATAGGTAGTGATGATACTCCTGTAGCAACCAAATAACAATATGTTAATGTTATATCACATATTGTAATACTAAATGGCGTTGTTCCAGTAAATGATGTAATTTCAATAGTATACATTCCTATAAATATAACACGATACCGTTTACCATAAATAGATAATTAGTTAAACTTGGTATGTAATTTTTGTCTTTTTTATTTATTATTCATGTATGAAAAAGGTTTGTTTAAATTTAAGTGAGTCTAACGCTATTGGCGATACCTTATGTTCAACACCTGTTTTAAGAAAATTGTATCAATCATACAATTCAAAAATCATTGTTGTTACAAAATATCCCGAATTATTTAAACACAATCCTTATGTTGAAAAAGTTTACGAATCAAATTCAATTAATTTAGATTATATTAATGAAAATTTTATAACACATAATTCATTTTACGAAAACGGTCAAAAAAATAATCGTGGTGTTGAATATAAACATAACACAATTGATATTAGACAATATCACGCAATCAAACTTGGTTTCATGTTAACCAAAGATGAAATGGAATTAGATTATATTCCTGACGAATTTGAACAAATTAAAAATCTACCCGAAAAATATATTTTAATTCATCCAGTTCAGAATTGGCCAAGTAGAACATGGTCAGCATCTAATTGGATGGAGCTAACTAAAAGATTAAATGATAACAATATTAATGTTGTATCAGTAGGTAAAGACTCAAGTGAAACAGGATTTTTTAATGTTAAAAAACCAATTTTCAACTTTAAAATTGATAAAGGTTTTAATTTGATGAACAAAACTAGTTTAAGTCAAAGTTGGCATCTAATTCAAAAGTCTTCTTGTTTTGTCACTATGGATTCTGGTTTATTACATTTAGCGGGAACTACAGATGCTAATATAATACAATTAGGTAGTTCAATAAATCCTGAATTTAGAGCACCATATAGAAATGGTGGACAAACATATAAATACCACTACGTTGGTGGTACATGTCCTTTAATGTGTGCTTCTGATATGAAATATGGTGTTAAAGAATGGGGTGACATACAGGGAGTTCCACCATTGATTGGGTGTTTAGAAGGTAAAAAAACTTTTGAATGTCACCCGTCTGTAGATAAAGTTTTTGAAAAAATAATGGAAATTATATGAAGATAGGTATTTTATTTTCTGCTTATAACTCTGAAAAATATATTGATGGGTGTTTAACGCCATGGTTTAATTTAAAAAATGAATTTGACATTGTTATTGGATGTAATAGTGGAATGTATTCCGACTATGTTAATTTTGGTATAGAACCTAAAAACAAATCGACCTTAAAAAAATTGGTTGAGTATGATTTGGATTTTTTAATCTCCACAGGTCCTAAATCATTATTAGATGAGAATTCTAGTAAAAATTCAGTACTACATGTTTTAAAGAATTCTTGCGATATCATATGGATTTTAGACTCTGATGAATTTTACACTGAAAATGAAATTAGAAATATTATAACATATATACAAAGAACCCCTGAATATGATTGGTATACTGTTAATTTTAAAAATTTAACTTTAACCGATAGAATGTTTATGGACGGATTTAATCGCCCTAGAATTTTTAGAACAGACAGAAATGGGGGTATTAATGAATTTTATTTTGATAATCATATCACATATAACGATGGTGAGACTTTTGAATCCAAACCTCACACATCAATACCAAGAACGGTTGCTTGGGTAGCTCATTACTCTTGGTTGAATGGGGATGTTAGGTCTAAAGAAAAAATAACATATCAAAATAATAGATTTTTAAATGGTTGCTCTTTTGAGTGGGATAGCGAAAACAACAAGTTAAGATTTTCTAAAGATTTTTATAATAGAGTTAATTTAGATATACCAATTTTACATGAAGAAATTGATATTTTTTCTGATGAGTTTACAATTGATTTTAAAAGAAGTGAAAATAAATTTTATGTACAAAACATAGTAAAACCACAAACTTTAACATTTAAAATATATGATTGTATTACTGGTGGATTAATATATGAAACAACCATGGAATTAATTCCTCAATATAATTATTTCATTTATCCATCACAAAATAACTTTGATAGTGATGAGAATTTTAAAAAATTTAGAGTTGAGGTCTTGAAAGAAAATCAAATAATACATAATGAATTTATACATTTAAAATATGAATAATGTTTTTAAAATAGTTAATATAGAACCTGAAGGTAAAATACATTTTGTTTTTTCAGGGGATGAGTCGGAATGTGAAATATCCATAATAGATAAAAACACAGATTTAGTTGTTCACAAGACAAATATTTGGTTAACCCAAGATGTGACTTACTGGATTTCAACAGGTGAAAAAAATGCTAAAAGATTAAAAAATGTGATTTTTAGAGTTAATTACAACGGTAAAAATTATGATGAGGAATTAAATTTTTCTGGTGAGAATAGATTTTTAGTTATTAATTCTGAACAAATAAAACTTAACAATTGTGGTGATGATTTATTTCCAATAGTGTGTGAAATATTTTACGATAAAGTTTATGAAAGAGATTTTGTAAAAGTAGGAATTGATGATATAGTTGTTGATATTGGGGCTAACTATGGAGTTTTTTCATTGTACACTCAAATGTTCAAACCAAAAAAAGTATATTCTGTAGAACCTGTTAGAACCACCTTTAAACAAATGAAAAAAAATTTAGACAAATATGGTGTTGTATGTATCAACAAATCAATAAGTTCAGAAAACGGTTATGAGTCTTTTGCTATTACCGATGTTAATGGTAATAACTACGCATTGAAAAATATTGATGGGTATCACCCATCGTCTATAAAAAACCAAGAAATTGTTGAGACAACCACAATAAACCAATTAATATCTGATTATGATATACCTCACATAAATTTCTTAAAAGTAGATTGTGAAGGTGGTGAGTATGATTTATTTACAACAATAGATAAAGAATATTTAAAAAATAAAATACAGAAAACCGCAATAGAATACCACTCAAGTAATATTAAAGATACTGTGGTTTCAACACTTTTGGAAAACGGGTTTGTTGTTGAAGATATCATAGGTGAACCTGAAATAGGATTAATATACGCATACAACAAAAACTTTAATTAATATGGTAAAGAAAAAACTTTTAGTTGTTACGCCTCACTTAAGTACTGGTGGTGCCCCTCAAGTTACTTTAAATAAAATAAAATTGTTGATAAATGATTATGAAATTAAGTGTGTTGAGCACGATTTTGTTGCGTGGAGTTTTGTTGTGCAAAGAAACCAAATTCAAGAAATGTTGGGTGAAAATTTTATTTCATTAGGTCAAGATAAGTCTCAACTATTATCAATTATTGATGAGTTTAAACCTGATGTAATTTATATGGAGGAGTTTCCTGAATTTTTTATGCCAGACGATGTTACAAAAATAATATATTCAAAAGATAGAAAATATACTATTTTAGAAACAACACATGACTCCAGTTTTCCTGTAAACTCAAAAAGGTGGTTTCCTGATAAATTTATTTTTGTAAGTGCGTTTAATGGTTTTAGATATTCGGTCTATGATGTACCATATGAAATTGTTGAGTATCCTGTAGATTATAAAGAAAAAAATAAAACAGAAAATCAAAACTTATTGAATTTTGACCCGTCATATAAACATGTGTTAAATGTTGGTCTGTTTACGAGGAGAAAAAATCAAAGTTATATTTTTGAAATTGCAAAACTATTAAAAAACTATAAAATAAAATTTCACTTTTTAGGTAATCAAGCCGATAACTTTAAAGATTATTGGGAACCTTTAATTAATGACAAACCTGAAAATTGTGTAGTATGGGGAGAAAGAAAAGACGTTCAAAGTTTTATTGAGGCATCAGATTTATTCTTTTTTGCGTCAAAGGGGGACAGACATAATAAAGAATTAAACCCTATAGCATTAAAAGAGGCTTTAGAATATAAAATACCTATGATGATGCACAATTTAGATGTGTATTGTGGTAAGTATAACAATTACGATAATATAACATTTTTAACTGGTGATGTGAACAAAGATAGTCAAAAATTATTGGAACTATTAAAACCATATAAAGAAAATTATGAAAACGAGTTGGTCATGATTGGTACTTATCCTAACACCAAATCAAGAGAAAAACTAACTTTAGATTGTATTGATTCTGTTAAAAAATTAGGTAGAAAAGTTATGTTAGTGTCTCACTACACTGTTTCATCCGAAATTCAAGAAAAGGTCGATTACTATGTGTATGACAAATATAATCCAACAACTGAACATTCATACTATACAAGATTTTATAATTACAAACATGATTTTGATGTCGAAATAAATATTAATGGTTTAAAAAATACAAACCAATCTTTACCCGTACTAACAAATTTAATTAATGGTTTTAGAGCCGCAAAAGATTTAAACTTTGAAAAAGTATTTTACATAACTTACGATGTTATTTTAAACCCTAACGACATTGAACACGTTAACAATTCATTTATTGAGGTTGATAGTCACAACGCATATCTATGTACATTACCAACCCCTTTTGGATATGGTATTGAAACTACCGCAATGACTTTTAAAACTGATTATTTCTTGCAAAAATTAGAACATATTAGAACACCTAATGATTATAAATTATCAGTTAATAAATTTAATTGTCATAACTTTTTAGAGGATTTTTTTTGGAATGTATTTTCAAATGAGAATAATGTTAAAATTATCACAAATGAACAAAGCACATTTTTGATAAATTCAGGTAAAGGAGTTTCATCTAATTCAGAATATTACTCTATCGTACCAATTAAAAATACAACAGATAAATGGGTGTTTTATTTTTATACCTATAATATTGATAATAGATGTGTTAATGTTGAGGTTATTGAAAATGGTGATATTTCTTTTTCTAAAAAATTTAAGATTTCAGAACAAAGGGAGTTTTTAAAAGAATTAAAATATAATGGAAATCAGATAGAAATTACATTAACTTTTTATGAAGATAATATTGTTTATAAAACAGAAAAATATGTTTTAAATAATCAAACAATAACCCAACATAAAAATAACGGATGGTTTAAATATAAAAAACTACCAAATATTAAATTAGTTCATATACAGACAACTAATAACGATGAGAGAGAACAACTCTCAAGACAATCACTACAACAAGTTATTCCACACGGAATTAAATATACTTTACATACTAATGAATTATATAAATCACTTCCACCATCACATAATTGTGTGAGACCTCAATGCGTTTCAATGGAGTTATTTGATGAAGAACAGGTTAAACAATTTGGTACCGCTCTAACACCCGCTCACTACGGTTGTTATGAATCTTTTAAAAATGCGATACTGTCTGAATTTGATGACGATTTAGATTTTCTAATAGTTTGCGAAGGTGATTGTATTATTGAAGTACCAATTGATGATTTTATTCAAAAATTAAATCAGTCATGTGAAATAATTAGCCAAGCAAATATTGAGTATTTTTCTTTTGGTGATACTAAAACTTTAGATTTTGGTTGGCATCAGTCAAATGTTATTGAGGATATCCCAAATCAAGATTTATTATTTATTACCGATAAAATAATTGGGTTACAGTGTATTATGTTTCCTCGTAAAACTAAAGAATTTTTACATCAACAATTAAGAACTCATAAGTGGGATTGTGCCGACACTTATTTTAATATGATTTTTGCTGAATATGGTTTAAAAATGGGTATACTAAAAAATAGAATAACTACACAGGCTGACGGTGTATCGTTAATAGATAAAGAATATAAAACATTTATAAAATAATGAAAAAATTAATTGTTATTGGGGCTTACCCAAATACACCAAAAAAGAAAGAAGTTTTAGTTGATGAAATAAAATCGTTAAAATCTTTAGATTTTGATTTTATGTTGGTCACACATTATCCTACTCCTGTATATATACAGGAAATGTTTGATTACTACATTTATGATAAAAATCAAACTTTAACACCATTAGATAAAACAACATATTTTTGGTTTAATAGTGGTTCTTTTCTTGTTAGAATAAATAACTCAAGGCACGCTTTACCTATAAGTCAAAGTATGTTTAACGCTTTTAAATTTTCTGAAATAAAAAACTATGATTTTGTTTATTTTATTGAAAACGATAATTGGTTTTCAGAGAATGATTCTAAAAAACTTTCTGATTTGGTTACCACTATGTTTGAAAATAACAAAAAATGTATTTTTTTTAAACCTGAAAGTTATAGAGACAATGGTTCTTACGTTTACGAAACTCAGTTATTTGGAATAACCCCAAAATATTTTAATCAAGTTTTTAATTTACCTATAACAGAAGAAGAGTACTTTTCACATCCAACATATCCCGTTAGTTTAGAGTTAGGTTTTTATCAAAAACTTTCTGAGTTTGAAGATGATTTTTTAATAATAAATGAACACTCCTATCAATATTTTAATGAAAGTAAAATTAATATTTTTAGGGTTGAAAATTTATTAATAGATTTAGTTTATAATAGTAAAAATCCTGCTCAACCTGTTTTGTTTTGTTATGGTAATAGAGTTTTTGACGACTTATATAGAGTAATTGTAAGGTTAAATAACATTATAATTAATGATAGAAATTTACATTCAAACAATTGGTTTTATCAAACATTTGATTTGGATGGTAGTAATTTGGTTTTTGAAATTTATAACAATGATGTACTACAAGAAAAAAAATCTTATACTTTAGATGAACACTTAATAGATAATTTAAAAGATAAAGGTATAATAGATTTTAATTAATATGGCACACAACCAACAACAAAATTTTTACGGTAGGGTTAAAAATAAATTTCCAAAATATTTTAGAGATGTTAAAGTACTTGATATAGGTTCTTTAGACATAAATGGTAATACAAAACATTTTTTTTCACATCCACTATATTATGTCGGTGTGGACCTTTCAGAAGGTAATAACGTAAATGTGGTTTGTCCTGGTCACCTTTATGATTCAGGATTCCAATTTGATGTTGTAATGTCTTCTGAGTGTTTTGAACATGATATGTATTACCCAAGGACAATATCAAATATGATTAAACTATTAAAACCAAATGGATTAATGATATTTACTTGCGCATCTACAGGAAGACCTGAACATGGTACATTAAGGTCAAATCCTACCGACGCACCATTTTTACAAAATATTGATGAAAAATGGGCGAATTATTATAAAAATTTAACAGAGGATGACATTAGAGCAATTATAAATGTTGAAGACATTTTCAGTGATTACGGTTTTGAATATGAACCATCTTCATGTGATTTATATTTTTGGGGAATTAAAAAATAATAATTAATGAATGTTGATGTAATTTGTTTAACTAACACATACGATTACAGTATGTTTGAAGTAACAAAAAGAGTTATTAAGTCATTACATTTGTCTGAAAAAAATATTAAGTTTAATATTATTCTATTAGAAAGCAATAAAAACAATCCATATGTATATACGGATGTTGATTTTTATATAAAACCTGAAGAAGATTTTAATTATAACAAATATTTAAATATCGCAAATAAATACCTAACATCAGATTGGGTTTTGATTACAAATAATGATGTAATCTATCAAAGAAATTGGTTTTCAAAAATATTAGAGATATATAATAAACGACCTGATATAGAATCTTTCTCACCTAAAGAAGTACTTTTTTATTCAACAATATACGGAGACCATTTTGATTCTGACGATGAATATTGGGAAAATTATAAAGTAACCGAAGGTCTTTTAGGATGGTCTTTATTAATGAAAAAAAAAGTTTGGGATGAGGTTTATCCGTGGGACGAACAATTCGATTTTTTTTATCAAGATAATGATTATGCAAAAATAATAGAATCAAAAGGTATTAAACACGCAATAGTTAGAGATTCATTGACTTTACATATAGGTAATTTAAATTTCTTTAAAGATGTTGTTGACCACGAAAGAAATACAAAAATGAAAGAAGGGTATAATAAATTTTTAAATAAATGGGGTAATTAAATGAGAATAATACACGTAACACCAGGAATGATACCAATCCCACCTAATGGATGGGGTGCGGTAGAAAAAATAATTTGGGAATACCATAAAAATTTACAGAAGTTAGGTTATGAATCTGAAATTAGATACCTAAATGAGGTTAACTATAAAGATGGTGACATCGTACACATCCACATAGCCAATTTAGCTTTGGAGACATATGAAAGAGGAATACCATATATTTTCTCATTACATGACCACCATGTGGTATATAATGGAAAAGATTCTTTTAATTATAAACAAAACTTAGAAGCAATTAAAAAATCAGTAGTTTCATTCTGTCACGCAGAATATTTGGTTGATTATTTTGATGAAACCGATAAGTTGTTTTATTTGTCGCATGGTGTAAACACAGATTTCTTTAAAGTAGAAAATCCATACAGAAGTGAACATCGTTTATTGTGTTTAGCTAATAACGGAATCGGTGGTGATTCATCTTATGATAGGAAAGGTTTCAGATATGCAATTGAAGCTGCAAAAAAATTAAATTTACCAATCACTGTCGCGGGCCCCGATAACAACAAAAACTTCTTTCAACACCATTTAGATTTAATGGATTATGATAAACTAACATTGTTGTTTGATAATCCAAATGAAGACAGTATTTTAGAGTTGTATAAAAATCACTCAATATTTTTACACCCATCTTCATTAGAAGCTGGTCATCCAAATTTAACATTATTAGAGGCGATATCTTGTAATCTACCAATAGTTGGAACTTACGAAGGTAATAGAAAAATACACGGTATGATTGTGACTGAAAGAGATTCAAATCGTGTTGCAAACTCAATTCAAGAAATAATATCAAATTATGAATATTATGTTAATGAAACTTTTAAAAATAAAGAAAATTTTGATTGGTCTACAATAACAAATAGATTATCAAAAATGTACAATTTAGTTAGTATTATTAAAAAAGAGTATAATTCTGAAGAAACAAAAAGTTTATTAATTAATAATATTGAAAATACATCAAGGTTTGATTATAAAAAAGATAATAACTTAACATTTAATGTTCATTTTGTAAACAACCCGTTTTTTGAAATTTTAGGTGATTCAGATAAAGAATATAATGTTCTTTTTTATGATAATGATGAACTAATTTATTCAACAAAACTTAGAGCCAATATGTGGTCAAAACTTAATAGGTCATATTATACAAATTGGATAATTGAGGTTTACGATGAAGACAAATTAATTTATAGATACACAACTAACTTTACAGGTAAAAGAGTTTTTATTTCATTTGACTCAAAGTCATTAGGGGATAATGTATCTTGGATACCGTATGTGTTAGAATTTAAGAAAAAACACAATTGTAATGTTGTTGTTTCAACATTTTGGAATAAACTATTTAAGGATGTGTATCCCGAACTCGAGTTTGTTGAGCCAGGTAGTGTTGTGGATGATTTAGTCGCAATGTATAGAATAGGATGGTTTTATGATAATAATCAAGAACCAGTTTTACCAAGTACTATTCCACTACAAAAAGCAATTACAAATATTTTGGGATTAGAGTTTGAGGAAATAAGACCAAGAATTCACTTTGAACCAAAAGAAAGATTGTTTGAGGAAAAGTATATCACAATCGCAAATGAATCTACTGCAGGTTTAAAGTTATGGAACAATCCTAATGGTTGGCCAGAATTAGTATCATATTTAAAATCAAAAGGTTATAGAGTGGTTAATGTATCTAAAAATGGTGAAAGATTAAAAGGTGTTACACAACTAAAAGACACGTCAATTGAAAATACCATGAATGCTATTTATCATAGTGAGTTCTTTATTGGTTTATCTAGTGGGTTGTCTTGGTTAACATGGGGGTTAGGTAAACATGTAGTTATGATTTCAAACTTCACTGAGTATGACCATGAATTTACTTCAAACTGCACAAGAATTACAAACCCATCTGTCTGTCATGGATGTTGGAATAACCCTATGTTTAAGTTTGATAAGGGTGATTGGAATTGGTGTCCTGAGCATAAAGGAACTGAAAGACATTTTGAATGTCATAAATCAATAACTGCGGAAATGGTTATAGAAAAAATAAAACATTTATTACAATGAAAATAGAAGTATCAATTGGTGAGATTGTTGACAAATTAACAATTTTGGAAATTAAAAAAGATAAAATAAAGGATGAAAATAAATTGGTTGATATCTTAAAAGAGTATAACTATTTAAAAGATGTTGTAACAAATGAAATTGGATTTTCATTAGAATCCGAAGAATATAAAGATTTATTGGAAACAAATAAAAAACTTTGGGATATTGAAGACCATATTAGAAATAAAGAAAAAAGAAAATCTTTTGATATTGAATTTATTGAGTTGGCTAGAAATGTGTATATTACAAATGATGTTAGAGCATCACAAAAAAAAGATATAAATCTGAAACTTAATTCAGAATTTATAGAACACAAATCATATTCTGACTATAAATAAAAAAAGGGGGGTTTTAAAACTCCCTTTTTTTATAATGGGTCATTACATTCGTTATAAACTAATGTGTATGTAAAATATCTAGGACCCGCATTAGTACCATCTGAGTTAAAACCAACTATAATGTTTGTGTTACATTCAAGTATTTCGTCCTGTAATGTAAGGGTAAAACAAGCCACGCCAGCGGCGTTAAATGAGGTAACATCACTTGCTATTTCAGTTATAGTAAATGTAGATGATGTTAAATCATCACATTCGTATTTAAAAAGATATGCGGTTACACTATTAGCCAAACCATCAACAGGACTTGTTACAGTACCACACAATTTTATAGTTCCAGAACTTAACATGTCGATAGGTACTGGTACACCTATAAATCCTTGTGTTCTGGTATCGAAGGGTGATATTCCATCCCAAGCGATATCCCAAGGACATCCATTCCAACCACAAGTATTATTGGCGATGTAAACGTCAGTATCATTAGGTCCTTGTGTCCAACTACCTGAATTTGATGCTAATAAAAATTGTCTTTTAATGTTAATTGTTGCATCACCTGTAGTGCCTTCAACAATACCACAAGACCCCGCAACTGTTAAACCTGTGACACTAGTTACCGTAGTAGCACCATCGGTGACAGTTAAAGAACCACCACCACTTGATGTACCCGAACTACCCGAGGTTCCTGATGAACCTGTTTGACCTGCAGTACCTGAACTACCTGAACTACCACTTGAACCTGAGGTACCGCTAGCCCCACTAACACCACTTGTGCCCGCAGTTCCATTAGCTCCGCTAGTACCTGAAGTTCCTTTAGTTCCTGAGGTTCCACTAGACCCTGAAGTACCCGAACTACCTGAAGAACCACTTGAACCTGATGTTCCACTTGTTCCTGAAGTACCGTTAACTCCTGAAGTACCACTTGTACCATTAACTCCTGAAGTACCACTTGTACCAATCGAACCATCACAACCATTACAACATACTTTGAAACATAATACATCACCATAAGAGAATGGACTTGCGGAACTTGAAGATGCGAATATCGGACCTTCAATAAAGAAGGAAGTAGAATTCAATCTTCCAACACCAGACCAATCTGAATAGTGTACAAATTTTGTTGGGTCTGCTTGATTATATATTGTTAAATTTCCACCACAAATACATTTGTTGAAAACTTCATATTGATTTACACCATTGTTATCAAAATCATAGAAGTGTAAATATGTTGCTGCCGATACAGTTAACGTAGTTGCTGAAGAACCTGTGATAAACGCAAATTCACCATTAGAATCAGGAGTACTATCGTTTGTTAACGTATATGGTAAACAATAAGCTGATACCCCACTAGTTCCTGATGTTCCACTTGTTCCTGAACTACCTGACGTTCCTCTAGTTCCTGATGTTCCTGAAGAGCCGCTGCTGCCACTTGAGCCCGAAGAACCCGACGTTCCACTTGTTCCTGATGAACCACTTGAACCTGAACTACCTGATGTTCCACTTGAACCTGAAGAACCTGAACTTCCTGATGAACCACTGCTACCACTAGTACCAGATGTACCCGAACTACCTGATGAACCACTTGAACCTGAAGAACCGCTACTTCCACTTGTGCCTGATGTACCTGAGCTACCTGATGTTCCGCTAGTTCCTGAACTACCTGATGAGCCGCTTGAACCTGACGAACCACTAGTGCCTGATGTTCCTGAAGAACCACTACTTCCACTAGAACCTGAACTTCCTGAAGAACCACTTGTGCCCGAAGTACCACTACTTCCGCTAGACCCTGAACTTCCGCTCGAACCTGAAGTACCCGAAGAACCGCTACTACCGCTTGTTCCTGATGTTCCACTTGAGCCTGACGTTCCGCTAGTCCCTGAAGAACCACTTATACCTGAAGTTCCTGAACTACCTGATGTTCCTGAAGAGCCAGATGACCCCGAAGAACCTGAGCTACCTGATGAACCGCTAGACCCACTTGTACCCGCAGTCCCTGAACTTCCTGATGTTCCACTTGTTCCTGATGAGCCACTTGTACCGCTCGAACCTGAGGAACCACTATTTCCACTTGAACCCGACGTTCCACTTGTTCCTGAAGAACCACTACTACCGCTTGAGCCCGAGCTACCTGAAGTACCACTAGTTCCTGAACTTCCTGAAGAGCCGCTACTACCACTTGACCCTGAAGAACCGCTACTACCGCTTGTTCCTGAAGTTCCACTATTTCCTGAAGAACCACTTGAACCACTACTACCGCTAGAACCCGATGTTCCACTAGTTCCTGAACTTCCTGAAGAGCCGCTACTACCACTTGACCCTGATGTTCCGCTAGTCCCTGAAGAACCTGAAGTACCACTTGTACCACTAGTTCCCGAACTACCTGATGAACCACTACTACCGCTAGAACCTGATGAACCGCTAGTTCCACTTGAACCTGAAGAGCCAGAACTTCCTGAAGAACCACTACTACCGCTCGAACCTGAACTACCTGATGTCCCACTTGTACCTGAAGAACCGCTTGTACCTGACGTGCCGCTTGAGCCTGATGACCCACTACTTCCTGAACTACCGCTAGAACCTGAAGTTCCTGAACTGCCAGAAGAACCACTACTACCGCTAGAACCTGAAGTTCCTGAAGAACCTGATGTTCCGCTAGTACCTGATGACCCTGAACTTCCACTACTACCTGAAGAACCGCTTGTACCGCTAGTACCCGAACTACCTGAAGTTCCACTTGTTCCTGATGACCCTGAACTTCCACTACTACCGCTAGAACCTGATGTTCCACTAGTTCCCGAAGAGCCGCTTGTACCGCTTGTTCCTGAACTACCCGAAGAACCACTACTACCGCTTGAGCCCGAGCTACCTGAAGTTCCGCTTGTTCCTGACGAGCCGCTACTACCCGAACTTCCACTACTACCCGATGTTCCACTCGTTCCTGATGAGCCACTTGTGCCACTAGAACCTGAGCTACCTGAAGAACCGCTAATTCCACTTGTTCCCGAAGAACCTGAACTTCCTGAAGAACCACTACTTCCTGATGTACCGCTAGTACCGCTAGTACCTGAACTACCGCTAGAACCTGAACTTCCTGAAGAACCGCTGCTACCACTAGAGCCTGATGTGCCGCTAGTTCCCGAACTTCCACTTGTACCGCTAGTTCCTGAAGAACCTGAACTACCACTAGAACCCGAAGCACCGCTTGTACCTGATGAGCCGCTTGAACCTGAAGAGCCTGATGAACCACTACTACCGCTAGTTCCTGATGTACCACTTGACCCACTACTACCGCTTGAACCTGAACTTCCTGATGAGCCTGATGTACCGCTTGTTCCTGAAGAACCACTTGAGCCTGAACTTCCCGATGAACCACTACTACCGCTAGTTCCTGATGAGCCACTACTACCACTTGTACCAGATGTACCTGAACTTCCTGAAGTACCACTAGTTCCTGATGTTCCCGAACTACCACTCGTACCCGAACTTCCTGAAGAACCGCTAGTACCTGCAGTACCTGAAGAACCCGATGTTCCACTTGAACCTGAGCTACCTGATGAACCGCTACTACCGCTAGTTCCTGATGAACCACTAGTACCGCTAGTACCTGAACTACCGCTTGAACCTGAAGAACCACTACTTCCACTTGTGCCGCTAGTACCTACAGTTCCTGATGAACCACTAGTACCGCTAGTACCTGAACTACCGCTTGAACCTGAAGAACCACTACTTCCACTAGTACCCGAAGTACCTGAACTTCCTGATGTACCGCTTGAGCCTGAACTACCCGATGTTCCACTAGTTCCTGAAGAACCACTAGACCCTGAACTACCTGAAGTTCCGCTAGTTCCTGAAGAACCTGATGTTCCGCTAGTTCCTGAAGAACCACTAGACCCTGAACTACCTGAAGTTCCGCTAGTTCCACTTGAGCCTGATGACCCTGAACTTCCACTACTACCTGAAGAACCACTTGTACCGCTAGTACCCGAACTACCTGAAGTTCCACTTGTTCCTGAAGAGCCTGATGAACCACTACTACCGCTTGAGCCCGAGCTACCTGAAGAGCCGCTTGTTCCTGCAGTTCCTGAACTACCTGAAGAACCACTACTACCTGATGTTCCACTAGTTCCTGATGAACCACTTGTACCGCTAGTTCCACTTGAACCACTACTACCTGAAGTACCTGAAGAGCCACTAGACCCTGAACTTCCGCTACTACCGCTTGAACCCGATGTTCCACTTGTACCGCTAGTTCCTGATGTTCCTGAAGAACCTGATGTTCCGCTTGTTCCTGAACTACCTGATGAACCACTACTACCACTAGTCCCTGAAGTACCACTAGTTCCTGAAGTACCACTAGTTCCCGAACTTCCTGAAGACCCTGATGTTCCGCTAGTACCTACAGTACCTGATGTTCCTGAAGAACCACTTGTACCGCTTGTACCTGACGAACCACTAGACCCACTAGAACCTGAACTACCACTTGTTCCTGAACTTCCTGAAGTCCCACTAGTACCTGATGAACCTGATGTTCCACTAGTTCCACTTGAACCTGAACTTCCTGAAGAGCCACTTGTACCGCTAGTTCCTGATGTTCCACTAGACCCTGAACTTCCTGATGAACCCGAAGTTCCACTAGTTCCTACAGTACCACTACTTCCGCTAGACCCTGAACTTCCGCTCGAACCTGAAGTACCCGAAGAACCGCTACTACCGCTTGTTCCTGATGTACCTGACGAGCCTGATGTTCCACTAGACCCTGAACTTCCTGAAGTCCCACTAGTACCAGAACTTCCTGATGTTCCGCTAGTTCCTGAACTACCGCTTGTTCCTGATGTACCTGACGAGCCTGATGTTCCACTAGACCCTGAACTTCCTGATGTTCCGCTAGTACCACTTGTACCCACAGTTCCTGAGCTTCCTGACGTACCGCTTGAGCCTGAGCTTCCTGAAGTCCCACTAGTACCAGAACTTCCTGATGTTCCGCTAGTTCCTGATGAACCGCTTGAACCTGAGCTACCTGAAGAACCTGATGTTCCACTTGTACCCGAACTTCCTGAAGACCCTGAACTTCCACTACTACCGCTAGAACCTGATGTTCCACTAGTTCCCGAAGAGCCGCTTGTACCGCTTGTTCCTGAAGTTCCACTTGAACCTGAAGTACCGCTAGAACCAGAAGAGCCGCTACTACCACTAGAACCTGATGTTCCACTTGTACCCGCAGTACCTGAGCTTCCTGATGAACCGCTACTACCTGATGAGCCACTTGTACCGCTTGTTCCTGAACTACCCGAAGAACCACTACTACCGCTAGAACCTGATGTTCCACTTGTACCCGAAGTACCTGAGCTTCCTGACGTTCCACTAGTTCCCGAAGAACCACTAGACCCTGAAGAGCCTGAACTACCTGAAGTTCCACTAGTTCCTGATGAGCCACTTGTGCCCGAAGTTCCACTTGAACCTGAACTTCCTGATGAACCGCTACTACCTGATGTCCCACTTGTACCTGAAGAACCACTAGTTCCTGATGAACCACTACTACCACTTGTACCAGATGTACCTGAACTACCACTTGTACCTGATGTTCCTGAAGAACCGCTTGACCCTGAAGAACCTGAGCTACCTGAAGTTCCGCTTGTTCCCGAAGAGCCTGATGTACCACTTGTGCCTGAAGTTCCACTTGAACCTGAACTTCCTGATGAACCTGACGTACCGCTAGTTCCTGAAGAACCACTACTTCCGCTTGAACCTGAGGTTCCACTTGTACCTACAGTCCCTGATGTACCTGAACTACCTGATGTTCCGCTACTTCCACTAGAACCTGAACTTCCGCTTGTTCCTGATGTTCCTGAACTACCACTTGTACCGCTAGTTCCTGATGAACCACTTGAACCCGAACTTCCTGATGAACCACTACTACCGCTAGTACCATTAGTTCCACTTGTTCCCGAAGAACCTGATGTTCCACTTGACCCACTACTACCACTTGTACCTGATGTTCCTGAAGAACCGCTTGACCCTGAAGAACCTGAGCTACCTGAAGTTCCGCTTGTACCGCTTGTTCCCGAACTTCCTGATGTACCGCTAGTTCCTGAAGAACCACTTGTTCCTGAAGTTCCACTTGAACCTGAACTTCCTGATGAGCCACTACTACCGCTTGAACCTGAGGAACCGCTACTACCGCTAGTTCCTGATGAACCACTACTTCCACTAGAACCTGATGTTCCGCTAGTACCTGAACTACCGCTCGAGCCTGATGTACCGCTAGTACCCGAACTACCTGATGAACCACTACTACCACTTGAACCTGAGCTACCTGATGTTCCGCTAGTTCCAGAAGAACCACTAGACCCTGAACTTCCACTACTTCCTGATGAACCTGATGTTCCACTAGTACCTACAGTCCCACTTGAGCCAGATGTACCCGAACTACCTGACGAACCACTAGAACCTGAACTACCACTTGTTCCGCTAGTTCCTGATGTTCCACTTGTTCCTGAAGTCCCACTAGTACCTGATGAACCTGATGTTCCACTTGTTCCCGAAGAGCCTGATGTACCACTTGAGCCTGAACTACCAGAAGACCCCGATGTACCACTACTTCCACTTGTGCCGCTAGTTCCTGATGAACCATCTGTTCCACTAGTACCTGAGCTACCTGAAGTGCCGCTAGTTCCTGATGAACCACTTGACCCTGATGTTCCGCTAGTTCCTGAAGTTCCGCTAATACCCGAAGTACCACTTGTACCGCTAGTACCTGATGTTCCTGAAGAACCATCAGTTCCACTTGTTCCTGAAGTACCACTACTACCATCTGTTCCTGATGTTCCACTTGACCCTGATGTACCCGAAGTTCCTGAGCTACCATCAGTACCTGAAGTTCCGCTTGAACCCGATGTTCCTGATGAACCACTAGTTCCTGATGAACCACTAGTTCCTGATGAACCACTAGTTCCGCTAGTTCCTGATGAGCCATCAGTACCACTACTACCGTCTGTACCACTAGAACCTGATGTTCCGTTAGTTCCACTTGTACCATTACTACCGTCAGTACCTGAACTCCCACTAGAACCTGATGTTCCGCTAGTTCCACTTGTACCATTACTACCGTCAGTACCTGAAGTTCCGCTTGTTCCCGAACTACCACTAGTACCTGATGTTCCACTAGTTCCTGACGAACCACTGCTACCACTAGTACCTGATGTGCCATTACTACCATCAGTTCCTGATGAACCTGAAGTTCCACTAGTTCCGCTACTACCATCTGTTCCGCTTGTTCCTGAAGTACCGCTTGAACCTGATGTTCCACTTGTTCCTGAAGTACCGCTTGAACCTGAAGTTCCACTTGTTCCTGAAGAACCTGAGGTACCACTACTTCCGTCAGTACCGCTACTACCATCTGTTCCGCTTGTTCCCGATGAACCACTTATACCTGAAGTACCGCTACTACCATCTGTTCCACTAGTTCCTGAAGTACCACTACTACCATCAGTTCCGCTAGTTCCACTTGTTCCTGATGAACCATCTGTTCCGCTAGTTCCGCTTGAACCTGAAGTTCCGCTAGTTCCCGAAGAACCTGATGTACCACTAGTACCACTACTACCATCTGTTCCTGATGTACCACTAGTTCCTGAAGTACCATTACTTCCATCAGTTCCGCTTGAACCTGATGTACCACTTGTTCCTTTAGAACCATTTACACCGCTAATACCTGAAGAACCTGATGTACCATTAGTTCCTGAAGTTCCACTTGTTCCTGATGAACCATCTGTTCCGCTAGTTCCACTTGAACCATCTGTTCCGCTAGTTCCACTTGTTCCTGATGAACCGCTTGTTCCTGAGGTTCCACTTGTTCCAGAACTTCCATCAGTACCACTTGTTCCTGAAGTTCCTGATGAACCATCTGTTCCGCTAGTACCTGATGTTCCTGAAGAGCCATCCGTTCCGCTATTACCCGAAGTTCCCGATGAACCATCTGTTCCTGAATTTCCGCTAGTTCCCGATGAACCATCTGTTCCTGAAGTTCCGCTAGTTCCGCTTGAACCATCTGTTCCTGAAGTTCCGCTAGTTCCGCTTGAACCATCCGTACCTGAAGTTCCACTAGTTCCCGATGAACCATCTGTACCTGAAGTTCCACTAGTTCCCGATGAACCATCCGTTCCGCTAGTACCCGAAGTTCCCGATGAACCATCCGTTCCGCTAGTACCACTAGTTCCTGATGAACCATCTGTTCCGCTAGTACCACTAGTTCCTGATGAACCATCTGTTCCTGACGTACCACTAGTTCCTGATGAACCATCTGTTCCACTGGTTCCTGAAGAACCGCTTGTCCCACTACTACCATCCGTACCTGAACTACCACTTGTTCCTGAAGTGCCGCTACTACCATCAGTACCTGAAGTTCCACTAGTACCACTTGAGCCATCAGTACCTGATGAACCATCCGTACCACTAGTACCACTAGTTCCTGAAGTTCCGCTTGAACCTGATGTTCCACTAGTTCCTGAAGTACCATTACTTCCGTCAGTTCCGCTTGAACCTGATGTTCCACTAGTTCCTGAACTTCCATCAGTACCACTTGTTCCTGAAGAACCATCAGTTCCGCTAGTACCTGAAGTTCCACTTGTTCCTGAAGAACCGTCTGTCCCACTAAAACCACTTGTCCCTGAAGTTCCATTTGAACCATCTGTACCTGAAGTACCACTTGTTCCTGAAGAACCACTAGTACCCGAAGAACCGTCAGTTCCGCTTGAACCTGATGTGCCGCTACTACCATCAGTCCCTGAACTACCATCAGTCCCTGAACTACCATCAGTCCCTGAACTACCATCAGTCCCTGAACTACCTGACGTACCACTAGTTCCTGATGTACCATTAGAACCATCCACACCACTTATTCCTGAAGAACCTGAAGAACCACTTGTTCCTGAAGAACCGTTTGTCCCACTAGAACCACTTGTCCCTGAACTTCCATCTGTACCACTAGAACCACTTGTCCCTGAACTTCCATCTGTACCACTAGTACCACTTGTTCCTGAAGAACCGTCTGTTCCACTCGAGCCACTTGTTCCTGAAGAACCGTCTGTTCCACTAGAGCCACTTGTGCCTGAACTTCCATCTGTTCCTGACGAACCATCAGTACCTGAACTTCCACTTGTCCCTGAACTTCCATCCGTACCTGATGAACCATCAGTACCTGAACTTCCTGAAGAACCACTAGTTCCTGAACTACCATCAGTACCTGAACTTCCATCAGTTCCGCTTGTACCTGAAGAACCACTTGTACCTGAAGAACCACTTGTACCTGAACTTCCGCTTGTTCCTGATGAACCTGAAGTTCCTGATGAACCACTTGAGCCTGAACTTCCTGATGTACCTGAACTTCCTGATGTACCGCTAGTTCCTGATGACCCACTTGAACCTGAAGTTCCGCTTGTTCCTGAACTACCATCTTGACCGCTAGTCCCTGATGTACCATCTTGACCGCTAGTACCTGAACTACCATTTGTACCTGAAGACCCACTACTTCCGCTAGACCCTGAACTACCGCTACTACCTGAACTACCGCTACTACCTGAACTTCCTGAAGTTCCACTAGTACCTGAACTACCATCTTGACCGCTAGTCCCTGATGTGCCATCTTGACCGCTAGTACCTGAACTACCTGGAGAGCCAGTACCGCTTGTTCCCGAAGACCCACTACTACCTGGAGAGCCAGTACCGCTTGTTCCCGAAGACCCACTACTACCTGAAGTTCCTGACGAACCACTATTTCCACTTAAACCTGAACTACCTGAAGTACCGCTACTACCCGAAGACCCACTTGTACCTGAACTACCATCAGTACCTGATGTGCCATCAACACCACTTGTTCCTGAGCTACCGTCAATACCACTTGTTCCTGAAGTTCCACCTAAAGCCAAAGCATCTGCAACTTGTTTTATGGTTGCTTTATATGATGAGCCTGCAGGATTTTGGGAAGTGTCCCCTGTTATTACTATGTGGATTACGTCGTTTTCCGAAACTCCTGTTGCTAGTACCCTGTCTGTAAGTCTTTGATAATTCGGCATTTTATTTTATTCTATAAATATAAAAGGTATTGTTTTTAATGGTATTATTGACCTTCAAATATATAAATATTAGCATCCATGAAAATGAATATCTCACCGTCTTGATAAATCTTAGCTTTTTCATCACAATATATAATTCCGAATTTTTCACAACCAATAGAATCAATTAATTTTAACCCCAATGCGGGGGCGGTGTTAAATTGAATTGGTAGTGTAATAACTAATGATGGTGGTATTGAGGTGTTTATAGTGGCAATTAAAACACATTGATTTCCATACACATCACACGCGAATAGATTGAATGGTAATGATACCCCTGTTACTGATGTAATTTCTATTTGAGTCATACATCAATAAATACTCAATAATTTATTTAACAACTACCAACCGAAGGTGATGGTGTTGGAGTTTGTGTTGGAGTTTTACTTGGTTTTGGGGTTTTACTTGGGTCAGGACAACCGCATGGATTTGTACAAGTTACTGACGGTGTAGGGGTATTTGTTGAAGTAGGGGTTTGAGTCATTGTTGGTGTTGGTGTTGGACTTGGAACTTTACAAGGGTCAAAAGAAGGTGTTGGGGTTACAGTTGGAGTAACTGTAGGTGTAGGTGTTTTAGTAGTTGTTGGTGTTGGGGTTGGTGTAGGTGTTGGTCTATTAACATATAAAACAAAATTGCATGTTGGGTCACAACTACCTGGTACAGTAGTTAATGTATAAGAACCATAAACCTCTCTTGGTGGAACTAACAAATACGGTCTAAATAAAAATGGTATTGTATGTTCACCTAAATTAATTATTATATCTTCATTATCAGGTTTAAAAATAATGTTCATTAATTCACCATCATAGTTATTACTATCAATAATAATTTCATTAGTCGAACCTGAACTACCTGATATTACATACGTAAAATCATCTTCTAAACATTCTGTAGTACAATCGGGACAATCAGGGTTAAACATCCTGAATGTATTTTTTAATAAATTAAAATTGTGTTTAACCTCAGGTGCGGATAGAGGTGTTACATACATTCTAAATTGTGATATACCACCTTCAAACGTCCCTGCAAAATTTTGTTCTATTAATATATGGTTATCCATACCATTAAATGTTGTACCTGTTAAATCATTAACAGGAAAACATTCAGGGTCTTGAATGTATGGTCCGTTTGGTAAAGTTGTTGATGAAAAAACAAGATTTTCTCTTAACCCTTGTGTTCCGCCACCCCAAGAAATATTAAATGGTACCCCAACTTGTCGTTCTTTATCAGTGTTTAAAGCTCTTGGAATTATCTCTTCAAAATCTTCTATGGTATGAAATAATTTACCGTTAATGTAAATTTTTAATCTACCACTTCTCATTTTCTTTTCTAACAACCATTTGTCATTTAAATTGACAATTTGAATTGTTTCAGGTGTTTTACCGTTAATATTAGTGTATGGTATTGTTATTAATGACGCTGCGTTATTGGCTAAACTTTCCAAATGTAGTGTTTCGGTAATGTCACCCAATCCACCTCTATACCACAAATCACAAACATCTAACCATGTGTATCGTTCCCAAACCGCATCAAACTGAAACCATCTTTCAATATCTAACCATGATGGACAAACTTCTGCACAGAACGGGTATATTGGTGTAGTACAATAATCAAATATTGTATATCCTGTTGTGAATGTTGTTCCTGTATTTTCACAAGAACCCGTAGTTGTACAATCACCAGTAAATCTTAAAACTCTAATACCTATTGATGGATTCTTTGGGTCACCACATAATCTAAACGACATTGCGTTAGACATTGAATCGTATAACGGGTCTTTTTCACACGTATTTTCTATTGAGGTAAAACCTGTATAACAATCCACACAATCATCACAAGTATCACAATTTGTACATGTTGGAGTACAAGTTGGTTCTGGTTTCCAACAATCAGGAGTAGGACTTGGTGTCGGTGTAGGCGTGGGGGTTGGTATTATTATATTTGCACACTCATGTTTTTGACATTCCCAACCACAAGTTTCACAAGGATAATCATTACAATCACATCCACAACTTATTGTTTTTTGTGGGTCACCTTTACAAAAATCACAACCGTAATTTACATGAGGGTCATGAATGTTATTTACTGACCTTGGTGGGTAAACATAGATACATCTACTATTTGTTATAGTTCTATTACAACAAGCACAAGTTTCAAGTTTTGTTAAACCTGAAGTAACTCTATTATAGTTTGGGAAACATTTTGGGTTACCATCAGCGTGATGCCAAAATTTATTTTCCGACCTCGTTCCAAAATAAAAGAAAGTATTTTTATTGTTTGGATATATTTCATTTAAAGTTGTTTCATTAGGTCCTGGTGTATATTCATTAACCAATCTAGGTTTTAATAACATTTCAATAGCCCAACCTTTGTTTGTCCTTTCAGGAAAAACCTCATAATCATACCCAAATAATTTATAAAATCCTTGATAAAATCCACCATATAATTCATGATACATTCCTTCATACGGACTAGTTTTTGACACAACTTCATATAATACAGTTTTGTTAAAACCCGAAAATCTAACATTGGGTGAAGTACTCGTATATCCAGTGACTTGGAAAAGTTTCAGTCTTCTGTCAAAATACAACCTATTAAATTTTAGAAAATCACTAAACAATCCTTCAGTAAAGGTTATAGTTTCACCTGTTAATTTGGTTACTAATCCGTTATCAGTACCAACTAATCCTATATCACAAGATGTGTTTGCCGAAAAACAAGCTAAATCTTTATTTTCAGGATTATAATAATTTTGAGAAACAAAAATATTGTTGTAATTATATTGTTTATAATTTAATGTTAATTTTTGTGATGTTAATGGATTGTTGGTATCAAAATATATAGGTAATCTATTCCCATATGTTTGAGCGATTAAATACGGTGAGAATATTACTTCTTCATTATAATCTCTTTCATCGGTAGACAATGACATATCATTGGACTCTAAACTAAAACTTAAAGACCAATTCGGACGAGGATATTGATTAATATTTTGACTCGGCATCTTTTTTATGATAAATAGTATAAAACGAAGTATTTATTGTTAAAAGCATCATGATAACTTTTAATAAAGAGTACTTTGGTAATAATTATTATTTCTTCTTGAAAGAATCAGAAGAAAAGATAAGTTTATATTACTCTGTTGCCGAAACTTTAACGGAATCGAGAAAAAAAGATAAAAAAATGGATTTTGATAAAAGAGACGATAAAAAAATTAAAAAAATTGTGGACGACCTTTTAAATTCAAAAGACAAACCATCATTGAAAAAAGTTGAGGATAAACTTAAATCGGTAAAGAAAAAAGGTGAAATTGAAGAATTGGTTGATTATGATGGCACAATGTTGAGTTCAAGAATACCATTTTTAAATTTAACTTTAACACCGAGAAAAACTATGGACCAAACGGTTGCTATGTCAAGAGTAACTAACGACCCTGTAACTAGAGGTTACCGTGTTTATTGGGGTGAAAGTGAAGATAAAGAAGATGATGTTTTGTCCGAAGTTGATTTTTCAGATGCTTTTGGGTATGAAGAAACTGAATTTAAAGATTTTAAAGATTCAGTAAAAACATTAAAAGATATGGGTGTTGATAATCCTGTTGAAAGAACTTTAGACTTTGGTAAAATAAAAGGTGAAAAAGTTAAAAAAAACAGAAAAGGACAAAAAGTTTTAAAACAAAGGTTATCTGAAAAAGATTCAATTGAAGAACAACAAAGACAGGAAATGATTAAAATGGTTGAGGATATGTTAGCCAAAAAATCAAAGTCAGATTCTGATGTTGTAGGTAAAGAAAAACCAATTAGTAAAATATTAACTAAAAATTTAGAATCAATTAAAAAAATTGCTGATAAAGAAGGTATTAGTATTAATAAATTAATAAACATTCTTAAAAAAGGTGAATAAAGATTTATACGGACATAAAGTACCACTACCTGAAGATGTTGTAACTTATTTAGAACAATGTTATAACGCAGCGTCTAATGCCGACGAAACAACTGAAGGGTATAAAAGAAATAAAGAATTAAGGGATTCTAAAGAAGTTACATACCAACAATTAAAAAGAATGAAAAATTGGTTTGATTCTTTTGATGGAAATGAAAATGATTTACCTTATATATTAAATGGTGGTCACTATGTTAAAAATTGGGTAGACAATACTTTAGGGTCTATGAGAAATAATGTTGATATGGGTAAAAAAATAAAATCTGAAGTTTTACCAAACCAATATATTAAAAATCACGAAAAGGGTGATTTAAGAAATATGCACAGACCCAGTAAAAGTCACAAATCCTCGGTAGAAAAATACGATACAGCAGTTACTGAAAGCCTAAAAAGAATAAACGAACTAATAAAAAAAATAATTTAAAAATATGGCAACACAAGAACCATTAAATTTTGAACAACCCGCAAATGAACTTTCGGCTATCGCTGAAATGGAAAGAGCTAAATTGTTACCAAAAAACGATTTTAAACCAACAAACCAATATTCGTCCGTAAACCCTGACGCTTTAGCTGATGGTGATGACATGGGTAAAGGTACTGGTGAGTTTTTAGATGTATACAATCAAAATGCGGGGGCTATCCAAGACATTCTTGAAAGAAAGGCTGAAATAGTTATTAACGAATATCAACCAAACAAACCGTACACAACACCGAGCGCGTAATGAAACTTTACAACACAGTTAAATCTCTTATCTTAGAAGTAGCATCAGTAGACTCTATTGTTAAAGCTATTAAAAATAAAGATAAAGTAATAATTTACTATGATGGTGATGAACCAGGCGGTAGAGGTTTACGCGAGATTGAACCTGTTTGTTTTGGTTATAGTAAAGCTAATAACCCTGTTCTTAGAGCTTGGGATAACGAAGGGGCTTCTCACACAGGTTACAAAGGTGAACAACCGTTACCTGGTTGGAGATTATTTAGGGTTGATAAAATCTTATCTTTTAAGCCTACGGGTGAAAAATTTGCACAGATGAAACCAAATTATAATCCTAATGGGGACAAGAGTATGAATAGGGTAATAATAAACGCAGTTTTTGAAAATCAATAATATTAAATATGTCATCAGAAAATGAATTAATTAAAAAACTAATGGTATCTAAAGCCATTATGGATAAACACAAAGAAATACCAAGAACTGGTAATTCTTCGGGGGTGATTAATACCCCTGCGGTAGAATCTTTTAACGCTCCTGAGGCAAAATACAATTTACCTTCAGAATTTTTAGAAGAAAGTACACCTAAAAAAGTTGTTAAAAATGAAATACCAACAACAGATAGAATAATGTCATCAAAACTACCTGATGAAATTAAACGATTAATGATTGAGCATCCAATAACCCAATCAAACCCAATGACAGGTCCAACTTTATCAAATGATTTAATTGATAAAGCAGCTAGATTAATGAATGTCGATGCTAGCGGTAAACAAGTAGGTGAAATTCCTAAAAGAAAACCTCAAGGACAAAATGTCTTTGAGAATGTCTCTGAAACATCAAATTTAAAGAGTTTATTAAAAGAGGTTGTTGAGGAAGTTTTATTAGAAAATGGTATACTATCTGAATCAAGTCAAAGAACTAATGATGTTTTTAGTTTTAAGGTGGGTAAACATATTTTTGAAGGTAAAGTTACAAAAATTAAAAAGATTAAATAATTTTAAAAATAGTATTTTTCTAAACCCTCCATTTAATGGGGGGTTTTTTATTTTACCACAGTTACCTTTTGATAGAACGGGATATTTATATTTATGGATGGAAAAACAAGAAAAAAAATTATTTCAGAATACAAGAAAGGTAAAAGTAGTTTAGATATTGTTAAAATAGTTAAACTATCAAAACCAACAATTCTTAAAGTTTTAAATGAAGAGGGATTAGTTAGAAAAAGAGATAGGTGTTCTAAATTAAAGATAGATAAGGTTGGTAAGAATTATGTTGTTAATAGAACTTGTCCAAAATGCGGTAAGTTTATTAAAACAAAATCTAAGGATAAGATAATCGCTTGTAGAAATCATTTTAACAAACTGAATAATTCTTCATTATGTAAACCATGTTCTTTAAAATTACAGGTGGGTGAGGGAAATCCTTTTTACGGTAAAAAACATACTAAAGATAGTTTGATAAAAATGACTAAAACTTTAACAAATTCACCAAGAAAATTTAGTTCATCATCAAAACCTGAAAAAGTTATATATAATATTTTAAAAGAATTAAATTATTCCGTAAAAAAATCATACCGAATTGATAGGTATATTTGTGATATATTCATAGAAAAGTTAAATCTAATTATAGAATATAATGGTGATTACTGGCATTGTAATCCAAAAAAATATGACAGAAATTATATACATCCACATAAAAAAAAGACGGCATATAAAATTTGGGAAGAAGACAATATTAGGATTGATAATTTAAGGAATATGGGTTATACTTTAATTGTTATATGGGAATCGGAATTTGATTCCATTAACACAATTAAAAGTATATTAAAAGAATATGACACAAAAGATTAACGTATTAGTTCTCCCAAGCGACAAAACTGGGTGTGGTAAGTTTAGGTCCGTAGAACCTCACATCTTCTTACAAAATCTTTATCCAAATGATTTTCATGTTGATATAGATTATGAACCAAAAATAAACGATATAAACTATTGGAAGAAATACCAAATAGTTCATGTGCATAGAAGTATTGGGAGTAACTATGACGCATCACCAGCAATAATTAAAGGTTTAAAACAATTAGGTATTCAGGTTGTTGTTGATATTGATGATTATTGGTTACCCACCAAAGAACATCCAATACATCAATTAATTGTTAAAGAACAAATTGATAAAAAAATTATTGCAAATTTAAAAGAAGCGTCATATGTAACAACAACTACTAATTTATTTGCCAACGAAATAAAAAAAATAAACAAAAATGTTGTTGTATTTCCAAACGCCATTAATCCAAACGAAGGTCAGTTTAATCAAAAAACAGAATCTTCAGATAAGATTAGAGTTGGTTGGTTAGGTGGGTCATCTCACTTACATGATTTAAAACTATTAGAAGGTTTTATATCAAAAAACGGTTCAGAATTAAATAACAAATTACAATATGTTATTTGTGGGTTTGATACTAGAGGTGTTGTAACTGAAATAAATCCACAAACAGGAGAACAAAGAAGAAGAGATATTTTACCACACGAGACCGTATGGGCGAGATACGAAGAAATATTTACAGACAACTACAGAATTGTTGACGATAACTATAAAAATTTCTTACTTCAATATAAAGAAGAAGAATATAAGAGTACTGAAGAATTACCTTATGTTCGTGTTTGGACAAAACCAGTTACATCATACGCCATGAACTATTCTAAATTTGACATTTCATTAGCACCTATTAAAAACCACATGTTTAACAGAATGAAATCTCAACTTAAAGTAATTGAAGCTGGTTTCTATAAAAAAGCGTTAATCGCGTCAGATATTGGTCCGTATACTATTGATTTAAAACACTGTTTGAAAAATGGTGAATTTGTTGACGGTAATGCGATGTTAGTGTCTGAAAATAGAAATCATAGTGATTGGGCTAAATTTATTAAAAGATTAGTTAATAACCCAAACCTAATTACTGACATGGGTGAACGTCTTTACGAAACAGTTAAAAATAAATACGACCTTTCTATTGTGTCTAAAAATAGAGCAGAATTTTACAAAACAATAATTAAATAATCATGATTAATATTCCAATTACTAAAATTTTATTTTTGGACATTGAGACCGTTGGTAGGTGTCCTGACTATGAATCTTGTCAAAAATTTAGTCCTGAAATTGCGGACCAATTTGAAAAGTATTACGATTGGTTTCAAAAAAGATTTCCAGAAGACCATTTAACGACACCTAAAAACATTAAAGAATCTGAAACAAAAAAAGATGAAGTTTTTAGAAAAAGAGCGGCTTTAGTACCTGAATTTGCAAAAATAGTTTGCGTGTCAATGGCTTTCGTTATGGATAGTGGTGATATCAAAAAACAAACATTTTCAGGTGACGATGAGAAAAAATTGTTAACCGATGTTAGAAATCTTCTTGACCGTTGTCATAAATTGGATTTCTTTTTGTGTGGACATAATTTAAAAAACTTTGATATCCCTATGTTAGCTAAACGTATGATAATTAACGGTATTATGCCGTCAAAGATTCTTCCATCCTATGATACCAAGCCTTGGGAGGTTAAAGCTATTGATACAAAAGAAATTTGGCAATACGGTGCTTACAGTTCTATAGGGTCTCTTGATTTAGTTTGTTCCACTATGGGAATTCCAACACCAAAAGAAGGTGAAGTTACAGGGGCGACAGTTCATGAGTCATATTGGGAAAAACAAATGTTATCAAAAATTGCGGAATATTGTGAAAAGGATGTTGAGGTTTTAATTGATTTTATAAAAAAATTAAAGGATTTAAAATGATAGATAAATTAAAAGATTTAGGGTCTTTAAAAGACATGGCCGACAAATTAGAGCAAATGCTTAAAGAAAATAATGCGGATGAGTTAAGTTTAGATAAAATTTACGATGAGTTTGGTTTAGACATTAAAAAACTTGATGAAGATATGAGGAACTATAAACCTAAACTTTATTTAGGTTTTACAAAACTACATCCTGATGCTTTTACCCCTAAGTACAACTATTCATCTGACTCAGGATTTGATTTACATTCAGTTGAGGATGTAACTATAGGTCCTTTTGGTAGAGCTTTGGTACCAACAGGATTATCTTTCGATATTAAAGACGGGTATGAAATTCAAGTACGCTCAAAAAGCGGTTTAGCGATTAACCAAGGACTCATGGTTTTAAATTCACCAGGTACTGTTGATAACGGGTATACTGGTGAAGTAAAAGTTATAGTATTTAATACTAACAATAATGAAGTTAACATAACTAAAGGTATGAAAATTGCTCAAGCCGTTTTATGTCCTGTGGTTAACGGTGGATGGGTTGATTTAGAAGAAAACGATACTGTAGAAAACAAAGATAGAGGAAATAAAGGATTTGGTTCAACTGGAATATTTGCATGATAACAATAATTTACTCAACACACAAAGATGAAAATTACAATAACAAATTTAGACAACATTTGTTAAAAACTGTTGGGTTAAAAAATGTGCAAATATTACAGTATATTAATCATAATCAATACAGTTTATCTGAATTATATAATAAAGGAATTGAAGAATCTGAGTTTGATATTGTTGTTTGTTGTCACAATGATATTAAACTTGACAATGGTTGGGGTAAAAAATTATTTAGGGATTTTGAAAATAACCCTAATTATGCTATTATAGGTAAAGCGGGTTCGTGTTATTTTCCTGAATCAGGAATATATTGGGAAAGAATGGGTCAGACCATGGTAGGTCAAGTTTATCACCAACCTGAAGGCGTTAAAAAATGGTTGAGTCCTTATTCATCTAAATTTTCGTTTTTGATTCCTGTTGTCACGATAGATGGTTTATTCATATCTTTTAACAAAACAAAAATTAAACACGGATTTGATGAAACTATTGGTAAGTTTCATTTTTATGACCATCCATTCTGTTTATCAAATTATTTGGATGGTGTTAATATAGGTGTGACAAGTTCATTTGAAATAACTCACGAATCTGTTGGTAGACCAAATGAAGAGTTTTTTAAATCAAAAGAAAAATTTTTAGAAAAATACGGTAAAAATTTACCTTTGGATTTACCACCAACAGAAATATACTTTGAGGTTTCAAAAGAAAAACCAATCAAAAAAATAGGTAAAATAGCGATTATAATACCAACAAAAGGTAAAATTGAAATGTTGTTTGATTGCGTAAACTCATTTTATGAACACTGTAATCCTGAGTTATTTGATATTTTTATTGCGGATACGGGTTCATCTGAAAGTGAAAAAGAATGGATTAAATCTAATATTCTCAATTTAGGTAATATTAAACTACTCGAGTATGATTACTACAATTTTGCAAAAATAAATAATGACGTTGTAAAAAATCATATTGATAACAAATACGAATTTTTATTATTTTGTAATAATGATATTAAAATTATTAATAATGTTATTTATGAAATGTTAAAAGTTTACCAAACAAATCATAGAGTAGGCACTGTGGGTGCTAGATTACATTTTAAAAATAATACAGTACAACATAGCGGTATTGTTATATTTTATTCTAATAAAACAAAAGAAATTGGTATTAATCATTTAGGTATAAATTCTTATTATAATTATAATAAGAATGTTAATGAGGTTATTGGGAATACTGCGGCTCTTTTAATGATTAAGAAATATTTATTTTTAAAATCAGGTATGTTTAATGAAAGTTACATTGGTTGTTTTGAGGATGTCGAATTAAATTTAAAATGTGTTATTTTGGGATATAAGAATTATTTTGCAGGTAACGCGGTTTCATATCATTATGAATCACAAACAAGAAATGAAGATGATGAAAATTTAAAAAAACAAAAATATGATTATAATAATGTTTTACTTCCTTTTATAATTGAAAATTTAGAAAAAATAAAAAAAAATATAAAAATAATGAATTAATACACAATAAAATGGCACAAGGAGTACACAAAATAACAGAGGACTTTGAGAGGAAGTTGTCTGAGTACACGGGAGCGAAATATGTCGTAACTGTCGATAATCAAAGTAATGCACTATTTTTAGCACTGTATTACGAAAATCACATTAAAAATAGTATCGGAGAGAGTGTTATTATACCCTCAAGAACTTACCCATCAGTACCTTGCGAAATTATCCATGCAGGACTTGAGGTTAAATTTTACCCTGTTAGTGGTGAAACAATTAAAGGTGCTTATCAGTTATTAGGTAGTAATGTTTATGATTCGGCACTTAGATTCACTTCAAATATGTATATACCTGAAACTCATATGTGCGTTTCATTCACTGGTCCATACAAACATTTAAAATTAGGTAAGGGTGGGGCTATATTAACAGATAGTGAAGATGCTTATAAATGGTTTAAAAAAGCAAGATTTAGTGGTAGAGATGAATGTAGTTATCATGATGATAATTTTGATATTAATCCTGTTGTTGGTTGGAATTTCTACATGATGCCAGAAATATCCGCGAGAGGTTTATTATTAATTTCTCAATTTTATGATAGTAATGGGAATCCAAAACATAATGAGGATTTAGAATTACCATACCCTGATTTATCAAAATTTCAAATCTATAATTCTAATTAAAAATGAAACCAAAAATTTTATGTGTTCTTAATGTTTTCATGAATTACGAACATTATGAATGGAAAAAAAATAATCAGTGGGTACTTACCGCACATAGAAAAGAGACAAAATTTAATCAAGTGATATGAAAGTAGCGATAATGCAACCTTATTTTTTCCCCTATATTGGATATTTTCAACTAATTAAAAGTGTTGATGTTTATATTAACTTAGACCACGTTTCATTTATGAAACGCAGTTACATGACAAGAAATGAATTAAAAAATAAAACAAGTATAAATTTGAATGTAACTAAAGGAAGTCAAAATAAAAGTTGTATTGAAACATTTGTTAATGTTGATGAAGATTATATTAATAAATTCAAAAAAACTTTATATCATTTATACGGTAAGACATCCCATTATGACGAAATTATAAATGAAATTATTAATCCGTGTTTTACAGTTGGAAATGTAAATATTTCCACGTTCAATTTGAAAGTATTAAAAAAAATTTGTTCTTTTTTAGAAATAAACACAAAAATTGTTGATTCATCATTCGGTATGACAGAAAGAAAAAAAGGTGATGGTATTATCGACATTATAAAGAAATTTAATTCTACCGAATACATTAACGCTATTGGGGGTAAAAAATTATACAACAAAGAATACTTTAAAAACAATGGAATTAATTTATATTTTATAGAAATGTTAGACGTAAATTTTGAAAATCCGTATTCATCAATACTTGACTTATTATTCACGTACGAAAAAAAACACATAATTCAAAATTTAGACAAGTATAAATTGACATGAAATATTTGGAAATAGCTAAACATTATCAAGAATGTTTTAAAAAACACGGTGACAATAATTTTGGTGTTGATTGGCCAAACTTCGAAGATACTTTAACTAGACATCAAATTATGTTTGAAATTACCAAACATACGGACAATAATATTTCTTTTTTAGATTTTGGATGTGGTTTAGGACATTTTAAAGAATGGCTAAATAAAAATTCACAGTCAAATATTAACTATTTTGGGTTAGACATTAATAAAGACTTTACCGATTTATGTCAAAAAAAATTTCCTGACTCTAAATTTTATTGTAAAGACATTTTAATTGATGACAAAATACCTAATTTTGATTACATTATATGTAATGGTACTTTTACAGAAAAAAGAAATTTAACTCAACTTGAAATGATGAGTTATTTTCAAGAAATAATTAAAAAACTATGGAATAAATGTGATAAAGGGATTTCATTTAATCTTATGTCGAAATACGTAGATTGGGAAAGAGAAGATTTATTTCATGTTTCATTAGATGAACTTAGTTGGTTTTTAACAAAAAATTTATCAAGAAATTTTGTATATAGAAACGACTATAAATTATACGAATTTACAACATATGTCTATAAATAAAAAAGTAATAATTTTTGGAGTTAAAGATTTGGCCGAATTAGCACATTATTATTTAACAAATGACAGCGATTATGAAGTCATTGCATTCACAATAAATAAAAGTTATTTAAATTCAACAATATTTATCCCAAAAGGGTCGGATACTGAATATCCTGTTGTTGAATTTGAAACCATCGAAAAAATTTATCCTCCAACTGAATATAGTTTATTTGCACCAATGACAGGTGTAAATATGAACCAATCAAGAAAAAAAATATTTGAAGATGGTAAAAGTAAAGGGTACCAGTTTATATCTTATATTTCATCAAAATCGACCAGTTTTAATAATAAAATAGGTGAAAATTGTTTTATATTAGAAGATAATACTTTACAACCTTTTACAGAAATTGGTAATAATGTTGTTATGTGGAGCGGTAATCACATTGGTCACCATGGTAAAATTGAAGACCATGTTTTTTTCACATCCCATGTCGTGTTATCAGGTCATTGTCACGTTAAAGAAAGAGCTTGGTTTGGTGTCAATTCTACAATTAGAGATGGTTTAGTAATTGAAGAAGGTACTTTAGTTTCAATGGGGTCTTTGATAACAAAATCAACAGAACCATTTGGATTTTATATGGGGTCACCCGCTAAAAAACAAGATAAAAAATCATATGATGTGTTATAATTGAAAAATGTGGGAAAAAAAACAAAATATTTTTAACAAACACCATTCACAAGTTCCAGTTGTGGACGAATATGATTTTTTTTATAGGGTTTATTATTCAACAAGAATAGATGGTAAAAGTACACCTTTATTTATCGATGTTGATAAAGATAACCCTTCAAAAATAATTAAAGAACACAATAAATCAATTTTGGATTTAGGTGAAAAAGGTTCTTTCGATTGGGCGGGTATTATGCCAACTGAAATAATCAATTATGGAGGTAAAAAATTTTTATATTATATTGGATGGTCATTAAGACAAGATGTGCCTTATCACAACAATTTAGGTTTGGCCATTAGTGAAGATGATGGTCATACTTGGAAAAAATTTTCAAAAGGCCCTATATTTCACACTTCTTATAAAGAACCAGGTTATATTGGTACTGTTGAAATTATGATTGAAAATGGTATATGGAAGATGTGGTATCTATCATGTTTGAATTGGATTGATAATAACGATATAATGGAACCAACTTATGATATAAAATATGCAACGTCATCAAATGGTATTGATTGGATACCTACTGGTTTAACTTGTATACCTTTAGAAAAAAATGAGGGTGGAATATCATGTGCTAGAGTTATAAAAGAAGAAAACAAATATCATATGTGGTATTCTGTACGAAATAAAATAGATTATCGTAATAATAAAGAAAATTCATATAGAATAAAAAAAGCAGAATCTATTGACGGGATAGTTTGGGAGAAAAATGATAAAATTGAATTAGATATCTCGGACACAAATGAATGGGAAAATACAATGGTCTGTTACCCCTTTATTATTGAAAAAGAGAAAGAATTACTTATGTTTTATAATGGTAATAATTTTGGTAAAACTGGTATAGGTTATGCAAGAAAAAGAAGAATTAATTAACGAAGGGTTTATAATTTTTAAAAATTTTTTTCCCAAAAGTACAGTTCAAAATTTACTAGAAAATTCTAAAAAAATTTTTCAAATACAATTTAATCATTTTGGATATAACGATTCTTTCACTGAGAATATGATTAAATTATTTCAGGAACATCAAGAGGTATTTATTAACTGTGGTAAATTAATTCAAACAGGATTGATTGATTTATATCAATTATCAACCAATAATAAATTAATAAATAAATTAAACGATTTAGGTATTACATATCCTAATATGTGTACTAGACCTGTTTTATTTTTTAATCACCCTAAATTAGCCAAAGAAGAACATTATTATAAAACACCCCCTCACCAAGATTGGCCTTCTATGGAATCTAGTTTAGATTCTGTAGTTGTATGGGTCCCATTAGTTGATGTAAACAGTAAAAATGGTTCTATCATAATTTGGCCAAAAAGTCATAAAGAAGGTGTTTTACCTTATAAAAATATAGGTGGTTTTGCAACTGTTGAAGGTTTTAAAAATGGATTACAAACTGAATTGGAAGTTGGTGACGTAGTTATATTTTCAACTTTATTAGTCCATTCTTCAGGAGACATACTTGATAACTCAATAAGATGGTCGTGTCATTTTAGATATACCAACTTAGAAAATTACGAATATATTGAAAGAGGATTCCCAAACCCATATATATACAAACCAATAACCAAATAATGAAATTTGCAGTAGTAATTACAACATATCAAAGAAAAGATGGAAGCACTCCGATAGTGTTAAAAAGAGCAATAGATTCTATTTTTAATCAGGATTATAAAAATTTTAAAATTTATATAATAGGTGATAAATACGAAAATAATGAAGAATTTGAATCTATTATGAATTTTTATTCTTCAGACAAATTGATTTTTGAAAATTTACCCGAAGCCAAAGAAAGAGATAAATATAAAGACAAATGGTTAATTTGGTCTTATGCTGGTTGTCACGCTAATAATTATGGAATTCAAAAAGCGGTTGATGATGGTTTTGAATATATTTGTCATTTAGACCATGATGATGAATGGTATCCAAATCACTTATCATCCTTAAAGAATGCTATTGATAAAACAAACTCTCTTTGGTTGTGTACTAAATCAGAGTATGTTGGGGGAAGAATCCTTCCAAATATACATGGAGAAGAATTAATCCCTATTTTACCAATACCACAAGGTTTAATTCATTCGTCAACGTGTATTAATTTTAAAAAAATACCTTTAAGACATAGAAACATATATGAAGAAACAGGTAAATTAGGTTTACCAGGTGACGCTGATTTATGGGAAAGAATAGCTAAATATTTAAAAGATAACAACCAAACAGGGTGTTTGGTAAATAAAATAACATGTAAACACATTGAAGAGGGTTATGAAAGACAATAATAAAATAAAAATAGTTACTTACATAGATAGAAAAAATATATTATCTGAAGTTTTTATAAATTACTATTTAAGATTTTTGAACCATAATGAATTTCATTTTTTAATTTTAGACAAAAACTATGATTCTGTCTCAGAATACTTAAAATCAAAAAATTTTTCAGATATTAATTTTGAAATTGTTAGAAATGATTACATTGGGATGCCCACACTTTTAGATAAACAAAATTCAATTGTAGAAGAATTAATATCTAACGGATTTTTAGTTATATATGTTGATTTAGATGAAATTTTATATCATCACAATCTACGTGAATATATCCTAAATTTTGACGGGGACTATATAACTGCGAAAGGTATAGTAATAATACCAAATACTGATGAAGAAATAATTGATGAAAATAAATCTATATTATCTCAAAGAAAATATTGTATAATAGATAATGAATATCATTCAAAAGTATCAGTATTAAAATCAAAATTTATATGGACGGGAGGTCGACACAATAAAAATGGATATAAAATATTTGACGATATATATCTTATAGATATTGGAAAATGCTGCCCACAAATAATGTTAGATAATAATATGACAAGTAATATTTTATATGAAAAGAAAACTGAACGTTATTCTATAACAGATAAAAATAGTATTCAAAACATTTTAAATGGGTGGAGAAAATCATTAATTAAAATACCCGAATACATTACCGAAACTAATTTATTTTAATGAATTAATTAAGAAAACAAATAGCCCTAAACAACCAAGTAGTAACAGTGTCTTTTTGATAAAAAAATTAAAATAAAAAAATAAATATAAATGGTACAAAAGAAAAAAACAAACTCAACTTCAGAGTCCGAACCAAAATACAAAACAAAGAAAGAATTAATTTCTCACATAATTAAGAAAAAGACAAAAGAAAAGTTTTTATCTGAAAGTCAAAGAAAATACTATGATTATTTAATTAACAGTCAAATAACAATCTGTTCAGGTCCCGCGGGTGTTGGTAAAAGTTATATAGCTATGAAGGCAGCAATTGATTTGTTGTCTGACCCAACAACACCATATGAAAAAATTATAATAGTAAGGCCCGCAGTTGAAGCTGAGGAAAAATTAGGTTCATTACCAGGTGGTGTTGAGGAAAAATTAGACCCGTATATTTTCCCATCGTATTACTTAATGAATAAAATTATTGGTAAAGAAGCTAGAGAAAAATTAAAAGAAATTGATGTGATTGAAGTGTTCGCATTAGCTTACATGAGAGGTATGAACATTGATAACTCTATCTTAATTTTTGAAGAGGCTCAAAATTCAACCCCAAGTCAAATGAAATTATTATTGACAAGGATTGGATTTAATAGTAAATTCTTTATTTCGGGGGATTTAGAACAAACTGATAGATATAAAGATAAAACTCATTCAGGTTTGTGGGACGCTTTGAAAAGATTTAAAGATATTGAAAGTATTAATACTTTTGAATTTGATGATAAAGATATTGTTAGAAATCCATTAATTACCAAAATATTAAAAAGATACGAAGAATGAGAATTGGTGTAGAAATTAACGGGGTTTTAAGAAATACTTTAGGTAAAGTAGAACAAACTTATCAAAAATTTATGATTGATAAGACTGAAGGTATTGAAACTGACGATGATTTTATTTATGAAATTAAAAAACCAATAACCTCATTATCAATTCAAAATCATTTTACTTTTAAAGATGAGGAAGAACTATATTCTTTTTTATATGAAGAATTTCCCATGGAGATTTTTGGTCATTCTCAATCAACAGAATATTCAACCTTTAATGATTTAAATGAAATCTACGTTAAATTAAGAAACGACCATGATTTTATTATAGTTTCAGATGAAATTGGTAAATCAAAACCAGCATCTTTATTCTTCTTATCTAAATTTGGGTGTGAATTTGAAAAAGTAAAATTTTATAGTAATACAACAATAAATTCAATGTGGAATGAAATTGATGTTTTACTTACGGCAAATCCCGCCTTATTATTAGAACATCCGTTAGATAAAGTATTAATAAAATATAATACTGAATATAATAACGAAATTATAACAAAATACGAAATAAACAAAATAAAAGAACTTGAAGAAGTTATTAAACAATTAAAATAATGTTAAAAATTTTAGGAGACCATTATTACTTAGATTTAGACGCAATTGATGAGTACATTCAAATAAAAGATAATAAATCTTCATCAGGAGAAACTGAAGGTAATCATATTAGTATTGTAAAATATGAAACCATAAAACTAATGTTAGAGGTATTAATGGACGAAAACGAACAAATAGATGAATCTTTGGGTGGTAAAAGCTCCGAAATAACAATACCTTTTAAATTAGCATTTAACACTTTATTAAATAAAAAATTATTAAACAAATATTAAATATGGAACAGGATAAATTAGAAAAATTAGAAAAATCAATTCAGAACATGAAAGATAAAAAATCAAGAATTTATCTTTTAGTTCAAGATACTAGAGGTAACGCAAAGGCCTCTATATCATACATTTACAATTTAGGTATGGCGTTGTTGGACGCGGGATATAATCCTATTATGCTACATGAAAAACCTGATTATATGGGCGTTTCAACATGGATGTCAGGTGATTTTATGACAGCGTTACCTCACAAAGCGATTGAGGGTGAAAATTTAGAAGTATCACCTGAAGACTTTATAGTTATTCCAGAGCTTTATGGTTTTGTTATGAGTCAAATTTCTAAATTACCTTGTGGTAAAATAGTTTTATCTCAAGCGTATGACCATCTTTTAGAGACTTTACAACCAGGACAGACTTGGACTCAATTAGGGTTTTTCAAATGTATTACCACATCAGAAACTCAAAAAGAATATCTTGATGGTGTTATGAAAAACGTATCATATGATATTTTAAAACCTTTTATTTCTGAAGAATTTATTAAATCAGAATACCCATCAAAACCAATTATTGCGGTTCATAGTAGAGACCAAAAAGATTCTGTCAACATGATTAAATCTTTTTATATTAAGTTCCCACAATATAGATGGGTAACATTTAGAGATATGAGAGGTTTATCTCAAAAAGAATTTGCGAACACATTAAAAGATTGTTGTTTGTCAGTTTGGATTGACGAAACAAGTTCATACGGTACGTTCCCATTAGAATCCATGAAATGTGGTGTACCAGTATTAGGGTTAGTTCCAAACATGCTACCTGAATGGATGAATGAAGATAATGGTATTTGGGTTAATAATAAAATACACATTGTAGACTATGTTGCGGATTATATACAAAATTGGTTGGAGGATAACTTAAACCCAAACTTGTATGAATCTATGTTAAAAACAGTTGAAAATTTATCAACTAAAGAAGAATTTTATAAAGTGTCTGTAAGCCTATTTGAGGGTTACCTAAATAAAAGAATGTCTTCATTTGAAGAACAATTATCTAAACTACAAACAATAGAAGAATAATATGGAAGAGAAAAAAACTTTTGACGTTTCGGTTATTTTACCGATTAAATCAGGAAAATCTAATGGTTTTACTGAGTATTTTGAAAAATGTATAGAATCCTTGAAGATTCAAAAAGTAGGTATTAATGAACTAATTATTGTTCACACAAACGAAACTTACTTGGTCGACTACCTAAACAATTTTGATTTTGGCGATTTAAGTGTTATTAAGGTTGAGTGGACTAAAGAACCTAATTACGCATCACAGATTAACATTGGTGTTCGTAGTGCAAAATCTAAATGGGTATCGTTATTTGAAATGGATGATGAATACTCAAGTATTTGGTTTAAAAATGTTGATTTGTATTCTAACTCATATTCAGATGTTGACGTATTTTTACCTATTGTTGTGGATACTGACGCTCAAGGTAAGTTTGCTGGTTTTACTAACGAAGCGACTTTCGCAGCTAACTTTACTCCTGAAATGGGTATCCTAACTAACGAAACTTTGTTAGATTACCAAAATTTTCAAACATCAGGTATGGTAATTAAAAAGTCATCCTTTATTGATTATGGTTTAATGAAACCATCATTTAAACTTACTTTTGGTTATGAATTCTTTTTAAGAATGACACATAACTCAGTTAAAATTATGTCGATTCCAAGAATTGGATACAAACATACTAACTTAAGAGATGGTTCTATTTTTTGGAACTACAAAAATGGTGAAGATAGAATGTTAGAGGATGAAGTTAAATTTTGGATAGAGTCGGCCAAGAAAGAATATTTCTTTATTAATGATAGAGCCATAAAATATGAACCTCAACAAGTTTAATGACTGAAAATTTAAAACTAAGTGGTGAAACAAATGTTGAGTTAAAAAAGAAAGGTAGAAAACCAAAACAAAAAAATTATTTTGATACCCCTGAAGAAGAGGCTGTTGTTAGATTTTTACAAGCGGAAAGTGACGAGGAACGAAATAAGATTTACAATGAGTTTTTAAGAAAACCTTTAGACAAAATGATATCTTCAATTATTAGAAGATACAAACTCTATAGAAAAGACATGGATTTTACGGAAATACATGTGGACACTCATTCATTTTTAATGACCAAAGTAGAAAAATTTAAGCCTTCAAAGGAAAAGAAGGCTTATTCTTATTTTGGAACAATTTGTAAAAATTATTTGATGGGTCAAATAATTAAAGACCAAAAAGAAATTAATAGAAAAATTTCTTACGAGGATATATCATCTAATTTAGAAAACAATCCATCATATTCATATGATATTGATTCTGATGTTATTGATTCTGAAAATGTGATAAAAAAATTTTTATTAGAACTTGATAATTTTTTAGATAGTGAAAATTTATCCGAAAACGAATCTAAGTTAGGGCACGCATTATATGAATTATTTGATAATTACGAACAAATTTTTATTGGTAATGACAATAATAAATTTAATAAAAATGTAATTCTTCTTTCATTAAGAGAAATGACAAATTTATCAACTAAAGAAATTAGAGGTTCCATGAAGAAATACAAAATCATGTACTATAATTTAATAGAAAGTATGGTTAAATAAAAAAAATCAAAATTAATATTTATAGATATGCCAAGACCTCAAAAAAAAGAAATTACTTTAACTAAAGAATCTATGTTATCTCTAATGCAAGAGATATATAATGAATTAGTTGAACAAAGAAATACCGCAATTAGAATTCAAAATAAAATGTTAAGTATGATGAAGGAACCTGAGGATATGACGTTAATAGGTCCTGTTATCGAAAAACAACAAAAAATTATCAATGATTGTTTAGAGAAAAAATTAACTCTATCAAAATTACAATCAACCATGTGGGACAAAACTAACACAGGTAGTGAATCATTCTCAATCGCGGATTTAGGTATGGACGATGAAACATTACAAAGTTTGATTGAAAAAGATTTGTCGAAAGACAATGATGGTTACAAAATGAAATAAGTTTAATTAAATGTCTTTAGATTTAAATTTAGATTACGATAGTGCTAAAAGAAAAATTGAAGCCTCTAAAAGTTATAATGATTTAAAAAATCAATATGACCAGGCAACTAAAAAGGGTGGTGATTCTTTTGAAGAGTTTAGTGGTGATGTTACAGAATCTATTGACAAGTTAAAACAAGAAACTAAAAAGTTTCAAAGACAAATAAAAAATCAGTTTGAGCAATTACTCGACATTAATAATGTAACAGGTGGAAAAGGAAGTAACTCGATTAGGTATATTAAAAGATTACTTTTAAAAACTCTTAGAAATATTGAACCAAAAATTTCTGAGATTGTTCAAGACTGTTCACTAAAAGCTATTGGTTGTGACCAAGAGCAAACTTATGACCCTCAAATATTATACATTAAGGTAAGTTCTATAGATTTAATAAACTTACTTAAAAAAGACCCAACATCTGATGATGGTAGGGTTCTATATGAAAAATACCCAATAAATGTTCAAGTATATCCTTTTGCAATGAATAAAGAATTGTATGAAAGGATACAAAGTGGTAATCCATACTCAGTAGATAATGGTCAGTTATATTTAGGAGCCTCAACACAACCTTTATTTGATATTCAATACGTTGAGTTTGATAATTTTGGTCAAACAGGTCCTTGGTTTAAAATAACATTACAATCAAGACTTAACAATGTTAACAAAGTAGGAACCTTTTTAGTTGATTATTACAAGTCAATTAAACTTGTTGATTTTACAAACATAATGGCTTACATAATGGAGTCATTGAGCGGTGCAATATCAATAAGTGCAAATGTGGGAATTGTACAAGCCGATGACACGAGTAAATTTTTATTATTGATTCAAAGAATCTTAGGATTATGTTTTGACGGTAAAAGTGAAATTGATGTTAGTGGTATTGCAAAATTAGCCGAGTTAGATGGTGTTGATAATTCATTTTTTGAATTTACTGACATTGATTTAAGAAATATTGACCAACGAATTACAAATATAAAAAATGGTGTTGTTGAGTTTGAGGAATGTGGTAATGTAAAGTTACCTGTTAATTTCCAAGAGATATTAGAAGGTTTAAATAATTTAAATTTTGTTGAGGATAAGGATTTGGTTGATGCTGCGGATGCTTTAACCGACACATTAACTAACAATCCTGCTTGGAAAGGATTTGCGATTGATGGTAATATAAATGCCGCGGTAGATTTAAATTTTGTTAAGTTAATTGTTCAAGGATTAATATCAGCATTATTAAGCCCAAAAGTTTTATTACCAATTATGATTTTATTAAAATCGTTAGGTAATGACATTGTTGATGTTATTGACACATTGGTTAAATTTATGAAAGAATTTAAAGATTTTGTAATCTGTGTTGTATCAAGAGTTGGGGCAATTTTTGTTGAGGAATTATTTAATCTAATTAAGAAAGACATTAAAAATTTATTACAGGCAATAATTTTAGATGTTGCAAAAGAAAAATTAGATAAAAGAATTATTATAATATTAAAATTAATTCAATTATTAATACTAATTGCTGAATTTATATCAGATTGGCGAAGGTGTAAAAGCGTGATAGATGAAATATTATGGTTACTAAGAATTTTAACTTCTGGTTGGGGCGGTGAAGTACCCTTACCGTTATTGTTCGCGTCTCAATTAATGGACGGATACTCAGAAACAAGAGCGTTTATCGGAGCCATTGAGGAAATGCAAAAAATGGGTATACCTACAGGGGCAATGCCAGATGGTAGTCCTAACTTAACAGTACTTCAAATGTTTGGCCAAATGAAAGCGATGGCTAGTGAAGAAGCTGAAAATGGTAAACTACAGGTGGCGATTCCACCATTAACTATGACACCAGCGGGATTAACAGTCCCCGCCAGTGGATTTGGTAAGAGTGTATAATATGACTAAAAAAGAACAAGCCGAAAAAACTTTAAGAATTGTAAAAGATTTTAAATCACATTCAAATAAAGACTTACAATTTGCGATGGACTTTATTCAAGAAGATTTTAATTTTACTAAAGAACAAATATTAAAATTAACAGAACATTTAGATAAGTTAGAATTAACTTATAATACGGTATTAAAAGAATACAAAACAAGAAATAAAAAATGAAAATAGATAATCAAAACAAACATCAAATTTTATTTCCAGGTATTGTAGTCGATGTTAAAGACCCTGCAATGCTAGGTAGAGTTAGAGCAAGACCTGTAACCAAGGACATTGAATCTATGATTTCAGGTATTGATACGACTAAAATAGAAAATGGTGATTTAAAAGAACAATACAAATGGACATCTATTGACCCATTAGTATTTATGCCTTTGTTACCGTTTTTTGTTAGCCAAGTTCCAAGAGAAACTGAATATATTCATATTATATACATGAATAAACAGTTTCAAAACAAAAATCAGTTTTACATTCAAGGACCTTTTTCATCCCCAATGTTAAGCCCTAATGAGGTCTTTAATTCTGCTGAAAAATATTTAGCCGCGGGTGATTTAATTAAAGAAATACCTGGTGTTAGAAATCCTGATGGTTCATTTAAAGTTGATTGGAGTGAGGGGGTGTTCCCAATGCCAGGAGATAATGCAATTTTAGGTAGAAGATTTTCCGACATTATATTTAAATCAAGACAGGGTGAAACTGGTCTTGAAGATTCTGTTTTAATTAGAGCGGGAAAAACAAAATCTTTAGTACCTGGCGAATTACCAAGAGCCAATAATGACAGGTCTTTTTTACAATTAAGTTATTTTGGTCGAGAAAAAATAACAGGTGAAACAAAAAAACAAAGTAGGTTTGTTGAGAATGTTAAAGTGGTAAAAAAGATGATAATTTGGGATATTCAAAATTTAGAAAACGGTCAAAATTCATTTAATGGGAGCGTTGGTTTATATAATGTAATACCATCAGGAAAAGTTAATACTAAAAATTTTCAAGCGGATACTATACTAAATTTATCGATAGGTACTGATTTTTCGGGTCCTTTGGAGGAAATTAAATTTAATGCGAAGACTTTTGAGGAATCGTCTAATTTAATTAATAAATTTATTGAGGGCGTTTTTAAGGGTAATCTAACTAATATACCAGATTATCCCGTTAAATCAGCATCAAATTTATCACCAGAACAAACGTTTCCCTTTGTTGTTACACCATCAAAAAAAAGTTATGAAACTGGTATTAAATTTGCACCTTCACAAGTTATAAATGACGTAAAAGAATTGGTTAATTATACTAAATTTTATGGTAAAATAAAATTAAATACGGGACTAGTTAATAGCGGATGGTTTTTAGTTTCGGAGAACAAAAATGGTGTGGCAGCTATTGGTCCACAAGTTGATACAAAGATAGATGAATTTACTGAAACAAGTTTTGTGGATAGCGATGTAAGTTATGCCGTGCTAGGTGGTCAAAATGTTTATTTGTTATCTCAAATGTCCGAAGGTCCAAAAGGTAAAGTAGATTTATATAACACAATTTACGGAATTAGTCAAGATAAATTTATTGGTGATAATAGCTCGATTCAAAATAGAACATACGCAATGGTTAGGGGTGACGAACTTATGATTTTATTAAGAAAAATATTCTCATACGTTACAGGTCACGTTCACGCCATAGCTACAGTACCACCAATTCCTGTGGCTGCTGGTAACGGTCAAACAAGTGCAGAAATTGACGCGATATTAGCAAACTCAGAAAATACGGTATTAAATCAACAAATAAGGATTAATTGATATTTATAAGTAAAACACTTAAATGTCAATTAATAATTCGTATTTTAGTAAAAACAATACTTTAATATCTAATAGTTTTACAAATACAGGTAGAAACCCTGTAACTGAACTGTTTTTTGGTACAACAGCAGTATCTCAATACCCTAATGGTTTTAGTAGATTTATTTTTAACTTAGACTTATCTCTTCTTTTACAAAAAATTTCGGACGGTACAATAACTACAGGTTGTACTAATAATATGACACATACTTTGAGAATGGTTAATACTTCAACATTTGATTTAGAACTATTAAATACATCAACATCTCAAGGTAGAATAAGAGCGACATCATTTGATTTAATTCTTTTTAGAATTCCATATATCAATGATGACCAAAACACCCCTCAAATTTGGGACGAGGGTGTTGGATATGATTTTGCGGATTTAATTTACGAATACAGTAATTTTGATAAGAATTTTTCTGATAGACCATCAAATTGGTATCAAACAACAACGATAGGTGTTTGGACTGAAGATGGAATTTACAGTAATGACAATACGGGTAATGTTAATTATTCAGGTTTAACTATTGTAGATACGCAACATTTTGAATTTGGTAATGAGAATATTTCGTTTGATATGACAAATGAAATAAACTTAATTATTAATGGTAGTTTAATAAATGTTGCAGGATGGGGCATTGCGTTTAAGCCTCAAGTAGAAAGTTTAACAGGTCTAACTAATACATATGAGGTACAATTTTTTACTAGACATACTCAAACTTTTTACGAACCATTTTTAGAAACGAATTATAATGATTTAATTGATGATGATAGAAATTTATTTTCATTAGGTAAATCAAATAAATTGTATTTGTATCTCTATGATAGTGGTAACCCAATTAATTTAGATAACAATCCTTTGGTTGACATTTTAGACCTATCTGGTGACCCAATACCAGGTTTAACAGGTTTGACAACATGTAGAAGAACAAAAGGGGTTTATGAAGTCGTTATACCTCCGTTAGTAGGATATAAAACACCATGTGTGTTCACTGATAAATGGTACAATCTTAATTTAAACGGGTTTCCATTACCAATTCAATATAATGAATTTACTGTACAACCACTTAAAAACTCAATTCAAATTGGTACAAATTCTGCCGACCCAAAATTATATGGGTTTGATTTTTACGGTATCAAACAAGATGAAAAAATATTAAATTCTGATATTAGAAAAGTTGGGGTTATCATCAAACAAGCTTACACAACTGAAAAATTATTACAAAATGTTGATGCGTCTTACAGAGTGTATGTTAGAGAAGGTCAAACAGAAGTTGAAGTTCAAGGTTGGACAAAAATTAACAGGACTCCAAACGAATATTATTTCATATTTGACACACGAGATAAAATACCTAATGAATATTATATTGATATTCAGGTTGTGAGTAGTGGAGAAGTTAACACTTACAAAAAACAAATAAAATTTCAAATAGTTAATATGAAATATTTGGAACAATAAAAGATATTTATAAATAAAAAAAAATGGCAAATAGAATAATTACAGCAACCACCTGTGTTGAGGGTGTATCAACCGAATATATTATTAATGATTCAGGTATTGATTTTTCAAAAATATATCAATTAAATAATGGATTATGTGCATCAATCGCTTCAGGGGAAACAACAAACAATTTCCCTAATATGTCATTCCCTTATGGACCATTTAACGATTGTGACGATTGTTATGAACCATTAAGTGCTAATACCGAATCATTGGTTTGTGTTGAGTGTTCAGGTTCAACCTTTACAGTTACACCTCCCCACCCTGTTTACACAAACGGTCAATTTAAAGATATTGTCCAACTAAACGCTATCGTTATTGGTGGTAACGGATTAAACGCTTAAAATATGAAAAAAAACAATTATGAAAAAAATAATTAGACTAACTGAATCAGAATTAACAAAATTAATTGAGAATAGTATTAAAAGTATTAGAGAAGAAGATGAAGAATTAGGGGTTAGAGATATGGGATTCAAGGTTGAGCCCAATATTAGAATGACTCCAAGAGAGAAAGAAGTTGAAAGTTTGTTTGGTAAATACGAAGAACAAATTCCAAATGACGTTCTCAGATATCTAAGAAAAAACCCACAATTACTTATGAATCGTTTGGTCGATATTTACGGTGAAAAGTTTTTAGACTTTGCAGAAAAAGCGTACATAAATCAAATGAAAAAAAATTTAAAAAATGACAACTATTAAATTAACCGAAAAAGATTTAAACAGAATTATTAAAAGGGTGATTGTGGAGACATCGCCTGAAGGAATATCTCTAACTTATGATGATGTTGTTAAAGCGTGTCTTGGGTATTTAATTGAATGGAGTAAGGGTATGAGACCATTTAAGGACAATCAAGGGTTCACAGGTACGGTAGTAAAAAATGACGAAATGGTTAGTGAACTTAAAAAATATTTAATATCTCTTCGTGATAAAAAAGAAAAAAGACCTTTAAGTAAGGAGTCTAAGGTGTTATTAAGGACAATTATAAAAATGTTAAAAAAGGTTCAAGATAAACAAAGATATATTACATTGGGTTCCACTTACAATGAATCAGTTTTGTCAAAAAATATGGGAAAAATGTTATCAGAACAAAAAACCCAACGATATATGTTCTTTTCAAATTTAGAACAAATGAGAAGACAGTGTGATTTATTACTTGATTTAGACCATAGTGAAATTGAATCTATTTTAAGTGATGGTCATGATTGGGCTCAAGACCATATTGCCGAAGCTAAAAATAATATGGACCAAGTATTTGACTTCTTGATGAATGAAACCAAACGATATCACAAAATGGGGGATGAAGTTATGGTTCCTTCAAACACAGATGTTATGGAAGAAGGTCGTAAAAAGACTGGTACTAAATTATGCGCTCGTGGTAAAGCCGCTGCTAAGGCGAGGTACGACGTATTTCCAAGTGCATATAGTAATGGGCATGGAGTACAGGTTTGTAAAGGAAAGATAAAAGGTCTTGATGGTAAAAAAAGATGTTCACCACCTTATTGTTAAAAAATAAAAGAGACATTTAGTCTCTTTTTTTTTTGTGTTTTAATGTCTATCCATATATTTATTAGTATGGGTAGACAATGTAGTAAATGTGGCGATGTTAAATCAGATAATGATTTTTACCAAACACAAAGAGGTAATAGATGTAAGGAGTGTATTTTAATTGAAACTAGAGAATATAAGAGAAAAAAAAGGTTAGACCCCGAACATAGAAAAATGGAAGGTATTAAGCAAAAAGAAAGAAGGGTTAGTCTTTGGCAAAACACTTTAATACACGATTCAAAACACCGTAAAATTGAGAATACCTTAACCGTTGATGATGTGAATGAAATGTTTAATAAACAAAACGGTTTATGTTATTGGTTCAAAATCCCTTTAATACCTTCAAATCATAAAAAACACCCACAACAACCTTCTTTGGACAGACTTGACAGAAATAAAGGGTATACAAAAGAAAATGTGGTATTATGTTGTTATTCTGCAAACATAGGTCGTAATGAAAATAATTTAGAAACTTGGTCTGATTTTTTAAAATTACTTTTGATTAATAAATAAACTTTACTATATTTGTGTAAATGAAATTTTGAATGATGAATCGGTCCTTAAAAAGAATATTAAAACGAATGTACGTTAAGTTCGTTCTGTGGCACAAATATAGAGTATTAACGCCTGATATTCATAGAAATTCAAACGAAATGATATGTGTTTCCATATGTAGAAAACTGGTCTCCCATCATGACTCAGAATTTGCCATAGCACCAATCTCCTACAAAAAATACATAAAAAATAAAACACTAGGTTTGTTTGTTGTTTTATACGAAAGACAGATTAGTATTACAAACCACGTTTATCATTATGATGTAGTAGTTTCACAAAGAGAGTGGGACAAAATAATGTCCATATACGACCAAAAAACTGAAAAGATTAGACAAGAGTATGAGTCTGAAATTCACTCACAAATAAAACACTCTTTACACACAATTTTAGAAAAAGTTAGTAATCCCTAACTTATTTACTACTTAAAACTTTTTTTACAATTCTAACTAAATCAGATTCGGTTAATTTAATAGTTTTTGAATTACCCATCTGTTCGAATTTATTATTACTGTAATTAGTAAACTCATGGATTATATTCATAAGTTTACCATATAAATTATACCTGTCAAATAAATTCATAATTTTGTCATAATTTACCACATTATTTTTTTCGTCATAAATTATTATACCATCAGGGCTTGGGTATCTTCCACCTAAATAAGTTTCATTTGGTTTATTAATATAAAAACCAAATTTAGATGATTCTAATTTTTTTTGTAATTCTATATCCTTAATGATTAAATACCCCAATGAACCCATTTTATTATGTTTATTAAACATAGTTTCGTCAGATGATGATGTACACCATTTAGTATTTGCACCGTATTTACATGACGCGGCATGGGTTAATGGTATTACAAATAAGAAATTATCATCTTCATATATTTTTTCTTTTTCATTAGGTTCTATTTTAAATTTTTCAACAATAGTCTTTTTACTTAAAACATTTTCTTTCTTTGGTTTGTATGAAGTCATTACAGGTTTTTGTCCTTTACCTGTTTGTGTATCTTGTTTTTCTGCTTTACGTTTTTGTTGACACGCCGCTCTTTTTTGTGAATCACTCATTTTACCAGCAACACCCGCAGCTCTACATTTTGGATAAGCACCTTTTGATGTATCAGGTCTACCACATGGGGGATGTTTACCATTAACCTTTCTACATATATTAACCCAAGGCCCTTTTGGTTGTTTAGAACCCTTAGGTTTTTTCTTTGTACCAAACCAAACTGCCAAATCTTCATTCAAAGGTATTTTATCAACATCAATCCATTCACTTTCACCGATAGTTATAAAATCATAATTATTTTCTGCGTGCTTGGTACCAACTTCGGCTCTTTTTTCAATCTTTTTACGTTTGTGTTTTGGGGTACTCATTTTACCATCCATAGCATCATGTTCTAATTCAGGACTGTCAAAAGGTGTTACACTAATACTGAAAGGTGCTAATTGTGACTTTTCAAATTCATGATAACCAGGCACTATTGGTGGAACATATCCATCAACACCGTTTGTTGATGTCATTTCTTTTAAAACCTTTTTTATTATACTTTCTTTTAACATAATAAATAACTATACTTATAAATATCACAAATTTATAATTAAGGATGCAAGAGGAAGAATTATTCGGAAAGTTGTTTAAAACAATACCATTGTATAACGAAGGTCATTTAGAGATAATATTACAAACAATGGATAATGAGTCGGCAACATTTATGTTAATACAAGCGGTTAGACATGCCTTTGATAAAGGTGTTTACTCTATAGGTGAAACCGAGGTTATTTCAAAATCAATCAGAGTGTTATCCAAAAAAGAAGAAACTCAAGAAATTGAAAAAGAAACCGAAAATTAATTTTGGTGTTTATTTTTTTTTAGTTATCTTTGAAGTATGAAAAACATCCTAACAATATTGTCAATCTTTTTGTTCAGTGTTCTTAACGCTCAAACAAGAAAAGACACTATTGGTAACAATCTTAATATTAAGTATCTTAATTCTTTATTGTTAGAGGTTAGTAATGAAATTACCAAAGACAGTGGTGTTACATACGTATATAATGACGTTGCTTTCAAATGTGCGGAATATCAATCTTCTTACTTGTCAGTAAACGCTAAAATTCACAATCAAAATAAAAATTGGCATCGCAATTACAAAGAACATAGAGGAGTATTACTTAACAGTTTGTCAGATAGACAAAAATATTTTGACAAAAAACAAACTTTAGGTTGTGCTGCGGAAAATTGTACTCTTAAATACTTAGACCCATCTATGACCTACGAAACTTTAGCGAAATCAACAATTCAAAACTTTCTTGATTCTGAACCACACAAAAATGTTTTATTAGGTAAAATTATTAAACTAAAATTTTTAAGTTATTCTGCGACAGAAGGAACTTACACTTTTCATGATGGTGTTAGTGTTGTCACAAAAAAAGTTATTTTTGTTGTTGGTTATTTCAGTGAACCAAAATAAAAAAGGTGGTTAATACCACCTTTTTTATTATTATCTTAAATTAATTGTTGTTAGTGTAAATTGTAAAACTCTAATATAATAATATTCATCTCTGGCAGCTACTAATACTGGTCTACCTTCAGTAACATATTTTGTACTTGATTCGGCTCTTGTGTCATAAACACCTTGTTTTTCTCTTGGATTTTGAAATTTACCGAAAGACAACCCCCCAATAAATAATTCGTCACCGCTTATATAAGCTTCAGGTGTTGTGTTTCCGTTTAATCCTGTACTGTAATCAAAAGTTGGTAATACATCATCACCTAAATCCTTAACATCTGTTTTTAATATACCTGTATTAGTATTTGATAATCTTTTAGCGGGAACTACTCCACCGCCAAACTTTGTTAAATCAACAAAAGTTTCAATTTCAGGTATTGCTTCAGCGGGGATTTGGGTTCCTGAGGTGCCTTGTGTTTTTGTTGTTTTACTACCTAAATCCACACTAACTTCAGTACTTGATGGTTTTACTGTTACCATTCTAAATTCAGAACCCCTTTTATCTTGTTGGCCATAATAGTTTATACCTGTTTCATATTTAATTTTATTTGTAATATCTTGACCTGTTTTATCTAAAACGTCTTGTATAATTATTTTACCCAACTCTTCACCTCTATTATCAGCTAAGTACTGATTCATTTTGCTTGGGTCAGTTTCACCAGCGTACGGTGGAGTGTCTGAATGGTCTAAAGAAGAATACCCTGAAGGAACATCCAATGTTGGTCTTGCGGAGTCGGCAGTTCCTTGAATTGTGAAAGTAGGTAATTTAGATGTATTAGCAACACTTAAAAAATCAACAATCTTTTTAATAAATTCGTCGTAAGCTGATTTAGCATCAGGATATCTATCAAATTTTGGTTTAACCATATTATCAGGATATGGAAACAAAGAATCTTTTAATTCTAATTCGGTAAAAATAGGTTCAGGGGTTTTTCCTGGTGGTGTATCAGGTGTGCTTTCACCTTTAGTACCTAATCTGATTCCACTAGTCATTAAGGTCATGTTGTATTCACCACCTTCGTATTCCACATTAGTTGCAACAACTCCTGAAGGGTTATTTAATTCAACATTACCTTTGGTTCCTCCTTTCCAATTAAAAGATACTTTTTTTGATTTTTGTTCACTGACAACAACACCTCTTTGATAACCAAAAAGGTATTTCATGTTATATAATTCTTCAGTTAGTAATTTTTTTTCCATTTATATTATTTTTTAAACTTCATCAGATTTAAAAGATACTGCTGAACCTTGTTGTGTTCCACCTTGTTGTGTTCCATCTTGTTGTGTTCCACCTTGTTGTGTTCCACCTTGTTGTGTTCCACCTTGTTGTGTTCCATCTTGTGGTGTTCCTGTTGTCGGTGCTGATTGAGCTCCTGAAATAACACCACCACAAGCGGTAAACGCTGTAGTAGTTTTTGGACCCCAAATACCATCCTCAACTAATTTTGTTGGTAACTTATCAGTTGGGCATTTATCATTAATTTTTATCTGTACTTGTAAAACTTTATCTTTACACGCAGGTTTTTTATTTGCACCTAAACCAGCACAAGTTGCGGTTTTCCATCTTTCTGATGTTGTTCCACCTTGTGGTGTTTGTTGTGCTACTGGTTGTTGTGCAGCTGGTTGTTGTGCAGCTGGTTGTTGTGCATCTTGTTGTTCTGATAATCTATTTTTAGCGGTAACGTGTAAATTTAAAATACGTTCTTTTTCAGATTCTGTTAAAATTATTCTTTTTTTCATTTTATTATGAGGTTAAATATTTGTCCAAATCAGCATCAGTTGGTACTGAAGCTTTTGGTTTAGTTGTTCCTGCGGTCGCACCAGATGAAGCTGCGGTTTTAAATTCTTTATCATTACAAGTGTAGTTTAATACTTGCTTTGTTGTAATGTCACCTTTTCTTCCATTACCAAAGTATCTAAAATTACCAATAACAAATGAACCATTTGATTCCATTTTAATACGCTTCTTATTGGCTAATGTTGGTACACATGGGAAATTTTTGAATGTTTCCTCAGCACTTTTTGAAGCCGCTGGTGCTGGGGTTACTTTAGGTACAGTAATTTTAATTGAATTTTCTTTAAAAATATCATTACCACTACTATCAACATCATCTTGGTAGGTCATTGTAATTCCAATACTTTTTAGGTGATTATAAATTTGTTCAACGTAACTTAAATCGTCGGTACCAAACTCACCATTCAATATATTAACAATTGTTATATACTCACCCATACCATAAGCGGGAATTAAACCATTAACCAAATTAAACATATTACCGTCTTTAATTTCCTGTATTGCAGCAACAATTGCGTCCTCATCAGTACCCATACCTACAGCCGCTTTAGCCATTTTGGCAGCAATTCTTTTAGCTGATTTGGTTAATTCATCACTTTGTTCGGTTAAATATTGATTTTTTGTGGCAGTTTCATGAAGATTTAAAATTCTATTTCTCTCATCTTCATTTATTAAAAATAAATTTTTCATTTTTTACTAGTTTTTATTATATAAATATCACACAATCCAAAAAAAAGTCGTATCTTTGTATTGTAATTAAAGGAAACGATTCAGATACAAGATATTTAATTACGTTGTCAGGGCGAAAGAATCCTGATTTAAACAGGGAAGGAACGATTCAGATACAACCCCCTGTTTTTTTACACCCAAATTACAACTTGGTCTTTACCAACCCTAAATGGATTGTCATATGATTCCCTAAAAACTGTTGTAATATATAGTTTCCAATATAAACCCATTTCTTGGTTTGGAACTACTGACATAGCCATTGCCTTTTCGGGTGATTTAATAACAAAGGCCTCGCCTTCAGTAATGTCTCCTGATATAATTTTTTCAGCAATTTCATTTCTTGCTTGTTGAACAATATAACTTATTTCACCATTAGAGATTTCTCTCTCGTCATAATTTTCAATACCCTCTCTTTTTCTTCTAAGGTAGGCGTGGTGTGTTCTGTCAATATCAAATGCAAAGGTAACTTCGATATTTGCTGATATTTGAGCAATCCTTTTTTCTAACAAAAGAGATTCCTTGATTAATTGACGTAATAGATTCATTACATATAAATACTTTTAAACTAAGTTTTGTTTGATTTTCGAATATTTTCCTCGCCCCACAATGGTTGGAGGTTTTCTAATGACCAACATTTCATAAATTCTTCGTCCCCAATTTCTACTATATTATGGACAGAAATGGGTGTTATATGGTCAACATGCCAATCACCATAGTTATCCCATGTCATACCGTCTTTAAATTGTTTTTCTAAGTGATTAATAAGTTCTTCAGGTGTATATTTTAGAATATCAAAATAATGTCCGTTTTTTTGAACATTGTTTTCTTTTAATACCTGATAAATAGCGGTTCTAAAATTATTGATTAGTTTATAGATGGGGTCAGTATCTTTACGATGTTTTTCGTACTTACGTTTATAATCTCTATGTTTATCAATATTTTTTTCTCTCCATTGTTTATGATACTCATTAAGACGTTCTCTATTTTCTTTAGACCATTTTTGGTGACTTTCTGAAAGTCGTGTTTTATTTTTTTCTCTATATTTTTTATCGGCAACTTTTTTACCGCCTAAAAACTTTCTTCCACTACCTTTAATAACCACCCCATTTTCTTTTAATATTCTACTTATGGTAAAAGTGGACCAATTAAATTTTTCAGATATTTCGCGTAATCCTTTAAGTTCATCGACAAACATTACTTTAATTTCATTAATTTCTTTCTCAGTTGGGGTAATCTTTTTCATATAATATAAATATAATATATTATTACAAAAAAACAACTATTTAATTTTATATATAAAAAAAGGTCAGATTTCTCTGACCTTTTTAAGATTTATTTAAGGGTTTGATTATCTCAATTCTCTTAAATCAAATGTACGAACTCCATCAACGGTAATACGTGCGTAGAAGCGGTTGTTCACCATTTTTTTCGCGTATCTCGTCATTATACCTTTTATTGGAGTAAAGTTAAATGGATTGTACATTGTAGGAGTTAATTGTAGAGGTACATACGGTGCGTAGATGTAACCTGTGTCTAACAATGACGTTCCTTTGTGTCCAATTAACACTTGGTTAGCTGGGAAGTAAGGGTCACGGTAAACTTGGTAACGACCTGCTAATGTACCAACTCTTTCAATACCCATGTTGTATTGGTCTTGCTCAGGAGATGCGTTAGATACGTGGAAGTATTCTAAATCATCAAAGATTGCAGAAACCTCAGATGATACAACAATCCAGTTAGCTCCACCACGAAGTGTTGACTTGTGAATTTGAGCTGACAATTGGTTGATAGCTGTAATCAATGTTTGGTTCCAGTCTTTCTGAGTGTAAGAAGTAGTTTGAGAAATTCTTCTCCAACCGTTGTAGTCCCAACGTAGGTTCCAAGCCGCACCTTTACGTAAGTCACGTAAAATTTCACGGTCAATCTCAGCTGCTACTTGCTCAGATAACAATGCTGTTAACTCAGCTTCAGCGTCGATGTTATGGAATGCTGCTACGTCTTGAGCCAATTCAGGAGACCATTGTGCTCTTAGTTTTCTTTCTGTTACAGAAACTGTAACTGACTCAAGGTCGAAAGAAACTTCACCAATTTTGTCTTCGAATTCTAACTCTTCGTAACGTCTCCATGCTGCGTAGAATGAACTTGAAGTTAAACCTGTCGAAATTGTAGTACCAGTGTAACCATCCAAAGATGTTGAGTTACAATCAGCACATACTGGACAAGATAAATCTACTTCCAAGTAAATACAACCATCTGCAGAACAGATATTTTTAAATGAACCACCATTACCTGTTGAAGGCCATGATGTAGTTACTGTGTTACCGTATTGAACGATACCTTGACCATATTGTTGAGTAACAACTCTGAACAACAATGGACCTGTAGATACTGTACAAGGTGAGCCTTCAGCAACTGTTAAACCAGCACCTGTAAAGATAATTAAGTTAGACAAGAACTCTTCTGTGTCCATTTCATTACCATTAGGTCCGATTAATTTACCAGCACCTGTGTCAGCGAAACCACACATTTTAACGATAACTTTTCTTGTGTTACCTGAAGCGATAAGACCACTACCATCAGTTGTACCCGAAATAATCGCATCTTCTAAGTTACCGTTACTCCATTTTTGGATTGAGGTTGTTGCTGTGATAGCTGACCAACGACCTTTAGAATAATCGAATAAACCTGCTGGGTCTAAACCTGGTTCAGTTCCTTCGTAGAATAAATCGTAAAGGTTTTTAGAGAATGGTGCTCCACTGTTATAACCCGCTGCTGGGTCACCAGGATAGTTACCAGGAGAACCTACAGGTGCGTAGTGGTCACCTGAAGATACATCACTCCACTGAGTGTTAGTACCACCACTGTAACCTTGAATTTTAGGTACGAAGTAGAACAATTTACCGATAGGTAAGTTCATTGCTTGTACAGAAACGATATCGTTTGCTAACAACTTAGAAAACACACGTCTAACGATTGGGAAAACCACAGTTTCAAAAGAACCTGAAGAACCGTCAGAAGTTGCTTCGTTAATCAAGAAGCTAGCTTGGTTTTCATAAAGCTGAGCTACGTTTTCTTTTAGGTGGCCTTTAAGACCTTCAAGGAACCCTAATTTGTCCCATTTGTTAATTGTATCTTCTTTGATAACTTTAAGGTGCTTAAGACCGATGTTACCAACAAGACCTGATTCTAATAATGCTCCCATTTTTTTGGTTTTTTATTAATTTTTGTTTAGTTTATTTTTATTTTATTTTTGCCATTAAATCTTTCATTCTTAAGAACTGAGGATTTTCATAAGTTTTAGACTCAATCAAGCTAACCGCTGAACCTGTTACTTGAACGTTTTCAATTTTACGCTCAATAGATTCGTTCATTGGTTGACTTGTCTTAACTGAAAGTTCATCTTTAATGGTCTTGTAAAGATTCTTAGATTCTTTTAGAGACTCAACACCGTCAAATCTTCTCAAGATGTTAATTTTTTCTTGTTTAGATGTTGAATGTTCAGTGAACAAACGAGTTGCGTATGCTAAGTTTGAGTTAAATACTGCAACTTCATTTAATTTATTTCTGAACACGTTAAGTGCTTTTCTGTACTCTTCATTTTTCTCTCTAAGAATTTGTACTTCTTTAGCGGTACTTTCGAAAGTTAAGTTTCTATTAGGAGTGATTGCTTTTCTTAAACCACGACCTGATTTAGAACCGTTTCCGTAAGTTCTTGCCGCCTCTTTGGTTTCATCCTTTTTAACGGTTTTCATTTTACCGTCCATGTTTTCACCTTCTTTGTATTCAAATTTTGCCTTACCTGTACCCATGGTTTTGTTAACTTTTTTCTTAATAGTTTTAAAACCACCTTCCATGTTAGGTTTGTTAGAATACACTTTTCTTTTATTTGGACTACCCATTCCGACACCTTTAGGTTTTACTGTCATTTTAGATTCCATAACGTCATCTAAAGCTTCAACATCACCTTCTTCCATTTCATAGTCTTTGTAGTGACCATCAACGTCACCCATTTTGCGACCACCTCTTCTCTTGAAGTCGTGTTTGTTTCCACCATATTCACCTTCTTCCATGTCTTCCATTTCGTCCATTTCGATTTCGTATACAATTTCTTCTCCGTCAGACTCTTCCTCATAAAACATACCACCAGGTCTGTCTTCTTCAGGTTGTGATGGTAAGTCCATATAATCATCCATATCATCTATGTCCATGTAATCCATGTTCATATCATCCATGTCGTCCATACCATATTCGTCGTCATCACTCATGAATACTCTTTCAACGATATCTTCAATTGACTCTTCGCCTTCCTCAACATCGTACATTTCAGAAAATTCTTCTTCCATGTCTCCATAATCAACACCTTCCATTTCTTCCATGTCACCAGTGTAGTCGTCATCATCACCTTCACCAACAATCATGTATTCTTTACCTTCATCTTTAAGATTAATGTTTCCAGCATCATCCTTTACAACAACAATGTTGTCTTCAGGACCTGCTAAAGAAAATACACGTAAGATTTCATCTTCATCTTCAATGCCAGTTAGGTCGATAGTGTCTTCCTCATCACCCATGTCCATGTCCATTTCGGTGTCCATGTCAAGTTCGTCGTTATCAGTATCCATTTCGTCACCTTCCATGTCATCCATTTCAGGTTCTTCCATTTCAACGTCTGTGTCAATCTCCATATCGTCTTCTTCTTGTTCAGACAGAGATTCTTTTACTAATTCTTTGATTTCTTCCTTCATTGTTGAAGCAAGTATTCCTTTTGCATTTTCAGCAACCGCTTCTTCCAAGTTTTTCATTTGGATGATTGCTTCTTCTACTAAAGATTTTTCTTTTGCCATAATTTGTTTATATTTTAATATATAAATATTACCATTTAGCAAAAAAGTTTAATTATCACTATTTTGATAAATGGTTTTTTATATACAATAAATATTTCCAAATTCACAAAAAATAAAAAAGGGGACTATTGTCCCCTTTTAATTATTGAAAATAATTGAAATTATTATTCTATCACCTCATCAATTTTACTTTCAACAATGGCTGTGATTCTCCAATCTTGAGTGTAGTTTTCGTAAACTTTAGTTACTTTAGCCTCAACGTCAGTAGGACTATAACCCCTAACCAATTTTTCTTCTCTTAATTTTTTAATTTTTCCTGATTGGTCATCAACCATATCAGTTGTGATTTTTGCTACAAAATACTTTTCGTCCATAATATAATTTTTAATATCCCAAATAATCGGTTAATCTTTTCATTAAGTCAATAGATTTGTCTGTAGCTCCACCAGTTTGTTTTTGCATTTTCATTTTATTTTCTTCCTCAATATTTTCTTCAAAGTTAAATCTTTCTTCAGGTTGACTAAATAAATAAGCTCCAGGTGTTGATGGTGAAGATACCAAGTCAAAACATATTAATTCAAAATCGTCTTGTACTTCATTTTGTTCACCAACTTTTTTAAGTGAACCAACACCACGAGATGATATACCTAATGTTACACCTTGTCTTAAGTAATTAGCTGCCATGTCCCCCTTAGTAGAAACAATACCTCTTTCATGGAACCCTGGTGAAGTTAATAATTTTAGCTTACCCATCAATACAGGCCCGTCCCACCAAATATCGGTTATTATGTGAGATACTCTATCCAAGTCTATAAGAGAAGATTCAGGGTGGTTTAACTCAGAAAGAGCCGTTCCTTTTTGAATCATCTTTTTATAATTGTCAGCCTCTCTTTTTAATATACGTTCAGGGTATATTCTACCATTTCTGTTTGGGGTATTATACTTTTGTAACACCGCGTAGAATTCAAAAGGTTTGGAATGGTCTAACATTGCTTTAGACTCCATAATAAATTGATTGTTTTCTTCTTTTGGATTAATAAATCCCGCATCATATTCAATCAAAATACCTTTACCACTCTCATGAGGTTTTAATATTTTCAAATCCATGTTTAATATTTTTATTTAATAAATATCAAAGATTTGCTATTTGTAGTGTTTCATTATTTGGATTACCTTTTTTTGTCAAATAAAATTTAAAATACTCATTGTTGTAAAAGACTTCATCAAATATGTTATTAGCGATTTTTTTAAGTGAATCTTTAATTTCTTTTGATTTGAAATCCTTATCGTCTTTAATTAAGTAAAAATTGATTTCTAAGTTCATAAATGATTTTTTACCTAATGAAATTCCACTTGACCTTAAATCTAAATCTACAATAAATTTTTCTTCAAAAAGATTGTTATTAACGGAATCTAATGTTGCGTGTTTTATCGCCCTGCTCATGTTTAGTACTACTCTATTCCAATTTTCGTACTCATCGATGGGTTCTACCCAAGTTTGGATGTTTAAATAAATTGATTTTAACTTTACTGAATCTACTGTACCATAGGTTATTTTTGCAAAGTTATTTGTTTGAATTTTTGAGGTTTTCCCCTTTTTCATTTGTCTTCATATTTTCCCTGTTTATTTTTTTAATAATAATAGGTATATTTAGAGTTATAGTCAAAAAACTAATAAATTGAAAGGAAATATATGATTATTGTAAAAGTAGACAAAAATTCTAATTTGGAAAAGGCCTTAAAAGTTTACAAAAGTAAAATTATTAAGACAAGACAACTTTCTGAAATTAATAACAGAAAAGAGTTTGTTAAAAAATCGGTTAAGAGAAGACAACAGATTTTAAAGGCTAAATACGTACAAAAAACATTTAAATCAAATAACGATTAAATATTTTCGTTTAGACCTTTTAATTTAAAATATGATAATTTATCGTATTTTTCAGAAATAACTTTTGATAAAGTTTCATCAATTTTTGATTTAGTACTTTTATCAATTGTTTCATTTTTTAAGTTTGTTAATTTTGTAACAACACTTTCTTTAATAGTTTCAAACTCACTGACATATTTTGAATCGTCCTCTGATAAAATTTTAATTAATTCTTTTTTGTCAGATTCATTTAGAGATTCTATGTAATTACTAATAGTCTTATTAGCTAAATTAACCATAGAACTAATTGGGATTAAAGGTGTTTCAGACTTAGTTAAAGGTTTTTTCTTAAGTGTTTCCGAAATAAGTCTTCGGCTTTCAAGTCTAGACTCAATCATTAAAACATTATTTGAAAATAAATTATCAATATTTTTATATTGGTTTTCAACTATAGTGTTTTTAACCCAATTCTTAATTTTATTAACATCACTTTCATTTATTTTATTTACGGTATTTTCATATACAGTAATACACTCATTGATGTAATCAAAAACTAAATTATTATCAATACCTTTGTTAGATGATAAATTATCGTACAAATAGTAAATTTTAGAAATATTTTTATTTTCTAAAACATACTTTTTAAAGTTTTTTAGTTCTTCTTTAAGGGTACCTTTTTTATACGATTCTAATAAGGTATTTTCTATTCTTGATTTTAATATTCCGAAATTCATCATTGTTTTTAATTATAAATATCAATCTCTTAATATTTTACTTAATTGAGCTTCTATTTCACCCAAAGAATTTCTTGCTTTCGACAAGTCAATATAATCCTCAGCGTGTAACAAATCATCACTTTCTAATAAAATATTCAAATTATCTCTTTTTACAGATTCAGGCGTTATCTCGCCGCCACCTTCAGATGGTGGAGGAGGTGGTGGCATTTCACCACCCATTTCGCCGCCTGGAGGTGGTGGTGGAGCCGCAGCCGCGTTAGCGGTATCACCTGTTTTAGAGCCGTAAAGTTTGTCAATATTGTCAAAAACACCTGTGTGACTAATAATTGTTGCGGTATTTGTAAGTTCCGCACCTACAGCTTTTTCAATTCTCTGTTGTTGTAAATCAAGTTTGATTTCTTCGTCTGAGAAACCTAATACGTGTTTTTTAGCCCAAGTAACAGAAACTGGTGCAATACCTTCAATTGCGGTAACAGCATCTTTATATAATAAAATTTTTTCTTTCCAAACTTCAATTTTTAATAAATCAGCTTGAGTTGACGGATTGGTTAATGCTAATGTAAAATTAGATAATTCATCTTCAAAACCTAATAAAAATAAATGAATGATTGCGATTTTATTTAATTCCGCTATCATACATTTTTGTATTCTATTAATAGTTCTTGCGAAACGAATATCCATTAATGATAAATTTTTACCATCACCAACAGGTTCTTCAAATCCTAAAAACGCTTTAGGAACACGAAGAGCCGTTAACAATTTCTTTTGGATGTACTCGATGTCGGCAATCTCCGCTAAATTCTGAGCTCCAGGTAATGTATCGATTGGGCTTGGAGCTGCGGGGTCTCTAACTGGAATAAAATAATCTTGGTCAACCGCCATTTGATTAAATCTCATGTCAACATTTCCTGTTTTAGAATCAACAACTTGGTCTCTTTTAAATTTATTTGCAACACGTTGTACATATGGTTCAACATCTTTGTCGTCCATGTTTCCAACATATACTTTAAACACTCTTCTTTCAGGAGCCCTTGATGTTCTATAAATTAACATCGCGTCTTCAGATAATAAAAGTTGTTTCCAAATACGTCTGGCTTTTTCTAACATAGATGTACCATATGGAAGTTTTCTGTCATCACCCAACAATCTAAAATGAGCTATTTCCCAAGAATTAAATTCCATATCCTTGGCTTTCCATTTAAATCTTAAACCTTTGTTTTCAACAGGTTCTTCAACGTTAGCTGATTTAGCCGCCATACCTCTTTCAAGACGTTCAATCTCGATATTTGGTAATTGCATGCACCCAACAACACCCTTGTCAGAATCTAATTTTAAATAAACAAAGTTATCTCCATACTTACAAGTGTTTCTTGTCCACATTGGTAAGTTTGTATTAATGTCTAAAACATTATTAAATAAATCAACAAGAATTGATTTAATACGTTTTGACTCTGAATAGATTTGTAACATATAACCATTTTGGTCAACAGTTGTTGATTCTTCTCCGTAAATGTCTAATGCAGCGGAAATCTCAGGGGTATACTCCATAGATTCGTAATCGTAGAACGAAGCTAAACGAGTCGGTTCATAATAAACGGCTTGTGTATATAAATTACTTTCAATTTTAGTCCACTGATTAGCAAGATAATAAGTTTGTTGAGCCTGCAATTTTTGCATCTCATACTCTTGTTTGGATGTAGTTCTAAGTAATTCTTTTTTATCTAATTTATAGGTTGGGTAGTCCTGCTTCAATAATGAATTAGGACCAAAGGCTTGGGACAACCTTTGCCAAACTGTAAATTGATTATTTTGATTATTTTCCATATTAAAAATTTAATCTCAATTAATAATAATTAAATAGTTAGGTTCTTTTAATCTTATTAATGTTAATGTCATTATTTGGTTTCTGTTCATTTATTGTGTTATCACCACCAGGTTTTACATTACTAACACCTTGTCCTGTAACATTTAATTTACTACCGTTAATAATATTTCTCGATTTTTTTCTCTGAACAAATCCCATATTAGTTTTTATTATAAATATTATCTAACCCCAAATAACCAACCATACTTATGATAATCTTCTTTTGTAAAATTTTGACCACCAAACTGCCTAATCCTATCGTTGTTATTTGGTATAACAGGATTAAAACTTAAAGCCTCTCTTGATTGTTCATTAGTGTTTACTGACCAAGACTCAATCATCGCTTTAGTGTGTTCAGTAACTTTTGTTAGACTAGCAAATGATGATTCGGCAACATAGGTCGCCATCGCTATTGACATAATTAAGTCATCATGTCGTCCTTTTTGGTGGTCTGGTCTACCATTAATGTAAACAAAAGTGTCCATTTCATTATATAAACGTGTACTATAAATTCTAAAACTATGTCTCATAGCTTCTTCATATGAAGATATAATTTGGACTCGTTTGTTGTTAAAATTTATTCCTGGTATTTTTTCTAAAGCCTTTGGGTCGTATTTCCATTTATTTGCGGTATCAACACCATCAATATATAAATCTCTATAACCCATTTCTTGTAATTTTCTTGATGTTGAGACTCCCATACCGCCAGTTATATCGACAACAATAAACGCATTGTACATACTACCCCATTTATAACATATTTCAGCCATTGTGTCGGGTGGTAATTTACCCACAAATTCAGCAACCTGTTCTCTTTCATCAAAATCAATAATTTGAAATGAACTAAAGTCTTCACTATCTCCACGACTAACGTCAACCCCCATAACATATTTGTGACCCAAAACAGGTTCCTTCCAAATCCAAAGTGAGTTAGAAACCATTTTGTTTTGTGGTTCTTTTAACATGTTTTCTTTTATGTTTTGCATTAATTTAGAATCAAAAACATTGTCACCTGAACCTAAAAAGTTACACTCTAATTCCTGAGAAACTTTTCTTTTATCGTATTTAAGTTTTTTAACCATTGCTTCAAACCAAGATGAACATGGTTTGTACCCCATTGATATTAAAGACTTAACCTCATTAAAATCTCTATTATTAATAGGAATGTGTTCCCAACTAATATTAGTTTTTAAATCATATTCTTCTTTGTTTAACAAATAGTGAACAATATCGTCAGTTTTTACAAAATATAAATCTTTAGTGTATCGTGGGTCTCGGTACCAATACATTTCAGAAATTCTGAAATCATTCATATTTCTTAGTGATTGGTCATAAATTTCATAATAAATTGCGTCGTGTCCGTTTGGCGTTGATATTACAATAACTTTACCTCCAGTAGATAGAGACGCCATACAAGCCGCCCAAAAGTCACTATCGGCTTCAATAAACGCAGCTTCGTCAAATACAAGTATTGTTGGTGTAAAACCTCTTAAAGCGTCTTTAGATGTTGCCACGGCTTTCACCTCACAACCGTTATTTAACTTATAGTGTTTTTGAGAATTTTTTTCAGGTGCAAAATCAATACCAACCCAAGAAGGCCACTGACCTACAAAAGCTCTAATTTTATTGGCCATCTCTAAAGACGTGTCCAATTTATTAGCAATAATTAGAATTTTTTCAGGTTTTGATTTTTTAGCGAATGCTAATTTTTTTGAAATCCATGCCGCGGTAACTGTTGAAACTCCAGCCTGACGATATTTTAACGCAATATTTTCATTGTATTTTTCATAATCACTTAACAATGAAAGTTGGTCGGGAAATAACTCTAATGGTACGTATTTGGATACCGTGTTGTCGTAAGTTTCTAAATAAGTTTTAAGTGCGTAATGATTGTCTTTTTGACATTTTACATATTCTATTAAAACTTGTTCTTTTGTAAGATTACTCATAATTTATTAGTTTCTTGAGATACCCAAGCCACCTAATAAATCATCAAGGTCATCATCGTCCATACCATAATCATCTTTATCTAGCGCTGTTTCAGCCTCATATTGACGTAACTCTTGAATAATTTCATTAACCATTCTTTGTATAAACTGAGCCCCTTGAGGGTTGCCTGAAAGTATTAATTTAGCAATTCTGAAAAATTCTTCAGCCGAAAGTTTAGAAAATCTCATAAATAAATAATGTTGTATATGTTTTTTGTCTTCGTCAAAAAGTTCTGCGGGATAAGCCTCTGTAAATTTTTCCCAAAATATAGGACCTAATCTCATGTCCCATATTTCAGCAGGTAAAGTGTCTTCAGCCCCCATAACCATTTCGGCTTGTCTTGGGTCATCAGGTAGTCCATGTGTACCAAACACTTCATATACACCTTTTATCAATTCGTGCATCAATAGTGGGAATGTCGCAGCTCTTGCTTTAACTGTTGGCGGTTCTGTGTCTGGTTCAACTTCAGTTTGACCTAGTTGACCTCCACCTGAACCCGCCATACCTTCCATGTCAGGATAAACCCAATATAAGTGGTCCATTAAAGATTGTGTTACACCATAAAGACCAACTAATTCAGGGTTTAATCTGTTTAATTCATCCTGTACTAAATGGAACATATAGTGACCTTTTTTAGCCGCTCCTTGAATCAAAGAGTTAATAAATCTTCTTTTAGCTCTTTCCATATTGAATTTTTCAAATTCATCTACAAAATCTTCTAAATCTTCTTTGTGGTCTTCAGCTTCTTTGAACGCGTCTTCAACATCTTCTTTACTTGGTTCTTCAGGTTCACTTCTCATCCCTTCGGCAGAACTCATAGGGCCAGAAACTAATTTGGCATCAAACTGTAAAGCTCCTTCAGGAATACCCATTTCTTTTTTTACTAAATCTACCGCCAAATTTTCAAGATATTCTTTATTATTTCTTTCAACTGATTGTATTTTTTGTAAACCTTGCATCGCCATCATCATTAATTGCATTAATGGATTAGCTCCTTGTAAAGGTTGCGTAGTACCTAAATAATTTCTAACTTTATTTACGGAATCTTTAAATCTTTTAGATGATACAAGTTCAACAAAGTCTCTATCGCCTTTTGGCATTGCGGGGTGTTCAGAATATGGTGTTTGTTTTGAAGTAATCTTTCTTTCGATACCAGGTTCCATTCTTTCAGGACCCTCATAATCAATTGGTGCTTCTTTTAAAGATTTTTTTACTTCGTTTAGTAAAGTATATTCTTTTTTAGTTAAACCTTCGTTAACTAATTTTTTTTGTAAATCGTTTTTCAATTTTAAAGACTTTTCTATTTTAGTATTAAGAGCCATAATTATTTTAAATTAATTCCTATTTCATCAAAAGATAACCATGTTGGTAAACTTTTTCTACCTGCTTTTGGAGCTGGTTTAACACCAGGTTTTGGTTGATACGGTGTTGCAGGTTTACTTGGTTTAGTTGGCGTATCAATGTCAATATCAGGTTTAACAGGAGCTTCTTTACCTGCTTTAGGAGCTGGTTTAACACCTGGTTTTGGTTGATATGGAGTAGCTGGTTTACTTGGTTTAGTAGGTGTATCAACATCTGGTTTAACTTCAGGTCTTGCAGGTGCTGTTTGAGTGCCTTGTTCTTTAACCAAATTTAAAAATTCTTTTTTGGTCATTTTAGGTGTTATGTGTTTTTCAATCAATCTTAAAACTTGTTTTTCCATTTCACTTTCACCAAATGTAGGATTTATAGATACATTATTCAACTGTTTTTTTAACCCACCCGCAAAAGCTGAAGCGACTTTCTTAGTGTAATTTGACATACCACTTTCTTTAGTTTCCTCTTTTTTCTTTTCAGGTAACTTTTTGAAGTTTTTTGTTTTTGATGCAAACTCATCAGCCATTTTACACCATTTCTTTTGTTCTTTAGTTTTTCCATCACCACATTTTGCAAAGAAATATTTTTGTTGTTTTTTGGATTCAAACTTCTCCATTAATCTTTTGTATTCCTCCTCTAATTCACCAGTTCCGTCGCCATAATTTTTAAATCCGTCGTCAGAGTCTGGACCTACTTGATGTGGGTCTTGGGTTCTTTCACCCTTTTCAAAATCCATAGGGTCTTCTTCATCCTCATATACTTCAAATGTTGACCCAGTTTGTTTAAGTTTGTCAATCTCAGCTTGATTTTTGCTGGATACCATAACTTTTTCATTTGTTTCACCCTTAGACTCAAGTAATTTTTTATATAAAGTATTAACTTGAGATTCACTCAAATTAGTAACAGTTGATGGTTTAAGTCCGTATTGGATTAATTTTAATTGTTTTTGGTTAGTTTTCATATACTACCTTTGTTTCAAATTCTAAAACGATGTCACGTTCATACAATTTATCTTTTACAGATTTTTCATCGTCACCAAATCTAAATACTAATCTGGTTTTATAATCAAAATCTATATCTTCACTTTCATTTTCCCATGCTAAGGCGATTACACCATCTATCGCATCAATCATAGAAAAAAAGTCGGAGTTTTGAACTACCGACATTGTTATCTTATCATTTTTTAGAACACCTACTTTTTTGATATGTTCTAAATTAGGTGGAAACGGGTATCCGTTTGATGGTTTTGAATCCCAATTTTCACCCCATATATTTTCTTTAGTTTCAGAAAATACAAATTCATATATGTTATCACCTTTGTAATTAGGCCCAAGTTCATTAACATATATTAAAAAACTCATAAAATTTGACCGTTTACTGAAACCTTAATTTGTTTATTTCTAATTTCAAATACTAAATTTTTACTTTTAGTTTTACCCAATAGTTTAGCATTTGGATATTTTGAAATTAATTTTTTAGACATGATTTCTTGTGAAACTGTTTCGGATACTACTTTAATTTTGTTTAAAGTTTTCTCTTTGTGCTCAACAATTTGTTGTTTTTTAGCAATTATTTGTTTTTTCTCATTTTCAGTAATTGTAAAATATTTTTTCAAAACACTATCAACTTTTGATTCAGTAAACATACCTTCAATCATATCAGAAATTTTCTTTTCATGTCTACTTTCTTTAGTTTCAACATCCATACCCTCTTCAACATTCGAAAATAAATCATCAACAAATTTATCAGCTGTCATTTCTTCAGCCATTTCACCTTCAGGTGCCGTTGGTTCAACAGGTTCTTCAACTTCCATATCAACATCAACTTCTTCCTCACCACCTTCCATACCAACTTCTTCTTCAGCACCTTCTAATTTATTAACAATGTCTTCCATATCTTCTTCATCCAAATTATCTAAATTTAATGCTGATAATACAGAATTAATAACATATTTAATATCTTTAGAAGACATTTGTTGTTCTTCATCGTCATTTAATGTTCTAATTTTTTGAGCTAATTTTCCTGTTAACTTTTGTATTGTTTTAAAAGTTACAACTTCTTCCTCACCTTCATCACCTTTATCTTCCATATCAACATCAACATCCATTTCGGTGTCAACATCCATTTCAGGTGACGGTTCAGGAGTTGGTTTATCTACAGGTGTTTCAGGTGCGGGTGCTGGAGCGGGTGCGGGTGCTGGAGCGGGCGCCTGTTCTTTAGTTTCACCAAACTTTAAAATATATTTGGTGGCTGCTTTTTCATAAACATCGCCCTCAAACAAATTAACATTACCCTCATAACCTTCGTTTAAGTTAACTTCTTTAGCAATTAAATTAAGTCTTTTAAACGCTTGTGAATAAGAAGGATAATATTTTCTATTCTTCATAGGTTCAATATAATCCATTCCAACAGATTCGTTTAATGATTTTTTAATTACATATCCATTTTTTTCTTTAACAATGTGGTATTTATTCCCATCGGCTAAAGTTTTTGAATAATCAATGCTCGTGTCCTCGTTTACAGGATTTGGCGTGTGTTCGTTATATCTAGAAATTTCAAGGATACGACTAATTTTATCCATTCCCTGTAATTTTTCACTTCCAATTGGTTTTAATTTTCCCATTTTAGTTTTTTTTTAAAAATTATTTTATATATAAATATACGACGAATTAAAAATGTTTGTTTTTAAGTTTCAAACTTATTGCTTAAATAATGAACCTATTGTTCCACTAAATAAATTAATTAAATCGTCTTGAGTTATAGTACCTGTATTTACTGTAGGAGTTTCTGTGGATGATGGCTCTATTGTTGTTATAGTTTTACCACCTTTTATGTATGGTTCAGGGTCCACAGGTTTACCATTTTCATACAATTCAAAGTGTAAATGAGCCCCTCCTGAATTGCCACTACCAATATCACCTTTAGCACCACCTGTTAATCCAAGAGAATCACCTTGTGCGATAGTATCACCTTTTTTAACATCTATCTTCTTTAAATGACAATATCTACTTTTTAATCCGTTTCCGTGGTCAATAAATAAAGTACCACCACAAGAATTATTTCTTATTTCAGAATCAACAACAATTCCATTCGCTGGTGAAATTACATTAGTTCCTGATGGAACTGCAATATCAATACCACTATGTTTTTTACCCCATCTAGAGCCAAACTTACTACTAATATTTGTGCTGTTAACAGGGTTTAAAAATTTTGTTTGAACTTCTTTATATGATTCTTTAGATGCGGTTGTTTTACCCGCAAAAATTTCTTCAGAGTTTTTCAATAAATCACGTAAATGTTTTCCATATGGTAGTCCAATGTGAACATGGGTCATGTTGTTATTATTAGTCCATTCTGAAATATCACCAATTCTATCACCTACGTTAACTTCATCACCAGGTTTTAATTCAACATTTTTTAAATGAGTGTAAAATATATCAGGGTATCCATCACTACCTTTTATTGATACTTGGGTACCGTATACTTTACCTGAATTTTTACCTGTATCCCTAATTTTACTTACCTTACCTTTAGTGTATGAGTTGACTAATGTACCTGCGGGAGCAAAAACATCCCAAGCGTTATCTGATTGCCAATTACCAAAAGCTCTGGACCCGTGATTTTTTGGTCCGTTTTCTAAATCAGTTTTAAAAACACCACCAATATTTGTGGTACTTTCCTTTAAAGATAATAATTTATCCGAATGTTTGTTTTGAGAATTATATAGTTTTTCAATATACCCATTTCTTCTTAATATTTTGAATACAATATTTTCATCGGAATATTCACCACCTTTTTCAAGACCACAAGTTCTATATTTTTTTAATTTTTCTTTATACTTTTTAAGTATTTTGTTAGCTTCTTCTATAGACTCATCTTCAATGTTTTCAACAACACCGTCGATAATATTCATCCATTGTTGAGCTTTAGATTTAATTAATTTTTTGTCTATTTTAATATTCTCTTTTTTAGGGGTAACTAACCATTCATCATTTAAAACTGAAAACACACCACTACTAAAATGAGACTCAGATTCATTCTGAACATAAAGTTCAACATCATATCCATATATAGTAATATCATGTTTATCATTATATATTGTTTTTTTTAACCTAAAAAGTTCTTCGTATAATGGTAGTTCTTTTTTTGAAAATTGATTAAAATCGGTTAAAATATGTAAATCAATATCAGAGTATTTAGACCAATTATAATTAGCCAATGAACCAGTCATTAAAACATCTGAAACAATAATATCAACATCTAAAAAATTTACAAATTCGTTTGCGATTTCTAATAATCTATTTCTAACTTTTGGGTTCATCATATATGATTGACCGTCAGGGTCTCCCATATATTTTTCTTTTGGTAAATACCAAATCTTAGGATTAAGGTTGTCCTGTTGATTAAATGATGATAAGATTGATTGTATATTACCCATAATACTATAAATAGTATGGTAAATACATTTATTACAACTTGGTATATTTGTATTTCTTAGAAATATCTGAACTAAAAAATTTTCCTTGAGATTCTGTCATTCTAAAACGAGTGTATATTTCGTGAGGGACAGAATCGTATTTATATTTAAGACCATTTTTAAATTCAACAATCATTTCTTTTGATTCTGTATCGTATTCTGTTCTTACGATATTACTTGACTGGACTTCATTCAATATCTTCGTCCCAATTATCTCTTCTTTCGTTATTGCCATTTTCTAAAGGTGTTAATAAATCTATTTTATATAATTCACTTTTAAGGTAATCCGAGAAATCACTAAAGTCAACACTATCACCAAAGTAACTCTTTATTTCGGAAAACAACTCATCACGTGAATTAAGAAATCTGTGATGTAACGACATTAATTCATTTGGATAGTTGGGTGGATTTCTTAATTCATATTCGGTCCAACCCTCTCTCTGAAAAAATTTTCTAATTTTATAATAATTTTCAATTAGCTCTTTATCAGCGTTTAAAGTTTTAATGAATTTTTCCAAACGTACATTCATAACAATAAATATGAAGTAGGTTGATATTTTACCAAACTATAATTATGTTTATGTCATACATTTTATATTATGATAGAATCAATGGATAATGGTAACAAAGGTAAAACACCTAAAACAGGTTCAGAATCTTCAACTCCTGTACTTGATAACTTTAGTCGAGATTTAATTAAATTAGCTGAGCAAGGTAAGTTAGACCCTGTAATTGGTAGAGAAAGAGAAATTACAAGAATTGCTCAAATTCTATCTCGTAGAAAGAAAAATAACCCGATTATTATAGGTGAACCTGGTTGTGGTAAGACGGCAATTGTTGAGGGATTAGCAATTAAAATTTTCAATGGAGATTGTCCTCGTAATTTAATGGATAAAAGAATTGTATCTCTCGATATGACATCGATTGTTGCGGGTACAAAATATCGTGGTCAGTTTGAGGAAAGAATGAAAGTTATTATTGAAGAGCTACAAACAACTCCAAATACAATTGTGTTTATCGATGAAATTCACACTATTGTTGGGGCAGGCAATTCTTCAGGTTCTTTAGATGCTTCAAATATTTTTAAACCCGCACTTGCTCGTGGGGAAATTCAATGCGTAGGGGCGACAACTCTTGATGAATATCGTAAGAATTTTGAAAAGGATGGGGCTTTAGAACGTCGTTTTCAAAAGGTTATTGTAGATGCTGCCACTAAAGAAGAAACATTAGAAATACTTTTAAACGCTAAAGACAAATATGAAACATTTCATAAAGTTTCATTCTCAAATGAAATATTAAAATTATGTGTGGATTTAGCAGATAGATATATAACTGACCGTGAGTTTCCCGATAAGGCTTTTGATATTATTGATGAGGTTGGAGCTCGTAGTCAGGTCGAAATTAAAATGCCTGAGATAATTGAAAAATTAAAACAGGAGGCGGCTCAGGTTAAATTAGATAAACTTGAGGTGGTTAAAAGACAGAACTATGAAGAAGCTGCAAATCTTAGAGATAAGGAAAAACGTATTCTAACCAAATTAGAAAATGAAAAAGTTAAATTTGAACAAGAACTTTTAACAAGTAAAAAAGAAGTTTTACCTGAATTGGTTTATGAGGTTGTTTCTAACATGACCAAAATACCAATCAATAAATTAAATTCAGATGAAACTAAATCTTTATCTGAACTTGAAAATGTTTTATCAAGTAAAGTAATAGGTCAATCTGAAGCGGTGTCAAAAATTGCAAAGTCAATCCGTCGTAATAGAATCGGAATTAAAGACCCCAAAAAACCTATTGGTTCATTTATTTTCTTGGGTTCAACAGGGGTTGGTAAAACATATTTAGCAAAACAATTAGCAAAAGAGATTTTTGGTAGTGAAGATAACATGATTCGTGTGGATATGTCAGAATACCAAGAGAAACACACCATCTCACGTTTGATTGGGGCACCTCCTGGATATGTGGGATATGATGAAGGTGGTCAATTAACCGAACAGGTTAAAAACAAACCTTACTCAGTGGTTTTGTTTGATGAGATTGAAAAGGCAAATAAAGATATTTTTGCAACTCTTCTACAAGTTTTGGATGATGGTCATTTAACTGATGGTCTTGGACGTAAAATTAACTTTAAAAATTGTGTTATAATTATGACATCAAATGTTGGTGTTAAAAAACTACAAGATTTTGGTGTTGGTGTTGGATTTGAGACGAAGGCAAGTTCTTATATTAAAGAAGAACAAAAACGAGATATGTTAAAGAAAGAACTTAAAAAGTTTTTTGCACCTGAGTTTTTAAATAGGATTGATGAAATTATTATCTTTAATTCATTGGTTAAAGATGATGTTAAAAAAATTGTTAAGATTGAACTTGAGCAATTAATAAAAAGATTGGTAGGTTTAAACTATAATGTAAAGTTTGATGACACAATTTTAGAAATGATTTCTGAAGTAGGGTTTGATGAAATGTATGGTGCTAGACCTATTAAAAGAGCAATTCAGGATAAGTTGGAGGATTTCATATCTGAAGAGATACTTAAAGGTTCTATAGTTGAAAATACCGAATATACTTTAGTTTCGGAAAACAATGAGGTAAAATTTAAGGGTGAGAACAAAAAGGGGAAAAAGAAAAAAGAGGGTGAATAACCCTCTTTTTTTTAATCGAATAACGAATATCTACCGTATCTTGGATTGGAGATGTATTTATATTTATCGTACCCCAAACTCTCAATGAGTTCTTTACCTGTTTTAATACCGTTATATACATCCTCAACAACTACATACTCATTTGGTGTGTGATATCTGTAATACCCAATCGCAAAATTAATACAAGAAAAGTCGAACAACTTTTTAAGCATATACACATCAGTATATGGATGTGACTCGTATCGTCTTTCTCGATTAAATGTTTCGGTCAAAACTTTATCACATTTTTCAAAGAAATTACTCGTTGAATCAAAAAGTTGAACTCCCATACAATATTGACTAACCATAGAATTGCCAGGAGCATCAAATTGAATTGCATAACCCACGTTATCAAAGAAGTTCTTACTTGCGTTTTTGGAACCGTGGCATCCTGTTTCTTCTGAAACAAAAAAAGCCACTTTTAAATTAGGTAATTCTTTTAAAAGTTCCAAACAGGCGAAAACACCACACTTATCGTCACCACCAATACCTGTTGGTTTTCCTTTGTCATTATAACCTTTTAACGCAAGTTTTAATTCACCTTGGTCATTAGGTAATTGTTCTTCATGAACATTAATAATATCAAGTTGGTGTACAGTATCTGTATGTGCAACAACACATGGAAAATACTCAATATTTTCATCAGTTTGTTTAGTAACATAAATGTTGTAATAGTCATCAACCTCAAATGAAAAATTATTCTTGGTTAACCAATCAACCAAAAATTCAATCATTCTGTCTTCTTTATACGTTTTTGTTGGAACGGATAGTACATCCTTCAACAATTGATAATCTCTTTCCATAATACAAAGGTAAGACAATTATTTCAATTTACGAAATTTTTTTTGTTCAAATAATTCAGGCTGATATAAAAACACATTAAAATCTTCGGGACTGTAACTTCTTCTATCCTGATTACTATACGGTTTTTGTGTTGCAACCATAAGTAATTGTTTTTTAACATCAACATCATAAATATTAAAAGTTAAATCAGGGTTTTTTGGGGTTTTGTACCATGTTCCAACTTTATATTTATCTAATATAGGTGATACTTCATCAATAAACTTTTTCATGTCCACAAAATCTTCATCATCAGTTAGTTTATCCATTATTTTTTCTAATTGGTAATCAACATTTCTATCAAAACTTTCTTGGTCAAAATCAATACAATCTTGTTCGTACATGTATTCATACCAACTACCACCAATACTAATATCTTTACCTATTTTTTCTAAAACTTCATAAATAGTTAAAGAAGTATCGTTAACCATTTTGTATAAACTTAATAATACAGATACTGTAGTGTAATAACTATAAAAACACCCTCTTGAAAATATACCATATTGTTGAAATGCTTCACAAGTTTCAGACTCAATCATTTCTGCAGCACCTCTATTTTTACAATTATTTCTTTCTGAGGTATATTCCCATTTGATTTCATCAACTTGTCTTTCAAACATTGTTTCTAACAAATTAGACGCTTGTTCAAAATCTTCATCATCTTCAAGTTTAGAATATTTTGGAGCAATTAATTTTAATATATCAGAAACTTTTGATATGTTTTCAGGTCCAAAACCTCTAATAATATATCCTTGTTTCCAATCGTCATCAACCCAATCGCTACTTTCAAACTCAAAAGTATCATAATTTGAGTATACCCCATTTGCGAACCATATATCATCATCAGATAAATCAAATAATTTCCAATAATCCTCATTATCTGAAAATCTTAACCTAACTAAACTTTTACCAGGAACTGAAGAATTAAATCTATAACTATAAATTAAATCATCTAATCTTTCTAATTCATAGCCAGAAATTTCTTCACCATTCTTAATCTTGACTAAAGCATCGTATATTTCACTGTTGTTTGATGATTCCATGAATATTTATCTTAACAATAAATATTAACTTATTTGGATATTCAAAAAAGTTTCGTATATTTGTATAAGAATTAAGTTCTTTAACATATGGGGGTAACTCGGAATTGACTGACATAGTTGGTTATTCGGGGCACGCAGTGAGAGGGTTCCTATCACTTAAATCTATGGAGTCAACGATTAGACGGCAACGTTCTAAACAAAATGGCGACTATCGGTCTTATCCGTGAAGACGCTGCGGTTGTAGCCTAAGGGATTAGGAAACACCATTCGGGTCGGGAGGACATTAACCCAGGAACAGAAGTCCTTATCAGGTGTGGTTTCTATCTTAAAAGGAACAAGTGGAGGATTAGTTCTCAGTAAACCGAACCACTTTAAAAATAAGGGAATTGTGAAATTTCGGAACATTAGCTTAAATGTTGTCCTAAGCGTGTAGTCCTTAGTAGTCAAGATGGACAAGACGACGGTTCGAACCCGTCTACCTCCACTTATTAAACCTCATCTTCGGATGAGGTTTTTTTATTTAAACTAATTAGTTCACAAAATGAAATCATTTCCTCATGGGTCATAGAATTTTTTGCCAAATTGGCGGCGATTGATATAAACTGTATGTTCCCTTTCACATAACCTTGTGATGAATCAACCCTATCGATGGATGCTGTTTTTAATTTATCATTACATCCGTTAATTTTGGGTAAAGATAACTCAACTCCAGTATACACACATGTATTTTGACGTTCCCATAGTTCTTTTAAATATTCTAAATCAATATCAAATTCATAATTACGTTGCTTGACCCTTCGTAATAAATCTCTAAATCCTGTAAACTCATCTTTACGATTACTAGAATGTTTTGTAATGTCATATCCTGACCGATTATTAATTAATTTTTTGGTATTATATAATCCAACACACCTTCTACCACAAAAATTAAGTCTACCCTTGTCCAAATTTCTTTTTATTTCACTAGTTGGTTTATCGAATTCTAACCCACATTGGTAACAAACACATTTTTCGGTTTTTCGTTTATAAAATTTATTCATATCTTTTATTTTTCAATAAATATTGTGGATGTTAGGAAAAGTTGTGGATGTAGTAAAATTTAGTACATAAAAAAAGGGAAGAACTTTTCGCGAGTTGTTCTTCCCTTGTTTTGTCCTAGGAATTTAAACCTACCGAGTCGTTAGTGACACAACTGCGGAACCCTATTTCGTTGGGTGGTACTAGTTTCACGAGTATTTTATTTTCAGTTTACATGTTTTAAGACCGTTAAACATTGTGGTTATAATACTGTCCACATCCTAAAAATTAGTCTTTACCATTTTTTTACATTAACCATGGTGGTCTTGGTTTGACCCTACAGGGTAACTTTACTTTTTTAGTTTTTTTATGGAACAAAAACATGGTGTTGTTTGATTACTTATCAATCACCCTAAAACCTGTTGGAATAATTTGAAGGTCAGTTTTGACTCATGACTTCAGAGGACTTACCACAATCACCTTCCTACATTGATTGGAGTCACTTGTTTTTCGGCTTAGGCTGAGAATACACCTTTTGTTGAGAACCTTTAGGGACATTATTGTTTCTTCCCGTTTCCACTTCCTTTTGAGAAGTATTTCTCAGTGACGGTTATTTAGGTGAACCACTCCTTGAGGTTTGAATTACTCTCATCTTACTTGACTCTTTCCGAGGATGCCTCCCCAGTTCGTCCTTGCGGGACTAAAGGTTTTTCGGATAACTACACGTTGGCTTGGGACCTCAGTGTGCAATGAACGGCTCATTACTAAGTAGTCACCTTTCATTCAAACCTGACGGACACTTTTCCTTTTATTATTATTAAATGGTCTTTAATTTCAAATAAAGAGTTTTGTGTCGTGGATTGTCGAAGTAGTGGTCCGTCTGAGGATTTGTTATCTTTTGAACAACAAAATACCAAACTACTCCGTGAGATGTCCCCACCTCCATACTTCAAGACTACTTCGAGAAAATCCCTTTGGTAAAGGAAATTCAAGGATAATGTCGGCACCACCCGTTTGTTATCATACCTTTCGGTTTTAAGTATCCTATGATATTGGAACCCTCAATAATGATTTTGGAAAACCATGTTTTGATTGATTCCTACGGGTTATTCCTATTGGTGTTCCCACCTCAAACAGACGACCCACATCGCCTGTTCATCTAACCACTTTCCCTACAGCGTTGCCCTCGGTACTAAAGGTTAAACGGTATCCCGCTTGTGTACTCGACCTCGGTTTCCCAAGACGCAAATCTGTCAACACAACAGACTCACTTTATCCCACTTTCGTGGTTTATTTAACGACCATACACGGCCGATTATCGTTTTCAAGTTATCATCACTCCGAAGAGTTACTTTCACCTGATGGATAATTCAATAAGTCAAAGAACTTTTGAGAGTTGTATCTGAATCGTTGTCATTCTCAATTGTTTTACAAAGTTAAGAAGATTTTTTCTATTTGTCAAATTTTTCTTAAACTTTTTTTTTGATTACTATAACCGTTGTGGTAATATGTTTCACTTACACTTTAAATGCGAAGGACATCTGCTTTATTTCATACAGTTGAAAGTTTGTCCCGTAGTCACTTTCCTCACATACAACAGTAGCCCTACGGACCTAGACTGTTTCTGTAACCAATATTTTCAAAGAACTTTTGAGAGTTGTATCTGAATCGTTGTCATTCTCAATTGTTTTACAAATTTAAGAAGAATTTTTTAATCTTCCAAATTTTTAAAGAACTTTTTTTTAATTTCAGACTGTGCTACCGTCACACCTAATTTGATTAATTATGTGGTTAATTAATCTCGGAATTACACCATGTGTCTTTTCTGAAATGTTTTACAAAGGTAATAAAAAAAATGTGTCTGTCAATACCCTGAGCGATATTTTTTTTTAATTTAATAATAAATATAGCCATTTTGTTAAAAATTCATTTTTTTTTAGCTTGATTGTTGATTTTTTGGTATTTGTAACCTATTTATTAATCAAATTAAATTATTTAACTATGAAAAAACTATTTTTCGCAACAATGATTACACTTTCTATGGTTATGGTATCATGTGGAGGAAACAACACCGAGGCTACGACTGAATTAACTGACTCAACCGCTGTTGATTCTACTTTGGTAGATACTACAGCCGTATCAGTTGATACTGTTTCTGTGGATACTGCAAACTAAAACTGATTGAAGAATCTAAAAAGAAAAACCCCTCATATGAGGGGTTTTTTTATTTCATTAATTTTTTAATCCTTACAATTTCTTCGTTTAAATTATCTTCATCTTCACTTTTGTCGTCATCTTTTTTCTTTTTAGAAAATAAGTTTTTAACATCTTTTTTAATTTCCTTACCTACGTGAGTTGCAAGACTAAATGGTGACAAAAGAATGTCCATAAACGGATTTGGATTTTCTTCAGTATCTAATTTTGGTTTTTGTGTTGTCGTTTTAGTAGTTGTTTTATCTGATTTTTTTTCTTTATCTATTTTTAGTTTTTTACTAAAAAAGTTAGAAAGTTGTTGTTTACTATCTTTGTCATTAACAATATAAAATTTAATTTTATCATCAGAAAATTTACCAATCATGGCACCCTGTTTAACTTTTTCACCATAACTAACATTTATGTTTTCAACATCGCAAAAAACAGAGTAAAATATGTTTTCATCAAACATATGTTTAATTTTAATATAGTTTCTACAATTTGGTGTTTGGTCAAACACTACAATACCCTCGTAAGGTGAAACTATTTTAGTATTTGGGGATGAAGATAATTCGGCAACTTTTTGACTTTCGTATTTAAAATCACCATAAGGAGCTGGGTTTATAAATGTTGTTTCTGACATAATTAATTATTTAAATGACCCATGAGAACACCCCCTATTGATGCCGCATGATTACTAATGTGGTTTATTGATTCCATACCAAGTTTGGTTTTTTTCTTAACATAATCAACACCTAATACACCAATAAATTTATCGTCAATAGTTTTTATTGAAAAAAGATAAGCAGATTTACATCTAGTATCTTCTGCAACATATTTTAGCCCATATGTTGCAACAGTTTCATCTTTAAAATCAGGAATTTCAATAATATCATTTTCTAATAATTGATTTATTGACCTACTAAAAAGATTTACGGGAATGTTTTGAAAATTTAACTGAATTGAATTTGTACTAGGCGTAACTGTTTCGTAAATAAAACTAAATTTGGCCATTGATTTTCCCGTGGGATAAAAATGACCTCCATTGTGAAATTGTAGTATCCAAACTCTATCCGCAGAAAACTCATCTTTAATATGTTCAATTTTGGTTGTAACTAATTCACTGACACGTAAAGCATCTTTTACCATATCAGGGGTTTTCTTTTTTTCAAACCTATTTTTTAAATATAAAAGAACTACAGGTCCCAAAATACCTGTAATAAATGCAACAATAACTTCTGTACCCATTATTTATTAAATATTTCTGTTTAATAAATATTAAAAAATAAAAAAAAAATACGACATTATGTCGTATTTTATAATTTTTCAAATTTTGGTTTTAGTAGTCTCCATACAATATGGTCATATGGTTTTTTATCCCACATTGCAAACATTACTGACCACAATTTAGGATTTACATATTTTTTAACATATTCCGCAAACTCTTTTTTAGAAGGTTCAGGGTCTACATCATTATATTTACCATACCTAAAATAATCGTGTATTTTACCACAATATTCACCTATTTGATAGTGTGAATACCTTAAACCGCTTTCATATTGTTTTATTTTTTGATAAAACTCGTCAGGTATATTATCTAATAAAACTGACATATCACCATTTGATGATAGGACTTCCCACACCGAAGTTGTTGACACATTGGTCATTATCTTATGAAGACGCAAATATTCTTCACCTTTAACTTTCATTCTATCACCATTTGAAAATTTGATAACAAAACCTTCATGAGTATCTGCAATCATTTGTTTCAAATAAGTGTAGTCGGTTATCCCATTATATTTTCTAACTAAGTTAAATCCTAAATTATTTAGTAAGTTTTTAAAACGGATATCATTTTCATTACCTGCGTGAATATCAACCTCAACACCAGTTTTAGTGTGAATCATACCTAACAATACCAAGTCCTCAAAATCATACTGACAAACAATTCTATTTTCAGGATATATTATCTCGAATAAATAAGTGTAGTCAGTGTGTAATTTTTCGTAGTCATACTTTTTAAGTAATTCAGTTCCTTTGATAGATTGGTCAGAAGTAAATGAACCACGAGTCGCTAATACCCACTCACCTTTGTAATTAAACAAAATACCCAAAGAACCATCCATTTTTTCAAAAACTTCAAAATCGGAGGTTGCTACGTGACGATTTTCTTCCATATTGAAAAACTTCTTAAATGGTCTGGCAACTACGTTTCCTTCATTATCAGTAACTAAACCGCGACATTGCAGAGTTATTTCATCCCATAATCTGTATTGGTCATATTGCACACCGTATTGAGTCTTTGGTGTATAATTCCAAATAGTCAAAGGAAGAGTTGGGTGAACTTGTTTCATCACCAACCCTTCCTCAAGATATTTGTTTAACACTTCTAACATAACACAAAGATACTAATTATTTTTCATTTAATAAAAAATTATTTGAAATCGCTTTAAAACTAATTTTATTATCAAATGAACGAACCACAACACCTTCTCTTTCAGTTTGTCTATTTAAAACTGAAGTACCTTCAGCATATTTCAACATACCCTCAACAGTATTTGGTAGTAGAAATGGTAGTTCCAAACAAGGAACGTATTGTAAATTTAATGTTTCCATCAATTCTAAAAATTGTGACATTGTCATTCTTTCATGTTTGTCAATATCAAAAGCATTAAAAAACATTACTTTTTGACCTTTAATTTTATACGGATTCCCTTGGATGCCTTCACCAATAAGTTCACCTTGTAAACAGATATTTTTACCAGTTGATTTAAGTTTTTCTTCCAAGTTCATTTCTCTAGCTACTTTCCAAAAAGTATTACCTTCCGTTTCAAGTAATTCTAAATTACGAGAACATACGCCAAACTCACCATCTTTATAATAAAATGTTGATGATGACCCATCAAGTTTTTCAGTAACGTAAAACTGATTTTTTGATTGGTATAAAAATTCTTGATATTCTTTTGTAATATTTTGAACTCTTTCTTCGTCGGTTTTTTGTAGAAAAGATGGGAATAAACCTTTAACCTTACCTGCAAGTTCTGCAGGGATTGGTGGTTCATATTTTACGATACCCAACATTTCAGTTATATCAAGACCTTCAAATGGTGTAACATAAATGTTTGTATCGGGTGGGTTCAAAACGATGATTGGTAAAATCAAACCTTGCGATACTTGACCCCTTAATTTAATAGTTTTCAATCTGAACCCTTCTTGGTCACCCATTTTTTTATATGAACTCTTTCTCAAGAATTCAAATTCAGGACGTACAGGTAAAAATGAATCAATTTCGCAATAAATTACCATATCACCTACTTTGTGACCAACATCTTTTGCAACCACAACTTTCCATCCGTCTACAGTTGCCAATTCAATTTTATCCGCCCCTTCAATTGGGGATATGTCTGAAATTTTTCTAATCGATGCTAACTTTCTTTCTGTTTTTACTTCCATAACATTCTAATTTATTGTTTGTAACATTCCATAAATTTTTTTTACCTTCGGTCATGTGACAATTATGTGATTTTTTTGTTCTATCAGAAAAATCAATAATCATATCATTATGACGATTTCTAACAATATGTGGACATTCTTTACAATGTTTTTCCATTTATTTTACCCCTTATCTTTATTTATAATCTCATCGGTGTGGTGGTCATTATCCATTTCAGAAACTTTGTCTCTGTTTCTAAGTAATGGAACAACTTCACGCATAACGTGATAAGGTCTAAACTCAGGGTGACCATCCATACCAACATCCATACGTTGACCAACACCAAACCTTTTGTTTGTTGGTAAGTGACAATGGCCATGTAAGTGCATAACACCTTTGTTCAACCCATCCCAAGAACTAATTGGGTAGTGCATCAAACGAAAGGTGTATTCATCTATTTTTAATGTGTTATAGTGAGTAACACTTAAAAACAATCTTTGAATATCTTCCCTGTCATTTTCAATGTGGTGGTCGTGGTTTCCAAGAACTAAGTGAATGTTTTTACAAACAATTCGGTCCCAAAACTCTTTAATAGATTCAAACCCACCAAAACTCCAATCACCAAGACAAATTAAAATATCGTCTTGCATAACATAGTTGTTAATGTTATTAACAATCTCAGAGTTCATTCTTTCCAAATCAGAAAAGTTACGAGTTTGACTTATAGGAATTGAACCATCGGGCATACGCCAATTAGTAGTACCACGACAAATGTTTTTGTGGTTATAGTGTGGGTCTGAAAAAATCCACACGTCAGGTAATTTACCTTTTGATATTTCTTTAATTTTAATCACGATACAAAGATAAGAAAAAATTCTCTAATTTATCAAGGTTCATAGTAACATTTTTTGGAACATGTGACGGACCGTTGATTGGTTTCACATCTTTAGTTTGACTTGTCAACTCAAATATTGATTTTGTTTTGGTACCAACATTATATAAACCAAGTGCGTTATGTTTAATTAAATCAACAACCAATTTAGTAATAACTGGTGTATAATCGGCATTTGTATAAACATCGACCCAAGCACTTTCATAAGGAAATGGGTGAGGTTTATGAGACAATCGACATATTAAATATTTTTTACCATGATTTATAATGTATTCATCCGCCATTAATTTAGTATATGAATACCAATTTTTATCATGAACAGGGATATCTCTTTCAGTCGCATTTTCAACTGAATTAACATATACATAATCTGTAGATATATGAACCAGTTTTTTACCATGGTTGTCACAAAATTTTACCAAATTTGTGACAAATTTATAGTTAACATCAACCATTGATTCTATGTTGTTAGAATATGTGTCAGTGTTTGCAATACAATTTACAATTACATCATATGGTAACATTTTATATAACCAATAATCAAAATTATCCACCCCAATTTCATCTTTCTTTCTTGATAAAAAATCCCAACCTGTTTGGTTTACGATTTCACTACCAAGTTTTCCGTAACCTAAAACTAATACTTTCATACTAAAATACTTTCTAATTTAAACCATTTAGGAACTTCTCTACCTTTCCAATTTGCAAAACCTGATTTAGCTCCTCTATAATAATTTCTGTAAGACTCAACAACACTATTAACTTTATATTCTTGAGGCATTGCTCTTGCAGGTTCGGTAAAACCTATGTCAGGTATATTTGGTCTATTTGAAATACACCACATAATAACTTCTAACGATTTATGTTGTTTACCGTAACGATATGTATATTCATTACACAACTCAAGACCTAACTCACACAAGTAAAGGTAGTTTGACAAACTTTCACGAGCCCAAATAGCGCAAGGGTGATTTTTGTGAGATAATTTGTACGGAACTTGAGGGGTGACTTGAGGGGTCATATGGTGAACACCACACAAAAGTTGTGCGGTCTCAAGTATCATCTTGACAACGTGTTTGTCAACATGATACTGAGCACACTTTTTAACATCCCAATCTAAAATAAAAATATTCATATTAAACCGTATGAGGAATTTGAACTCTAACACAATTTTGGGGTAATCTATTAATGTGTCGATAGTTATTAATATATCCCATAATATTTCCTGAACCAATTGCGTTTGCTGAGTGAACAACAACATCAACCACAGGTTTACCATCCATCCATTCATTAACTAACCATTTAGCCACGTCATAACCCGTTTTTTCCTCAATGTTATCATAGTTTAGTTCGTAATTCTGATAAACATTACGATGCCACTCAGCCATAGCGGTATCACCTAAATCATGGTCTAATGAAATAATATCGATGTTTTCTAACCCAATTTCATTTACTTTATCAACAAACTCCTCATAAGAACGGACCACAATCCATTTATTTTCTTCAACAGGAGTTCTAACATCATCCAAATAAATTCTTTTCTTTTCCATTTTTAATAACTTTATCAGCAAATATAATCATAATTTCTGTAATAAAAAACCCCACCTATTGGATGGGGTTAATATTTTGAAACCTTGTTGTTTTATTTTTTAATATTTTGTACCGCAGTGAGGACAGAATTTATGAGAATCTTTTTTTCTCTTTGTACCACATTCACCACAATATACTTTTAAATCTTTAGATTCATAAGGTTTTTGAGAATTAGGTAATATTTTCCATTCTGAAACCACACTTGACCATGTATCAAATTTCATATTTACATATGAAAATTCTTGGTCACTTTTACCCCCCATCTCAATACGTCCAGTTTCAATTGATTTCACGTTTGAACTGTATTTACAAGACACTTCTGAAGTGTAGTTTGAATTAGTCATTCCTAAACCATTTGTGGTGAATGTTGGATTATAATACCTTTTATTAGATGAGTCACCTAACCAGTCGTTATAAACCCAGTCAGTAGACCAATTACCACCATAAGATATTTTAGGTAATGCTTCGTTATAAAACTCAATTCTAACGTCTCCGTTATTTTGAATTGCTTCCATAACTTCCCTTGAATTGGAATCGACTTCATATGTGTCGAATTTAAATTTACGGGACTCATCCAAATACCTCTCAAGAAATACTCGTTGACCTGGTTTAAGAACAATACCTCCACCTGAGATATAGGTTCCGTTAATTTTTATTTTAGATAAAACCGTTGTTTTTGTCGGGTTGAATAACTCAATTTCGAATTCATCCCCATTGTTAAGATAGACATTTTGTCCAAATTGTTTAAGACGTTGTTTGTCTTTTGTGATAAACGCACATGGCGTTGATTGTTTTGTTTGATAATACATTTTTTCCTTATTTTAATTTTTATGTTTATTGAACCCCACTTCGTTGGTAGTTAGCCAACTCAACTGTTACAAGAACAGGTGGACCTCATCAACAAGGTTTCAAGGATAAATATAGTAGTATCTGTTTTTTTTGTAAATGTTTTTTTAATTTGTAGTACAATTAACAAATTCGTATCCATTACTTGTTTTTCTCCAAACAATAAATACAAGTTCAATTTTACTCAAATCCCAATTGGAATTATAATCAATAACACGGGACCAATGGTACACCTCACCACTTGACAAATTGTTAAAAATTTCTTCACCGAAAGCTCCTGATGTGGTTGCGGATTTAGCCAATACGTGGTGATGAATGTGGGGATTTTGAGAACTACCATTTTGAGATGCCGTAATCTCTTTATGTAAAAATAATGCAGACATGGTATATACACCTGATAAATTTTCAAAGGATTTAATATACACATTAACATTTAATTTACCAGCGTTTTTACCCGCACCTTGGGTTATGTGACTACCAATAGATAATTTTGGCGTTTGACTATTTTTATTTGTTATTTCACCTGGTATTCCTGAAGTACTTGTACCTACAAAATTGTCATTGACAAAGAAATTAGGCGTGCCTGTATACTGCCATTTTGTAGAAAATTCATCAACCAAAGGACCGTTGTCAGGTGTGGTTAACCCATCGTTAATTTGTAAAGACATTGCCAACACATTACCTTTATGGTTGTTATATAATTCCTCAAATCTAGTGACACCCCATCCACCACAAGGACCACACCAAGTTGCGGTAAATTTACCAAAAATGGAGTTTTGTGTACTATCAACATACACACAAGACCCGTCATTTATAATCGCATTTGGGTTATAATTAACCGATTTTGAATCGGTGCATCCTTTAATTGCCGAATCATCATCAACCAATAATGTTGGTTCTTGACAACTAGCCAATATAAAGAATAATAAAAATAATAAGTAGTTTTTCATAATTAATTTTGAAATATTGTATAGATTATATATACATAAATATAATAATTTTTACTTTAATTTAAAGTTATTTTATTTCAAACGCACAACGGACAACACGACGTTTTTTAATTGCATCTTCAGTGTTACCAATAACAACACCATCTTTAATGGTAAAAGCGTGACCACGAACAAGAATGAAAAAAGTACCTTTAGGATTTTGTTTTATAAAAGTACCAACGGTCATTTCACGTTTAATTTTTTGACCTTTAACTTTAACTTCATAAACCAAAGAATTTGCCATCCAATTATTAGTACGATTACCAACTGTATACACACGTTTACCGTTAACTTCAGTATTATTGTCAGACATATTAACCAATTTTGATGAGGTCATAAACGTACCTTTTCTTGGTTTTCTTTTAAAATGTTCGGCAACATATTGGTGAGCAAAATCATAGTCAACTTCAAATGACGAGGCAAAAGCTCTAACAACACAATCATTTGTTTCACCTTTAGCGATTGAGGATTCAAAATATCCTTTAATAGCTTCGTATCTGTTGCAATATGGGAGTCTGTCATTCATAATACAAAGATACAAAAAAAATCTGAACCAAAAAAATATTGGTAAAAAAAGTGGACCCTGCAGGGCTTGAACCTGCGACCCCTGCATTATGAGTGCAACGCTCTAACCATCTGAGCTAAGAGTCCTAAAAATAAAAAATGATGTGGGGTATTCCTATTTAGTTTAAATTAACCAGTAGTCTGTTAATGTACACTTGTTGGTTTTACATCCCCACACCAATAACACACTCATAAGCATTCTACTTCCAGCTCCGAGAAATCGTATCTAACTTAGCCCATCTCACCGCTGTATGGGTACTTAAGTTTATGTGTTTTGTAGCCCCTACGGGAATCGAACCCGTCTTTTTAGGATGAAAACCTAATGTCCTAACCGATAGACGAAAGGGCCATAAATAAAAGGTGTTGAATCATCCCTACGCCATTATAGGAACACCTTTTGTTTTAATATTTGGCGAATTAATATTCCTACCTATATTCCCAAGATTCGTCAGAACATAGTAACCATCCAAGGTAGGCCTATACTATTACACTCCGTCCATATTTACTCACCTAATCAGATTAGTCATAGGTTTTTCAGATACAGCGTTCAGTGCTACCCTCAGGACATCTTCACCCTACCCCATAGTTACGTGGTGGTCTCACTCGGAAGAAGAGTGTGTATTGTAGAATTGTCCAGTATTTCTACAACTTGTGGATTGTATTATGACTAATTAAAGCCCCTAACCCCCTTAATCCATAATGGGGAACTCTTGTTTTAAAGATTCCAACATACCTGAAAGAACTTCCCCTTCTCAGTGAACACCGTTTATAAGGTGTTATATGTTTTTCACTTTGTGTGTATCTATCCCCCATAGCCCCAAAGACTTCTAGTCGGGGTTCACACACCATAACAGTCGAGTACTACTGTTAATCGTGGGGTCATTTGCTGATTAAAGGGAATCGAACCCAATCCTCCGACCCCGTTTACCCCTATGAGGGGGCCACTAGGGTCAGTATGCCCATTACATCATAACCAATCGTCAGTTTCGAACCTGACAGTTCAAGGTTAATTACTCCTTGAGTTTGTTGCGATTTGTGGACTCGAACCACACAGGGGGTGCGACCCAACTCGGTTCATGAGACCGACCTTACACCTGTATCGCAGTTTTTGGTACTCGGAGCGGGACTCGAACCCGCACGGACAATGTCCAGCAGATTTTAAGTCTGCCTTGGCTACCTTTACAACACCCGAGCGTTTATTTCAAAGAACACTACAAAGATAAAGAACAAATTTCATATGAACAATACCTTTATAATTTTTTTTTGTCCACTCTGTTGGATTCGAACCAACTTACTCACTCTATATTCGGATACTGCAGTATCAGGCGATATAGAGGTCATCGTGTTTTACCACATAACACTAAGAGTGAATTTGTAGTCGGGGTGGGAATTGAACCCACGACCTTGATGATATAAGCATCCTGCTCTCGACCCCTGAGCTACCCGACCAAATGCCCCCACCCTGAGATTCCAGGTGAGTAGATATATCGGTTTTCTTTCTTTCAATAAACCTGTGGGTCTTACCCTCTTAAAATTAGTCAACACTACTGGGAGGGATTGTGTCGGTTCCCTTTGTTCCCACGATGTCCCACTCGCGCCGTAGACATTCTGCGGAATCATTCTTAAAGTCTTGATTCGAAGACTCTGAGTATCTCTTACTCATTGAGCTTCCACCCAGGGTCGAACTGGGGACTACTGATTACAAGTCAGTTATTTTACCTGCTAAACTACAGAAGCTTATTTATCGTATCTCCGATGGGAATCGAACCCACCTTGTAAATTACTTGTCAATTGCTCTGACTTATCTCTACAAACTAGTATAAGTAGTGTTAGGCCAATTAACCATCATTTACCCACTCACTGTTTTTGGTGCGACCTCAACAGATACGGAGATGTTTTGTACCGAAGGAGAGACTCGAACTCTCACGCCATATGCAGATGCTTCTAAAACATCCGTGTCTACCATTCCACCACTTCGGCAATTTGTGGGTAGGGTCCTCCCACATTAGACTTAAGGTTTCGGATTCTTTAAAGACAATTCCTAAATGTCAACCGCCCGCATGTCCTTCACCTTAAAGCGGGAGCCCCTTATGGAGCGAGAGACGAGATTTGAACTCGCGACCCCAACCTTGGCAAGGTTGTGCTCTACCAACTGAGCTACTCCCGCAATTAAAAGAAACTTTCCTTCTACGCTCACCGTAGTTTTGGATTTTACTGATGGTTGGTTCCCCATCACCTGTTATGAGTGCACCATAGAGCAGGGTCCATCACAGAGTCCTTCGGGTCATGTACCTTCGTTATAGTTGCGACCTATTTGAAGCCGAAGTACCTTTCAACGGTGCTAATCCGTCTTCTGTAAGGAAAGGTTCTTTTTGAGCAGGTGGAGGTAATCGAAACCTCATCTTCAGAGTGGAAATCTGACATAATATGCCATTATACGACACCTGCGTATTCGAGTCAGAGTAGTCACGGCCACCTCTGTTCCTTCTGACTCTTATTATAACCGTGGCAAAATGTGGCTCGACCCAAGTTATAATCATTAGTTGCGGGGGTAGGATTCGAACCTACGTCATTCGGCTTATGAGACCGAGCTGGAACCAACTCCAGTCCACCCCGCCATTTGCGGTCCGTGCGGGAGTCGAACCCGCCACACTGCCGTGACAGGGCAGCATTATAGCCGATTAACTAACGGACCTAATTGTGGAGACAGTGGGAATTGAACCCACCACACTTTCCTTGCAAGGGAAAATCGCCAAGCCTTGGTACATGTGTCCCCATTTTTTTTTCTTCACCAATATGTCAAAGAACCTTTATCTTTTTAACAACACTACAAAGTTACAAAAGAAATTTTAAAAAAACAACATCCTTGAAAAACAAAAAACCCACCTTTTTATGGGTGGGTTTGGTATTTCATAGTGTTAGTTTAAAATCATACCATACCCACCTGAGTCAATCCTATTGCTTCAGTTGTGCCTAAAAGTATGATATCTAAATTTCTCATTTTTTGCGTTATTGTTTTTTCTTAAATATACCCATTTTTAAAAAAGTATCAATATTAAGTTTAAAAATACCGATTATTTTTTTGCTTCGGTAATTTTTTCTTTAAACTCAAACCTAATTGTATCACCAACACTATACTTTCGATTGGTACCAATAATACCCGTTTCTAAATGATTTTCAGCGTTTTTTACCTCATAGGTATAGGTTCCGTTAACATCAATGTCACAACAAAGAACCAAAAAAAGTTTAATAATTACAATCTCTTTCATATGATTAATTTTTAGTAAATGATTTATCTGCCCAAGTTTTAGCACCCATACGCTCCCAAATTTGGATATCACACATTTCAGGGAAAGAAGTTCTCATGTCACCAACAGTCAACACTTCCAAGAACCCTTTGTCAATACCAAACCACTTTCCGCTCTTGGTGGTGTATACGTTCATCCAATGACCGTACTCATTTTTAACCTGAATGTTAACCAAGGCGTTTTTCTTGAATCCAGCGATTACGTTTTTAGGGTAATCAGTTGTGTCACTCATTGTAATGAAACCAGCCTTACATTTTACTGCCACACGAAACTCATATTTTTTATCAGTGTCTTTAATGTGGTTTGACACCATTACGTTTATTAATTTGTCTTTGATTCGAGTTTTGAATGAACCGAAGAATACATCTCCAGCCATTGTTCCTACAGTTTCTACGATAATTGAGCTTGGGGTGTTTGTGTTGGTATTTGTCATATTATTTCCGATTTTGTTATACAAAGATACAACAAAATTTCAAACTACCAAAACTTTTTTTAAAAAAGATAAGAATGTCTGTATTGTAATGGAATTGCTAACCCAAAACCCCAATATTTTTCATTAGACACACTATAAGCAATTGCTATATCCCATTGATTTCTTTTTTGAGTTATCATCTTTAATGGGTGAAATTTAACCCAAACTTCAGGTTTTATTTCTTTATTGGTATTTGGTAATGTATTGAATTTAATACCCGTACCGATAACTAATCCATTTTTTAAAACACCATAATTAATTCCAAATCTGTTTAAATAAGGGCTTGGATTCATTTGTCCTATCGGTGCTGAAACCATCCACATATTGTAACCTCCTCCCGCATGAATACCAAACCCTTTGGTGTCCAAGTTTTCCATAGATAACATAAAACTTTGTTCACCAGGAAAATATGTAATACCTGAGTACTGACCCCACACTTTTGACGTAAAAAATAACGTCAATATAAAAATTATTTTTTTCATTTGTGGAAGTGGTAGGATTCGAACCTACAAGTTTACCGCAAGGGACCTGTTTTACAGACAGGCGAGCACACCATTTGCTCAACACTTCCAAGTTAGGAAAGAGGAAGATGGTTCAGTGGACATCCTCTTTTACGATTGGCGTTACTCAGGTGTATATCTCCAAACTCCGATGATACCGACCGATATACACTCTCATGTCATAGGTATCACCATTCCCCAATCAACCTATAATTTTAAACTAACACCATGACTCCTTTCGACCTTGCACGAGTCGTATCATTCAACTCTGTGTTAGTTTTGCTCCCTCGACAGGATTCGAACCTGTGACCCAACGGTTAACAGCCGTTTGCTCTAAACCTACTGAGCTACGAAGGAATTTGCACGGATAGAAGGACTCGAACCTCCACCAACAGTTTTGGAGACTGGGATGCTACCATTACACCATATCCGTGTGTTTGAGGTCAGAGTCAGATTTGAACTGACGAATACTTGTTTTGCAGACAAGCCCCTTAAACCACTTGGGTATCTGACCTTAGAGTGTAGTGGGGGGTACCTCCCCTGTGGTTACTACACATTTAACCCACTTTAGTGTCCCCGACAGGGCTCGAACCTGTGACCCGTACATTAAAAGTGTACTGCTCTAATCCAACTGAGCTACGAAGACATAATTTACGGCTCAAAGAATCTGAGTTTGTGGCTCAGAAACGCCCAATTTTGAGCCGTATTGTAGTCAAGGTTGGACTTGAACCAACGACCTTCTGCGTATCAGGCAGACGCTCTAAACCGACTGAGCTACATGACTATGTTTTAGTTTTACTGAGCAAATATAACCATTTTTTGGTATATAACGCTCTGTTTTACTATTTTTTTTTTAATATTACCCGACATCAATCATTTTGATTCAAACTTTTTAATAAAATTTTCACGATAATTGTCAATTATTTGTGAAATTTCACTTCTATACTTTGAGTGTATGTAGTGATGGTGTGTCGGACATAACGGTATTAGGTTTTCTATTGAGTTATTAGTATGAACTTCATCGTAGTGGTGAACCGCAACTATTTTATTTTCACCACAAACAACACATTTGTGTTCATGATGTTCAAAACAGATTCTACGATAACCATTTTTAGTTTCCGAATATTTACCCCAATTAGGGTTATTTTCACCACTTCTAAAATAAGTATTAGAACAAGAATGAGAACATGTAACTTTTTCATCTCTATTACCTTTTGAAGTTTCAAAAGATTTGTTACAAACAGGACATTCTTTAATTATTCTATTATAGATTAATTTTCTACTCCTCAAATGACTAATATCCACCCCATTTTGGTTTATGAATGATTCAAACTTTTTTCTATTTGACCCATTATCATATCCAAACATTTTTATTATCGCTTCTGACTTAGTTTTCGATGTTTTAATTATATCCTCCATACTAATAAATATCTAAATTTGTCGTAAAGTCAAATTTTAATCAAAACTTGTTTAAACGATTAGTCGGGTAGACTGGACTCGAACCAGCACAATGTCCTCATCCCAAATGAGGCGACCTACCAATTGGTCTACTACCCGTTACTTTCAGCGGAAGGAGAGGGGCTCGAACCCTCGCGGCTTTGACACCCTAACAGTTTAGCAAACTGCCCCCTTCACCAACTTGGGTACCCTTCCTTTTTTTCCGACCTAGCTCGGGAACACACATCGGATGTAGTTCTTGAAGGACTTGAACCCTCAATTCCTCGTCCGTAGCGAGACGTGTTATCCATTACACCAAAGAACTATTTTGGCGGAAGCGAAGGGAATCGAACCCCCAACACGCTATTAACGTGCTACTTGTTTTCAAGACAAGCTCCTCGTCCATTCGGACCACTTCCATTTTTTTAGGTCGTGACGAACCCATCTGTCACTTCTTAATAGATTCTTGTAGTTTACTTACCGCGGTTCAATCCGTTACTAACAGGGAACCCAACCTATTTTGGGTGTAGGGACGGTACCGACCCGTCTTATCTAGTTCCACAAACTAGTGCATCACCTTAATGCTTCAAACACCATGTAAAATTGATGGTAATTGGATTTATCAGGAATCCCGTCCACGACTTCACACACCATTAGAGAGTTGAGTATTTCTACTTATCCTTAGTGTGTACCCTTGCGTCACGTCTCTCCACGCTTACCAATCTACGCCTTGTACCATCAATTTTGTAGTCAGGGTCGGACTCGAACCGAATACCGTTCAAGACGGATTAGACAACCTTACGACTCCATAGAACCCACAAGTGTCTGGGACTATTGGTCTTGGGGACTCGGGTACCATCCCTCATTACGTCCACCTAACTATTTACCCCACTTCACCAGCTTAACGGACTGGCTGCCATGTGGGAGTGGGGGTTTCCTGTTATTTCAGGACTCCGTGGTGAGAGCTGGAATCGAACCAGCGGCACGTAGGGCTTCAACCTACTGCTCTACCTACTGAGCTATCACACCATATAAAAAATGATAGTGTTGGGATACCCGTCTCGTCCCAATCTTAACTGCTTAATCGTAGTTTTACGAGGCCTCGGCAGAGGGTGTTGAACACTGTGAACCTTACAACTACTTTGTCGACTTTCATTGTAAGAGTGACCACTATCAATATTTTTTCTATTTCAAAGAACCCTTTTCGTCTGGGGTGTAGGTAACCCTATCAAACCTACACCCCCATCGTTTGTGAATACAAAGTTACAAAACATTTTTCTAACTAACAAGTACCCACTTATTTTTTTTTGTAGTCCCTGTCGGATTCGAACCAACGACCCTCTGCATGTAAGGCAGATGCTCTAACCAACTGAGCTAAAGGACTATTAAGTTGCGTGTTCGGGGTTCGAACCCGATTGACCTTCCTTATGAGAGAAAGTTCTTTTCCCCTAAGCCACGCAATTTATGTTACCCCCCAAGGATTCGAACCTCGATTAAGTGGACCAAAACCACTTGTCCTGCCATTAGACGAGAGGGTAATTTTAGGTTACCAATATGTCAAAGAACCCGTAAAACAAAAAACCCCGAACTTTTTATGGTTCGGGGTCTGTTATCTGTTTTACTTTCAAATATCCACAATTATTCCGAACCAATATTTTGCACACGTGGATACCAGCAATTTTTAAATTGCGACTTACTGATAATGACCATATGTTTATTAGTTCTCATTGTATTTTAATTTATAAGTATTACAAAGTTAAGAAAAATTTTAGACAAGTCAAACTTTTTTTAAAATCTTTTCGCAATTTTAAGAATTGTTTCCTCTTCTTCCCTAGTTAACATCAACCTACTGTTAGATAATTTATCCAAAGCGATTCCCCATTCTAACTCCATAATGTTTTTTCGTTCTTCAGGAACATTGTAATAAGTTGGTTTGATATGACCATCCTCGGTCAGAATATCAATCAATTCTTTAATTTCTCTTTTTGAACAAGCGTCAACAAAATCGCTTGGGTCTATGTCTACATAAGATTCAAATTCTGGCATATTTTTTTAATATTAAATGGTTTCGTCAATTTTATCTTGAATTTCAATAATTTTTGATTCAATGTATCTTTCTAATTTTTCTGACACATTAAGATATTGTTCCCTTAGTTTATGAAATTCTTCATCATTAATTTCTTTAAAAGAACTATAATGCTTGAAACAATAGTGGAATCCTTCCGCACCTATTCTGTATCGAACCATTTCAAAGTTCTCTAATTCTTCATGTAAATAATCTATATTACTCATTGGTTTAATTTTCTTTTACAGTTATTACAAAATTCTTTACGGTTAGTACCATTAACTTTCATTAAACAGTCTTCGTCGTCGCAGTGATTTAGACCAAAGTTGTGACCTAATTCATGATTAGCAACATTCTGTAGGTTAGAAATTCTATAGTTACCGTTAATCTTTAATTGATAAGTACTAACAACAGCGGCGTCATGGTAAAATCTTGCGTAACCACTAATTAATTCAAGGTTATTCTCATGAGAACACAAAGGATGATTAGTAACATATACGTGACGACCATCACCATCACCTTCTTCCAAGTTTAAAGTTTCAAGAGCATTAACATATTCACCGTTAATGAAATAACGAGAGCTAGGGTTTGAATGTGGATTACCGATTTTAGTTTCTAAACCGTAAAAATTTTCGATTCCCTGGCAAACAGTCTCCAAATCTTCATGACTGTAATCACCAAAACCATGAACATATACAATGTTTTTCGGTTTTTTAGTTTCAGATTTAACAACAGGTTTAGTTGATGGTTTATTTTTTACATCAACTGATTTACCATATTTACCTAACTTATGTTCTTTGTCATAAGAATCCGCATATTCAGCAGCACTTTGTTTGAATTTATCAATACTATAGTTGTGTTTTTCGGCAAGTTCAAATAAAGAACCAACAATTACTACAACAATACAAAGATTTACAATTGATTTTAATGGTGATGTTTTCATACTACAAAGATACTAAAATTATTTTAACTACCAAAAAATAATGATAAATATTTGTAGGCCCACCAGGACTCGAACCTGGAATAGAAGCTTAGAAGGCTACTGTTATATCCCTTTAACTATGGGCCCTAATCTAAATTAGATTTGTTTGATGATGTACTTATGACCTGAATCTGAGTTTTTTTCAAAAAGAGACCTCATTTTTTCAGCCTCTTCTTGAGTTTCAAACTCCATTACATCATCTTGACCGTCTAACAAAACAACAGGTAATTCAACGTTAGTTGTCATCTGTTTAATCATTTTAACTATAATATACATAACACTGTAAAGGTAATACAAAAAATTAAAATAATCAAACTCTTTTTTTACCACCAAAAACATTAGGAGTTAAATTAGTTCTATTTGGTCTGACATTTTTTAGCATATTTGCTTGAGCTGATAATGAGTTTTTCTTTAATTCTAATGTTTCTTGTCTATTTTTGGGTTTGTTTTGTATTACAGGTTTAATATTTTTTTCTGTTGGTTTATATATAGACCTATTATTGATAATTTGATTAACTAAATCGTATTTAACAGTATCTTTAATTTTATCTTTATTAGGATTAAATGGTTTATCATTTATTTTAAATAAAATATCATTAAGTAAGTTTAAAGATGTTTGTTTATATTCTAAATCAGTATTATTTCTAAAATCATTATCATAATCATAAACTAATTTTAGTTTTTTATAGGGTGGTAAAGAATATATATATTTAGCAGTTCTACTTTGTAGTGTTGAATCTTTAATCGCCCCAGTTATTGAGTACGATTGATTTTCATGCCAATTATAAATGTATGTAATTTCGTTAATAAATTTGTAATGTTCATTACCCGCCATTTCTAACATAGGTAAACCTATTCCAATATCTACTGCAGCTTTTAAATAATCATTTTCAAAAATTAAATCTTTTAAATTTATTGACCTAAATAAAAAAGCCCTATATGTTCTCATATGTGAAAAATTCCATGGAGTACTTCTAGCTTTGTCAGGATTTGCTTTACCATAATTCATACTTCTACCATTTGTATCAACCCATTTAGTACCGCAAATCCAAATATTTTGGTCAGTATAGATTTTATTGATTAACCCAAAAACATTATTATCCAACAATTTATCATCACCATCAATTTCTATAATAACATCAGCCCATTCAATATCACCATTATTATAAATTATATCTATAAAGTTTTTAGCTTTGTATTTTTTTTGTTTATTTTTTATTAAAACAAATCTTTCATCACCATCTATTGTTTTTTCTGCGATAGAATACGAATTGTCGGTAGACATATCGTCAACAAGATAACAAACAAAATTTGTAAAATATTGATTTTTTATTGAATTTATACAATCTGATATATATTTTTCAGAATTCCAAAATGTTGATACAACTACTAATTTCATAAAAAAGGGGTATGGTCTATTTATAAATAGGTTCACTAACTTATTTTTTAAAAAATATCATAAAATGTCTGAAAACAAATACATAATTCCTTCGCCGAGAGTGTTTCATGTTATACCGTGGAATAGTGACAAAAATATTGGTAAGTCATATAATGAGATGATGGCGATGGTTAGAAGTAATGATTGGGTTTGTTTTTTAGATGGAGATGCGGTTCACACAACATCATTTTTTGGTGTTAGGATTGAGGAGGTAATTAAAAATAATCCTGATTATTCTTTATTTACTTGTTACACAAATAGGGTTGGGTGTGGTTATCAAATCGCACCTGGTGTTGACTCTAAATCTAACGACCAACAATACCATAGAAATTTTGGGGAGTTACTTTGGAATAACAATGGTACCCAAGTTTTCGATGTAACAAAACAATCTCCAATGAGTGGGGTTTTACTACTTATTAAAAAATCATCATGGGAACAGGTTGGGGGGTTTAAGGAAGATAAAATGTTAACGGTGGATAATGATATTCACATAAAATTTACAAAAGCAGGTTTTAAATCGGGGCTAATGAAAGGTATATATGTACAACATTGGTATAGAGGTAATAATCCTGGAAATAAATCACATTTATTATGATATATAAATTTTTAGATGTTGGGTGTAAAGTTGGGGGTTCTTTTGATGTTTCTAAAAAATTTGGTTACACCAAAAATGAAGGTCTTGGTATTGATATAAATGAAGAACACGTTAAAAAATTCATTAATTCAGGTTATAATGGATTGGTTGCGGATGCAACTAATTTACCTTTTGATGATAATTCATTTGAATTAGTTATTTTTAGTCATGTTTTAGAACATTTACCTAATGAAGAATTAGGAAAAAAAGCCCTTGATGAATGTTTGAGAGTTTCTTCTAAACATGTTTTTTTAGCTTTACCTTTTTTTGATGAGGACGAGTATTTAAACTCTTTAAGATTAAAAACTTACTATTCAGATTGGACGGGTCATAAAAATAAAGTTCATCTTAAAACAATTTTAGAAAATTATCTTAAAAATTACAAATACGATTTAACTTTAAAAACTAAAATAACTGATAGCGGATTTCCTGAAATATTACCTATAGAAGCACCTAAAAATTCCCATAATTATGATGAAAAAATACACAGTAAAAAAGAAAAAATATTTTTTGACCGAGATATTTGGAGGGAGTATATAATTTTAATTAAAAAATGATTAAATACTCAGTAATTATACCAACAATGTGGTTCTCAAATAAAATTGAATTAATTGTAAAAAATTTTAATTCAAGTCAGTTTGTTGATGAAATTATTATAATAGATAATAAAACTGAAAATTCGATTGAGTTGTCTCATTATGAAAAAGTTATACATATTAAAAATAAAAAAAATATATTTGTAAATCCTTCTTGGAATTTAGGTGTAAATTTATCTAAAAATGAAAATTTAATAATTTCTAATGATGATATCTTAATTAATGATATTGATAGGGTATTAAGTAATAAAGAAATATTTGATTGTGATTTAGTTGGGTTAGATTACGAGAATATTAATAAAAATAATACAGTTATTTTAAAAGAAACTAAAAAACATATGGAAAGAGGTTTTGGTTGTTTCTTAATAATTAAAAAAAAATCTTACGTTAATATACCCGAAATATTAAAAATTTGGTTCGGGGACAATTTTTTATTCAATAAAGTTAAAAATAAAAAAATGTTTTCGTGTGATAAAATAGAGATTGAGTTGTCAAAAACAATTAAAAATATTAATGGGGTTAATGATATATTAAATCAAGATAAAAAAAATTTTTTAAAAGTGTTATGATTGATATTAATATTGATGAACATGAAATACATAAGATTGTGTTGGATAATTTAAAAACAAAAAAACCCTTATCAATTATTAGAATTGGTGATGGTGAGTTGTGTGCATTAGAGTATGACTATAATAAAACATTAACGGATAAATTTTACATTTCTCACACTGGAAGAGTATACCCAAAAAATCAAATTATTGAGATATCAAATAATATTAGAACCGCAATTCAGGAGTCTGACATTATTGGGATAACACCTAGTTATCTAATATCCCAAAGACCTGACTCTCCTTGGTCAATAACAAATAATAAAATATATGAAATACTATACCCAAATCATGGGTTAAAAAGATATTGTGATATGAATCTACATTTTAAATTAACCCATAACAATCTATTAGATGACATTTTAAAATCGGTTAATGAATTGTATATTTTAACAAGTCGGGATGTTAAGGATAAGTTATTAAAAAAATACCCAAACATAAAAAAAATATATTTTTATAAAATACCTGGAGAATTTAAATTTGAGGAGGAAAAAACTTTTGAAGATTTTTACCCAACAATATACAATAGAATATATTCAGATTTTTCAAAAAACGATTATTCAGGTAAACTATTACTTTTTGGTGGTGGATTTATAGGTAAAAATTTAGGTGTAAAATTCTCAAAAAGTGGTGGAGTGTCTATTGATTTGGGTAGTGTTTTTGATTTATTTTATGGTAAATTAACCAGAGGCGAAGGGAAAGGTTCTTATAGTTATATAAAATCTATTTTAGAATGAAAATTATAGTTTACAGTGTTAATACAGGTGGGTATGATATGTTAACTAACCCTGAAGTATATGACCCATCTGTTCGTTATATTTTATTTACCGATAACAAGTACTTTAAATCTAATGTTTGGGAAGTAAATCATATAGATTTTATTGACCAATCATTAGATAATCGCAAAAAGGCTAGATACGTTAAGTTAAATCCGCACCTCGTATTACCAAAACACGATGTTAGTATTTGGGTAGATAACTGTTACAAGCCAAGATTTGATAATGCTAAAAATTTATTAGAGGAAATTTCTTTTAATAATTCAATAATGTCATATAAACATGATGTTAGAAATTGTATTTACCAAGAAGCAAAAAAAGTAATACAGGACAAACTGGAATACCCTAATATTGTTAATGAGCAGATTTTAAGATATAAAGAAGAGGGGTTTCCTGAAAATTACGGATTATTTGACAGTGGTTTTACAATTAGAAAAAACTCAAAACAAGTTAATAAATTTAATGATTTATGGTGGAAAGAAGTATTAAATAATAGCGGTAGAGACCAATTATCGCAAGTGTATTCTTCTTGGAAGACGGGTACACCAATTGATAAAATCCCTGTCGGTCAATCTATTTACCATAATAAATTTCTACACCCTAAAGTTAAACACCCAAGAAGATGGTTGATATCATAGCAGTAACATACGGACAAAATGAGATTTTAAAATGTTTTATTAATTCAATAAAATCTCAAACTTCAAATAATTGGAGGCTTGTGATTATTCACGATGGGCCTAACCAAAAATTACAAAATGAATTAAATAAAGAAAATTATTTAATAAAGGATAAGATAGAATTTATACAACATCCATTTAGAACTGAAAATTATGGTCATCTACTGAGAAAATGGTCTCTTGATAATGTCGTAAAAAATGATTATGTATTACTCACAAACGGTGATAACTATTACACTCCTAATATGATTGAAGAGGTGTCAGAAAAGACTGAAGATTTAATTTATTTTGATGCAGTACATTCCCACCCAACAAAAGTTAATCATAACAAATCAACCTATGGATACTTTAATAGTCAACTTAAAAGGTCTCATGTTGATATGGGTAATGTGGTAATACGTAGTTCTTTAGCCCAAAAAGTAGGGTTTAACTCAATTGGTTATGCCGCAGATTGGGATTATTTTGAAGAGGTCTTGAAATTGTCACCAACTATTTGTAAAATTGATAAAGTTTTATTTGTACATAATTAATATAAAATGGAAAAGGTATTAGTTTTAAATTCCGATTACACTCCAATAAACGTAACAACTGTTGTACGCGGTTTTGTTTTGGTAAGTAAGGGTAAAGCGGAGATATTAAAGTCTTCAGAAAACCCTATTGTAACTGGTTATCAAACATATATTAGACCTGTAATAATTAGATTGTTAACATATGTTAGATATAGGGTTAGAAATCTAAAAATTAATAGAAATCGTATTTTTAAAAGGGATTTGAATCAGTGTGTATACTGTGGTTCAAGAAAAAGTTTAACTATTGACCACGTGTTACCAAAGTCGAGAGGTGGTGATAACTCATGGACCAATTTAGTAACTTGTTGTTCGCCATGTAATAGAAAAAAAGGTGATAAGACACCTGAAGAGGCTAATATGAAACTTACTCGCAGACCTTACGAACCTACTTTATTCTCCGAAATTATAAATCCAAGTATTTCAGATGTTTGGATTGATTTTCAAAAGGATTATGTATAAAATAAAAGAGTATCTTTCGATACTCTTTTATTAGATGTGAACTACCCCCTTTCTTTTAGATGGTTTATACACTTTCAGATTTTACTCTGATAGTCTCTTTTAGGATAAAGCCTTTTCTTTCATTGTTTCACCCGCTAAATCCATTTTATCTTTAATTTTTGATATACTAGGACAAACTAAGTCAGCAATAGCCCCTTCAATTTTTTGACCAAAGCTTGAGTCTGTAAACATATCAACCAAAGAATTTCTAATTATATCATATAAATATCCTTCCATTCCTTGTTCTTTTTGTATTTTTCTTGCGATACCTTCACCAACACCTTTGGATATTGCGTTACTTAGATATTCACAATTAAATATTTTACCATTTGCGTAATCTCCGATTGGTATGTCACCTATTGTTGCGATAAAAATGTTTGCTAAGTAACCTTCAGTACCAATACCTAACTTTTCAAGTATTAATTGTACAAATCTTTCTTTAATTGTATCAAAAATTCCACCAGGTACTTGACCAAAAAAACTTTTTATAATATCTAAAAATTGTTCATTTATTAAAATATCATTGAAACCTTGAGACTTTAAGTAAAACATTTCACTAAGTAAGTCGTCAACAAATTTTTCTTTTTGTTTTTTTGTTTTAGGTTTCCCTGATTCAGAAATTATTTTAAATCTGGTATTTATTATCTTATACTCTTCTACCAAACTTTTTTTTTTAGACTCAGAAAGTTCGTTAAGGTTTTCTCTGATTATCTTTTTAAGGATTGAATCTCTGTTTTCAAATACAGTGGTTTTTTGTTGACCACTACCACTACCAATTCTAAAGTCAATTGATTGTCCGTATTCATTTTTTCTAATACCTAAATTGTTAATATCTGTTTTAATGTCTTCCCATTTCTTACTACCAAAAATGTTACCAATATCTTGTGTATACGATGCACATTTATTAACACCAGGTTTTATTCTAAGTAATGTGTAATAATTTATTGGGTAGTTACCGTAAGCAAAATCGTAATATTGTTTAAATAATTGTCTACATGCAGTTCTAAACTCTTTACTTTTAACTTCACTACTAGTGACTGTCTTAACATTAGTAATCATATTAGCCGCTAATGTTCTGAAGTTATCACCAACAGATTTACAGTACATAGTATTACCAATAGTTACACTTAAAATACTAGTACCTCCCTTCTTAACAAAATCTATTTGTTGACCAGTACATGCCGAATATCCTAAACCACCTTCTTCTTCAGGGGTAGTATAGTTACCTATTTCCGACTTCATTTCTGAAGACCTAGATGTTTGTTTACAAACCCAAATAAATGTGTCAGTATTTGTAGGTATTAATGATTTAATATCGGTTCTGTCTGAAAGTTGTTTAGTAGCAGTAATAAAATCTGATAATTTTGTTAAAGTACAAACACCGTTAACTTTATCAGTGTTTTTAACATTTTCATCGCCATAAGTGAAAATTTGTAAGTCAGGATTTGCATCTCTAACTGAATTTACAAAATTTATAAGTTCTGGATTCATGGAATCTTCTTGCAATTTTCTTAATTTAGCACAAGTCCATATACGGGTAGTGGGGTTTTTAGTTTTAAGTTCGTTATCACTATAATATTCTAACACACCATTGTCTTGCCCTTGTACTGGTGCTCGTAACACCGCGTTTGGGAACCCAGGGACTTTTGTGGAATTTTTCTTAAGCCACACTTCCTCACCATTAAGATTATATACGTCACCATCCGCTGGAAAACAACCAGCTTGATAAGCCATTTTTAATTGTTGATTCATCATTTTAACCGCGGTTACATCACTAGCACCGCCTCTGACACCCTGTTCAGTTAAAACTTTTTTTACTAATTTGTTTATATTTGTTTTCATTTTGAAATTTATTTTTTTGATTTAAATTTATTACACATCGGTACCTGTTATAATATTATCTTCAACACTACCTCCGTCAACGTCAACTTGAGTTTTACGACAATTTTTAATAATTTTATCGTAAACTTCTTGAGTGATTGTTGTTGGATACCCTTTTTCTTTTAATTTAGTTTCAGTTTCAGGACCGTAATACCCATCAGGTTCTGCTCCAATACATTCTTGAATCTCTTTAAGTTTAGGGTTCTTACAATATTTAGTGAATGGTAAATCAGGACAACCCCTATATTTTCCATCTTCAGGAACTGGTGGTGGAACTGGTTCTTCTTCATCTTCTTCAGGTGGTGTTTCGCCAGGATAAAAATATGCGAAAATAGCCGCTAAAATTCCTGCTGCCGCGTATTTTTTCCAATGCTTACCAAAGTGTTTTTTAATCGCCTCCCAAGTACCACTTTTTGTTGGTTGTTTAGTTATTTCTTTAGCGTATTTTTCGGCTAATTCTTTGGAAGTTTTATTTATAGATTGTTTAATTTCTTCCGTCATAGTTCTTCTAATTTCTTGTTCTAACGTTAACTTTTCAGCGTTAGTTAAAGTTCTTCCACCTTGTTTTTCAATCTGTTGTAAAACTTTCTCAACGGTTTGTTTTTCTATATTTTTAGCCCCTTGAGCACCAGCTCTATAACTAGTTGCGGTACCTTTTTTAATTTCCTGTATTGCTAATTCTTTAGCCTCACTTTTCATAAACGCTTCGATTTCCTTTTCAATAGACTCCAAACCCATTCGTTTTAATGCAGCAAATTGTTCAGATAATACACTGTGGGTAACATCTTCATTAATAGCGGTAATTGGTTTAAGGGACACCAATTCTCTAAATCTATTAATTTCTTCTAAAACTTCTTTTCTCATTTTATTTTTATTTTTTTATTTTAAACTTTTGTTTGTTTATTACTTATTGGTGATAATACTTTTTCAGCACCTTTAGATAATGTTTTCATTACATTACCAATTGTATTACTAAATGCTGATTTAACTGAATGTGGTATATACTTTGTAACCAAACCTCTATCATCCATTTCAACATTGGTGTATAATGCCAATTCATAATTGTTGATTTCACCATCAACTTTTTCAATAACACCTTTATATTGAGGATTTTTACTAATACACCCTTCAAATGTTTTTACAGCGGTTTCGGTATTTTTGGTAAATTTATTACCATCATTTTTTAATGAATTTACAATATTGTCATCTATTTTACAATCAGGCCACATAGTATTATGGTATTCTGAAAAATATTGGTTAACACCCGCAATATCATTACCTGAATCTCCAACTTTGAGGTTTCTTTCTTTAAAAAACCAAGCTATTGCTAATCCACTTCCAACCGCAACTACACCTTTCTTAGAAAATAATTGTTTAATAAATGTTTCAACACCTGAAATAACTTTATTCAAACCGTTAAATACAGTTTGAATTACTTTATTAATACCTGGCATTTTTTCAGCCAAATAAGCTCCAACACGGCTTAAACCATTTTTCAACCCTGGTAATTTTTCAATCAAACCTTGTAATAATTTACCTGTCGCTGAAGTTGTAGTAACTTTACCCGCAGTTTTTAATGCTGCTTTAGTTGATTGTCCCGCTGCCGCAGCGAATAACCACGCGATTAAATCAATTATTAAAAACATATATGGGTTCGCATTACGTTCAGGGTCTTTAGGGTCTGACTCTCCACTTACTATTTCATACAAATCAAGTATCACTATTAAACCCCATATCGCTTTATTAATTCCTGTTGTAATAGGAAGTAATGCGGTTGCAACGTCAACAACAATACCTATTGTCGTATAAGCGTTTCTTCTAATCCATCTTAACAAAGGAATGACACCTTTTTTAAGAATCGGCAATATAATTTTTTTAGCCGCAGCACTTAATCCTGACAACACTATACCACCAACTTTAGCACCTGCATCGACAACTTTACCTGTTGCTCGTAAGAATTTATTTGATTTATAACCTGAAGATAAAGTAGCGTCAAGAGTTTTTAAATGGTCGTAAATGGCTTTATATTCCCAATCAATATCAGACATCTCATCGTTAATATACGCTTTGATATCCATGTTTTTTTTCTTTTTTAGTTGTTGATTAACTTTATCTAATAATTCTTTATTATTGATTCTTTTAATTTGTTTTAACGCTTCTTCTTCATCGTCGTTGAATGTTTTTGATAAAGCATCAACTAATTTTGTTGTGATATCTAAAGCGGTTGCGTCAACATTTTGTTCTGAAATCAAAGTTCTTAATCCATCAAATGACTCACTAACAATTTGTTTAGCGGTTTTAGTATTAATAGATTCAGTTATTATTGTTTTTTTACCGAAATTTTCTTCCCATTCTTTAACCAATCTCAATGATTGTTGTGGTGAAAATATTTCAGAAATAATTGTTAAAATTTTTCTTGGCTTTGATAGATATTCTTTTAAAGTTATCTCACCTGAATTAAATTCAAAATCGTTATTATCTTTAGCGATTTGAACTAAATATGGTAACATACTTTCATTGTATGGTACATAAAAACCTTCATTTTCACAAACATAAAAACCTTTGTTTGTAAAAACATATTTTTCATCTTTTGATACCCCTAATAGCTCTGTATTCATATTAAATGACGATTATCTATAAATATATCGATTTACAATAAAGTATTTGCCTTTCCTCTTGTTAACCCAGAAGTCCATACTTTTTGTTCAGGATTATGAGTTGGTCCAAATTTTCTACCACTAGACCACTTAGTTACAGTCGGGTAAGCTGGTTTAGAACCACCACCTGAAGAAGGTGCTGCAGCAGCATCTTGTTCATCAATCTCACCATTATTTTCTTTTGTGGTGAACTTTTTCATTAAATAGATAATTTGGTCAACATCACTCTTCATACCAATAAATAGTTTGATAATAAAAAACCCACTGTGATGTGGGTTTATTTCTTTAAAAAAAATCTGATTTAGGCAATTTGTCAGGATATATCAGATAATACTCATTCAAAAATGATTTGATTTCATCTTCTTCATTTCCTTTTTCCAACTCATCGTCAAAAAAATTACCAAATAAATCATCAATATCGTCGTCCTCCTCGTTATACATTTCAATTAATGTATTTTCGGTAAAATTATCAAAATCATACCCAAAAGATTCTACCTCATCTAACTGTACTTGGTCTGTTCTTATTTCATCATCACCATCGGTAGTTAATCTAAAGGTAACGTCCAATGTTTTTGACGATTCATTAATGTAATACGAAACTAATTCTTTAATTTCCATGTTATTTTTGTTTAATTTTGTTTATAACAAAGAAATATCGCAAATTTATTAAAAAGACAAAAAATTAATTATATTTTTTAAATCTATTAAACATATCCAATGACTCTTGTATGTTAAATGCGATTTCACCCTTTTCATCATCTTCAAAATCATCACCAAACATATTATTTTCCCACTCACCTTCAACATCCTCATCATTAAAAAACATACCTCTCATTGTTTCAAAATCATCGTTTTCAACTTCAGGTTCTATTAAAAACATTGTTTCACTTTCAGTATCATCAACGTCAACGGTTCCATTTGGTAAATCATATGGGCCGTCACCAATCATATCAAGTCTTTCACCTAAAGTAACATATTCTTCATCTTCAAAAGTTTCTTCTGGTTCAAAGCCATGTGAACCTGAATAAACATCTTCATTAATGTTCATGTTTCTGTATGTCATAACATCACCTTTGTTACTTACAGTTATACCACCTTTATCATTGGCGAAATCTTGGGTATATAATGGACTCATATTTGATGAGACGTTATTGGTCGCAAAACCATTATAAAGTTCTTTGTGTTGGTCAAGGATATTATTTCTTTCCTCTTTTGACATTTTGAAAAAATAAGCGTTCATAGTTTTCTTTTACTAATAAATATATTGATTGATGAGAATATTTTATCTATGATTATAGTATGTTTAAAGTAGATATAAACGAGTATGCTGAAGGTGCTATTTTATTAGATGGTCTTGAGTCTGCAATAATTGGTGTTGTTGAAGAATTTGGAAATGGTCGTAGAATTTTATATTCTAAAGCTAAGATTTTAAAAATTCTTGAGGAGAGAGATTTAATGACACAAGGTGAGGCTGAAGAGTTTTTTGACTATAATATATTGGGTCTTTATGCTGGAGAACAGAATGCCGTGTTTTTAGATTTGGAAATTGAACCTGTTGAAAACGGTGGTAATTGGGAATATATGTTAAAATAACAACATATAATTTTCAAGAACCATTTGTGAATAACGATGTAAGTATCTATTAATTTGGTCTAAGTCAGGTTCAATATTTTTAGATTCTAAAGCTTTAATAGTACCATTAATCATTTCAGCTTGAGCTTGGTCAGCCATTTCAATTACTTTATCAAAGGCCTCTTCGTCGTGAATTGGTCGGTATTTGAATTCGTGTTTTATTCTTTCTGAACCCATGTATAAATACGGTGCGGCGCCAAACATATTTGTAATACCTGACTCTCTAACAGCAATTAAATATTCTTTTAAAAACTTCCTATTAAAGAATTTAAATATATCCATATTCTTTACTAGTTTTTTAAATTTTTCAATTTCACCTTGGTTTTCACCTAACTTAACTTTTTTTCTTTTTTCAAAACTATCAACTAAATCCCACTTATCAATTCCATCAATTAACGCTAATTTACTTCCGTTATCCCACTCCACATAATACTGAGTATCCCCAAATATAGTGATTTTCTTAATAACAGTACCTTTAGTTCCAATTGGAACAGGTGTATTGTCTTCCATGTGAAATAATATAATTCTATCACCTTCTTTTAATTCAGGATTTATCATCTGTCGTAATATTTATTAAATAAATATAATCAAAGTATTTATTGTATATGAGTAAAACCTTGTTAATTAATGAATCCCAAAAAAAATTGATTCTTTTAGAATCGGCTAATGACGAGTTTGGTGATATTATAAAAAAGAATTATGACTTTGTTAAGAAGGTTATTAAACTGTCTTCAGAACAAATGAGTCTTAATTTGGAATTTTTATTAACTTGGGGTGCAACTATTGGTGGTTTTGTCGGTCCTTTAAATGATTTTATTGTTGGTAAATTTCCTGAAGTTTCGGATGTTGAGTTAAGTCTTATAATCACGGGAATAATTGCGGTTTATTATGTTGACAATAAAGAAACAGTTAAAAAAATAATTGAACATATAAAAGAAAAAGGTGTTTTTAACATTTTTACCTCAGCATTTAATAAAAGTAAGGAATTAAAAAGTACTTTTTTAAATTTTATGAGTAGTTTAAATTTGACTCTGCATAAAGTAACAAATATTATGTCATATGCGTTTATAATTCCACTTATACCTATGATTTATGAATCAGTTTCAAGTGGGATTATGACACCTGAGGATGGTAAAGAAATTGCTCTTAGATTAGGGTTATTTGGTTTATTAACCGTATCAGGTATTGCTCTAAGAGAGTTTATAATTAAATTAATTAAGAGATTTAGAGGTCCCCATCAATAAAATCAGATAGTTTATTTCTAAACATTTCAATCGATTCATAACTTAATGGGTAATTATCCGATTTATTACCCAAAATTATTGTTGGGTAGAACTGTACCGCGGTATATATGTCATCACAATTATATATGTCTTGTTCATTATTAAGTAGTTGCCAACAATCATCAGCAATAATGTCCCTATAGTTATCTAATATTTGATAACTTACACCAGCAATCGATTCTAAAAGTACTTCATTATCAGTAATTAATGGTTCACCATTCAAAGTAATTTTATAAATATTTAAATCAAAATAGAACCAAAAAGTGTTGTCATTATGTTCAACACCATCATGTTTAAATTTAGAATAAAACTTTACAGTAATTCTTTCACCTTTATGGTATGTGTTTAACGCGAATAGTTTTATGGTGTCATTAGTAAAATCAGTCATTTCTTTTGACATTTTTTTAGATATTGAATAATCACCTAAACTAACCTGTTCCCCATTTAAATAAACTAAATCAATTTGATACTCAACATCATCTAACCCAATTAGTTTTGAACCATAATTAATTATTTCATTAATTTGGCAGGTAAACGCGTCAATAATATACGACGAATAATTTTCAGTTGGGATTATATTGATATTAATTAATAAAAAATCATCATCAAGAACTTGAATATCTAAAAATTCAATTAGATATTTTTTATCTTTATGTTTCTTTTTTTTAAGATAATTGATTAATGCTTTTATTTTGGCGTTGCTCATTTTTGTTTACCGTAATCTAATATTTTATCAATAACAATCTTAATTTCTTCATCATTCATTTCGTGAATATCTTTATTGTTTTCAAACCATTCTTTAGCAATAACCTCAATAGGTTTTTTCGTTAATTTAGATAACCTTTTAAACCCTCTATATTGTGCGGGAATTTCATGTTCTTGAGTATAATATGGTAATGATTCTTCGGGTTCTTCATCTTTATCTAAAAACTCACCTTTGTATTCTTGTCTTCCGTGTTCTAGTTCGTGAGCCATTAGCTCGTTTATTTCGCCAACTAGTTCGTACATTTGTGATTCTATTTTTTCAGGATTAAAAAGTATTAATACCTCAACAACATCTTCATCAGGTACATAATAACCGTTTACTTTAAATCTATCTTGCATTTTAGAAGCTTTAAGTGTTAGTTCTACTGTAAAAGTAAATGGTAAGTTAGTAAACTTGTATTCATCACTTTCTTCAGGTAAATAAAAAAACCCACTTTTTTTCTTTTTAATTTTTTTAATAATATCTTTTACCGCAGTTCTTATGGCTAATCTACTCATTGTACTTTCATTAACGATTTCTTCTTTTGGTACTTTAAAGTTAATCTCTTCAATTAAAACTCTATTGTTGTCAACATCAAACATAGATAAAATTTGACTAATATCATTAGTTAAAACTCGTTTAAAATAAAACGGAGCTTTTTCACTAGTTAACTTTGAGGATAATATAATTTTTGATATATCATCATTTAAATTAATAATATTAACCGAAACTTTAATATAATCATACCACTCTCCAACGCTTATCATTTTTTTATACCCCAAAATCTCAAATGTATAATCAATATCAGATTCGAAATCAACATTCAATATAATCGGATTCCTATACTTAAAAACCTTATCTTTAAGAATAAGATTAACTTTATTTACTTGATTTTGATTTAACATATCAATAAATACTTTTTTTTGACAAATAGTTCTTTATATAATTTGGTTTGGTAGTTAATTACTTTTTGGTGGTTAATTAATATTTATGTATATGAACTATAGAAAAATATGGGAATCATATCACGGTAAGATACCCACAGATAATTTAGGTAGAACTTTTGATATTCATCATATAGACGGTAACCGTAATAACAACGATATTACAAATTTAATGTGTTTGTCACTGGAAGACCATTATAAAATACACCTAAAACAGTATAATGAAAATAAATCCGAAAAAGAATTTCGTTCATTAGTTTTCTTGTCTAGTCGACTTAGTAAACCAATTGATGATTTGAGTGGGTGGTCAGTTTCAGACAAAACTAAGGAGAAAATTAGAAACACTTTATTGGGTAGTAAGAGACCTCCTGAGGTTGTTAAAAAATACCAAGAAAAGTTAAAAGGTTATGTATGGAAGCCTGAAGATATCGAGTCCAGACGACAAGGTTTATTAAGGTATCATAAGGAAATGACCGAAGATTTTAAAAATGAATGGAGAAGTAAACTATCAAATTCCCATAAAGGGAAAGTTCTTAGTGATTCAACCAAAGAAAAATTATCAAAGGTAAATTCAAAATTGACGGATAACGAAGTTTTATTGATTTATGACTTGATTATGTCAGGTGAAAGGTATAAAATTATATCTGAAAGATTTAATATTAGTCAATCACAAATAACATCAATAAAACAGAAAAAAACATATAAATGGTTATGGAGTTAATATCAACACATCCAATTAAAAAATCAGACTTAGGATTTCACGGTAATCTTTTTGGAGGTTCGTTACTTAAATGGATTGATTCAGCAGCTGCGGGTTATTCAATGCAGTTGTGCGATACTCCAAGGATGGTTACTATATCAATAGATAAATGTTTTTTTGAAAGACCTGCCAAGGAAGGTCAATTGCTGAAAATTTATGGGACACCATCTAAATTAGGTAACACTTCCATAACTTTATATATGGAGGCGAGAGCACATAATGTTTACACGGGAAAACAGACAATTATTTTAAGAACTAACATTAGGTTTGTTTCAATCGATGGTGAAGGTAATCCAATCCCAATAGGTGAAAGAGGTAAAATAAGAATTCAAAATATAATAGACACACAAATAGAAAACAAAAATGAAAACGAAGAAGTTTGATTTTAAAGACATTACAATTGTACCAGAAATGGTTTCCTCAATCTCAAGTCGTAAAGAGATTAATATTTTAACATCAGAACTCAAGTTACCTTTAATGGTGTCCCCAATGGATACTGTTGTTGATACTGAAAACTTTTTTAAATTTAGTAAAAAAGGAATGGTTGTTTGTATGCCAAGAGGTGAATCTGAAATTTCAGGAGTGTTTTGGTCAATATCATTAGAAGAGTTTGATTTAATAATTACCAATGAGATTATTCTTGATACGTGTGAACCAGTACATATTTTAGTTGATATGGCTAATGGTCATATTAAAAAGTTACACAAATTGTGTGAAAAATTTGTAAAACAAAATAAAAAAGGTGTGCATAAGTTAATGGTTGGTAATGTCGCAAATCCTGAAACATATGCCGTTTTATCGGAAATAGGTGTTGATTATGTTAGAGTTGGTATTGGTGGTGGTTCAGGATGTTTAACTTCTGCAAATACAGGTGTTCATTATCCAATGGCATCATTAATTAATGAATGTTTTAAAATTAAAAAAATTAACAGTTATAGAACAAAAATTGTTGCTGATGGCGGTTTTAGTAATTATGACGACATTATCAAAGCTTTAGCTTTAGGTGCTGATTATGTTATGTTGGGGGGTATTTTAAATAAAACTTTAGAGTCGTGTTCACAAACAAAACTTTTTAATTTAATACCGATTAATGAATCGACTGCGGAAAAAATATGGTATGATTTACCTTTTTTAAGAAAATACATGTATAAAAACTTTAGAGGTATGAGTACTAAAGAAGTTCAAAGGAAATGGGGTAAGTCTGTTTTAACAACATCTGAAGGCATTGTAAAAACTAATAAAGTTGAATACACGTTAGGTCAATGGGTTGATAATTTTGGCGACTACTTGAGGTCCGCAATGTCTTATACTAACTCAAGAAATTTAGAAGATTTTAAAAATTGTGAGATTGTGTTTATTACAGAAAACGCCTTAAAAAGATTTAATAAATAATTAGACAAATGATATGGAGACTTTAAGGTCTCCATTTCCTTTTATAACCCTGTGATAAGTACCCTCAGGTATTAAATAACTTTTACCCACTTCTAATGTGATTGGTAATTCGTTATCTAACTGAACTTTCCAATTGTCGGACTCTAATACTTCAACTATTCTATTTTCTCTATCTCGATGCCATTTTAATTCATGTTCATCAACATTAGAATCAAAAGTTCTTATTTTAGTATTATTATGTTCTTTTTGAATAAAAGGTAATTTATTTTTCATCATATTTAAATTTTACCAATATCCACCGTATGTTTTACCACCCCATAAATGAGCATATCTGTTAATTCTACAAGCCCAATATCCTGCGGTCATTCTATCTTTTTTTGCCTTACAATTATGTCTTGATGCAAATTTTCTTCTAGCTTCAGGGTTAGATACTTTAGCTGTGAGCCCACCTTTAACATCACCAAAACTTATTTTTTTAACCTTACCTGTCGATGGGTTTTTTACATACACAACATATTTTTTACCACCACCACTATTTCTCATTGGTTTACCTAGTTCAACTTTCCTACCTTGATATTCAGCCTCATTAATAGATTCAATAACATAAGGTACTTCTAACCTAACCATTTTACCATTAGATAATTTAACTTTTTTACCAAAGTCAGACTCCATCAACCACTTGTCCTCAAGACCAATTTGTATTAAATTTTTATTATATAATTTTCTAGTTTCATTAATTAACTCAAAAAAATTTTTAGAATAAGGTCTAAAAACATTCTCAGTTACGGATAAACCCTCATCTAAATGGAATTGTAGATTCTTTGATACTTCTGTTTCAGTTATTAAACTTATTGGTGTCATAATTTGTCTTTTCAAATAAATATCACTAACTTTGCTTATATTATTACTATGAACGAAAAAGTATTATACATTGTTAGAGGATTACCAGGTAGTGGTAAATCAACGTTTGCAAAATCATTAGGTGGGAAACACTTTGAGGCTGATATGTATTTTATTGATGAAAACGGAGTATATAACTTTGATTTTGCTAAAATAAAAATGGCTCACAATTGGTGTATGATTCAAACCCAAAAAGTAATGGTTGATGAGGAACCAAAAATAGTTGTCTCAAACACATTTACTCAAGAGTGGGAAATGGATACATATTTTAAATTAGCGAAAGAGAATAATTACAAAGTATTTTCTGTAGTCGTCGAAAATCGTCATGGTGGTAAAAACGAACATGGGGTTCCTGAAGATAAATTACAAATAATGAAGGACAGGTTTGAATTTAAACTATTATGAAAATATTTTTTAATTTATTAATTTTTATTATAAAACTTTTAATATCAATTAAAGTTTCATACCTATTATATATTACATATAACAATCCAACCAATGCTATTATAGATAAATTATCTTGGTGGATTTGTTTATTAGTTTTTGATGTTTGGTTAATGTCTAATTTACCACAACCAAAAGAAGATGAATCTTAAGGTTGTGGGTTTAAAACAGATATAGCCTCAGGATAATTTTGTGACAATACTTTTTCATTTTTATTTTCATAAGGTATGTTCTGAAGTACATATCTAATTGAATTTAATCCTGATATTCTTTTATCGTTTGAATCTATAACAACCCAAGGATGATTTACAGTTGACGTTTTATCAAATAATCTATCCTTAAACTCTGTGAATCTGCCCCATAAATCTTGCATTTTTTCATCATTTGGTGAATATTTCCAAGATTTAAGAGGTGATTGTTGTCTCATTTGAAATCTTTTAGCTTGAGTATCTTTTTCGATTGAAAACCATAATTTAAATAGATAATCACCGTCTTTAACTAAATCATTTTCAAAATCTTCAACATTATTCATAAAATCCTCATACTCTTCAGGCTCACCATAACCCATTAACGGTTCTATTAAACCTCTATTATACCAACTTCTGTCTAGTAAATTTATTTTACCTTTTTGTATTCTACTTCTATATCTATCCCACCAATTTTTTCTTTCTTCGGGTGTTGGTATTCCAAGAGCAATTACATTATAATATCTCGGATTCATATTTTCAATAAACTTTTTAATTGTGGAGCCTTTACCTGCAGAATCCCTACCTTCAAAAACAATAATAACAGTTTTACCTGTCTTATTTAACCATTCCTCTAATTTCAACAATTCAATTTGTAGATAATAAAGTTCTTCTCTGTAAACTTTTTTTGGTAGTATTGAAGGTTCTTGTGGTACCATTGAAAATTCTTCGGGTTCATCCACAATATCTTTAATATTTTGTTGTCTAACTTCTAAAGACTTTAAAAGCTCATTGAAGAATTTAGACACATTCATTTTTCTATTACCTTTTAATTTTGTAATTTTTTCTAAACCACGTTCAAATAACGATAATTCAATTAAACCTTTGTCATGATATTCTTTTATTTTAATTAAATTCATTTTGTTTTCAGTGTTATATAATCTGTGTAATTTTAACAATGTTGTAATTTTTTCCATGTAAAATTCAGAGTTATCGCTAACACCCTCTTCAATAATAAATTTATATAAATTAGACATAAATTATTTAGAGCGTTTTTGAAAATAAAAATACAATCCAAAACAAAGACCCGATAAAAAATACAAAATTAGATTGGCGCACCAAATACTCCCTGTTAAAACAAAAAGTTGATATTGAATTATATCGAATCCAAACGGGTTGAAAAACATAGCTAACATTAAAAATTTTACTGACAAGTTTTCTAAAAAAACTTTTCTCCACGTTCTCTGTATGTTCATCATCCATAGATTTGTAATTAAAATTTATGTTTCTTTTGGAAACTGTTTTATTATAAATATTATAAACAACGAATAATTGTTAAGTGATGAATATTTATTGAGTAAAGACCAATTGTATGAGAAAAAATATTATTGACGAAAGAAAAATTCGTAAAATTATTAGACAACATATTTTAGAACAAGTTAACATAGAAAAAGAACCTGAAAAAAAACAAAGATGTGTTGCGGGTAATGTTATTCCGTTAGACGATATTGTAGGACCTTCAGATAGTTTTAATAGTTATGCGAAAAATCTATCTAAGAGAGATGGTGGAATTAACGGTATGACAGATACTTTAGATATGTTAAGAACATTAAGATTACATCCAGATATTAATGATGGTGGTGAACATTTGTCCTATAGTTTAATGAATCATTTAAATAAGTTTAGAAACAAAAATTATTTTGATGAGACAAATAGTGGTTGTATGAAAGCTATGGATAAAGTAATTGAACTTTACAAGGAAAATGAACATGGTGAAGATTTAGTTAGAGACATTGAAAAAGTTTTAAAACACAACGACCCGACACCAAGAGCTAAAGAATATCTGAAAAGATGTCTTGTGTTAATTAAAGAAAAATAATCCTCAATCGAGGACTTTTAGGACCGTTATCGTTTCGGTAACAAAATTAAAGGGGAATCCGCTACTCCCCTTTTTTATTTAATAACTTTTTATTACCTTTGTAGAAAAAATAGAGATGAAAACTAATTTTGCAAATTCATTTTTTGATAGTTTTAAAAAAATGATGAATAGAGGTCGTTGGTATTGGAAACTTTGGGATTTGTTTAGATATGATATCCCAAGATTTTTCCGTAATCTATGGTTGTTCCGTAAAAACCTGTGGAATCACACTTGGTATAATGGAGACGGTTCAATATTACCATGGGTCAAAACAGCGGTTGATGATATGTGCTGGAGGATTGAAAAACATGGTATGGAGGTTGAAGAAAGTCGTATGAAAAAAGTTGCTAAAATGAAAAGACTTTCATACTTAATTGATGTTTGTGTTAATGATAATTTTATTGATGTGGCGGAAGAAGAATTAGGCGTTAGAATGATTTATCATGATTGGGTATTCAAACCTGTTGAGGGAAGAGAGGATGTTGTTGAATTGGTGGATATGGACACCCCTGAAGAAAAGGAGATTAATACAAAAATCATAAAAAGAGCTCACGAAATTCAAAAAGAATACTGGGAAGAACTAATATCAATTATTAAAGGTCCCGATTACGATAAAATTAGAGAGTCTGAAGAAGATTTTGATAAATTATATGATGGTTCTGATATTAGAGCTTGGTGGGATTAAAAATTATTATTATCTTTGTATTATGAAATCAATTATCAAAAAATATTCAGTGGGAATTGCAATCATAACTTGGTTTGTTGCTATTATAACTTTTGCTTACTTTATGACTAAATAGACATGAAAATTACATTAATATCCGATACGCACAATAAACACAAGCAAATCACGGAAGATTTGATTGGTGGTGACTTGTTGTTACACGCTGGTGATATGTCAAGTATGGGATATCAGCATGAAATTAGAGAATTTCTCAAATGGTTTAACAATCTAAACAACTATACTCATAAAATTTTTATTGCGGGTAATCATGATTGGGGTTTCCAAGACAGTCCTATGATGTGTGAAGGACTTTTAGATTTTTATAATAAGGTAACCTACCTTGAAGATATGTTGGAGGTTATTGGGGATGATTATAATAGTTCTGTTAAAGTTTGGGGTAGTCCTTGGCAACCAGAATTCTATAATTGGGCATTTAATTTACCACGTAATGGTGAACAACTCAAGGAAAAATGGGATATGATTCCTATGGACACTGATATTTTAATTACTCATGGACCCGCCTGGGGATATGTTGATGACGTTGAGGGTCGTAGAGGTGAGCACTTGGGTTGTGAGTTGTTGGCAGAAAGAATTAAAGTTGTTAAACCTAAAATTCATCTATGTGGTCACATTCACACTGGTAATGGTTATATGTTTGATGGTAACACTCATTATATTAACGCATCTGTGTTAAATGAAAGATACAATTACGCTCACAAACCATTTCACATTGATTGGAATCCTGAAACTAACGATTTAATTTTCTTATAAAAATATGAAATACATACTTGAAACTTATGGGTGGACTATGGATGTATCCTGTCACTCTCTAACTGATGAACAAGTCTCAGAAATCCAACAAATTATGACTGAAAATGGTTATGAAGAACTGTGGGAGGCTAGATACGACATTGAAGATAAATTAGGAATTTATATTCATGAACCTAACATGTTTCAAATTTCTAAAGGATTTCATAATGGAACCATGTATTTTTATGTTAAAGATGAGGATGGTAAAATTGTTACTGAATTTGGTATTGAGGACACTACTGATGTATATGACGCGGTACCAAATATTGATGACTATGAATATGAAGGTTATGACGCTTTTCCATCAAAAGACAAACATAAAAACATTTTGTTAGTTATTGATGAAAATAAAGGTGGTATTAATGACTATCACTTTGAAAGTGATAAAATTCCTACCGCAGCGGATTTTTCATATCAACCAGGTTGTATTGAAACCCCTGATGGTGATTGGGATTTTATATCAAGAATATTTTTTAAAACAACCGAACTAGAAGTTTACGACCATTTGGACAATACTGGTAAGGCATCAACAATCGAGTTGTGGACATTGGAAAATTCAGGTGTTTTGGGTAATGAGGAATAAAAAATGGGGGTTAGTGACCCCCATTTTATTTATAGACTTAATAACATCTCAACTAATTCAGGCTGTGGAAACATGTCTACTTTACCTCTCATAACATTAGTATGGGACCACATACCTTTAGTTCTTTCGCACATGGCAACATCCATCCTATCAAAAGCCTTAAACTCACCATCTTTTTTAATTAATTTAATTAAACCTTCTCTAACATCAATTGAATGTTTGTTACCTATATATAAAATTAGTTCTTTTAAACTAACAATTTGGTTGTCGGAATATTTGTGCCAATATTTAAACCCTCTAAATTCTTGACGTAATTCAACAATCTGACTTGGGTGAGCTTCGGTACCAACATAAGTATAAAATTTATCAGGATTTAATTTAATCCAAACACCATTTTTACTATAACCGCCTTTGGTTAATTGACCAAAATTACAAACTTCAATTCCTATTGAATTTCTGTGCATAATATTGTTTCCAGTACCAAGATGCCATCCATATCCTCCGTCAGGTATGCACTTTACAACTTCACCATCAAATTTTTCATCATTACCTCTTATTGACGGTCCCCCAAGAACAAATTCAGTGGCGACTTGACCTCTATTGTCATTAGCCCAAGCATCTATTGTATTGTATGGGTTATGCCATCCTGCGGTGTGATGTAAAAATAACCATTCTTTTTTTGTTGGTCCTGGTAAAAATTGACCTTTAGGTAGTAATTTTTCCTTAATTAAAATCTCATTATTTTCTGTAATGTCTGTTGTCGCAATCGCCATTGCGTTCCAAGTTACTGGACCAACCAAACCATCATCGAGTAAACCATTTTCTTTTTGCCATTTTTTAACCGCTTTTTCAGTTTTTGGACCAAAATCACCATCAACATAAATGTTTAAAAATTCTTGTAGTAATTCTACGTTTTTTCCTTTTGAACCTAATCTTAGTGTCATAATATTTCTTTTACTATAAATAATCTAAAAAAATAAAAAAGGTGGGAATTATTTTTTCCCACCTAATTTAGTTCTTTTTACACCCTTAGTTATTGGGGGTTTTTTGTACTTAATCTCAACCTGATATGGGTTTACTGTACTTATCTTAGAGTCGTACTTCCAAATACTAATAGTGTCTTCATCTTCATAAATTCTTTCCCATTTTTTATGTTCTTCTTGACTTATTTTTTTACTCATACTGCAAATATAATAAAAAAATATTAATCCACCTCAACCTCAACCATATTTAGTTCATAAGCCCTTGCAAGTCTTGTCATTCCAATACCCCCTCCGAATCTTGGGAAAAATTTGTGAGATAGAAATTCTTCTAATTCGGCTTCAACTCTTTCTTTACCGAATAACTCAAACAACTTGGCGGAATAACCACCATTTTCAATTGTATAGAACATATTTCTCATTTCTTCAACATCACAACTTCTTTCCGCACTACCAATGGTTTCTTGACCATATAAAATAACATCCACTTTGTTAAATACACCATTAGTTCCGTGTTTCATATTCCAAAATGGATTAGTTCTAAGTGGAAAGTGTTGTAATGAGATTGATTCGCTAATCTCTTTCCACATTTTGGTTTCGTGTTCTGCTTCCAATATATCAGTACCATATTGAGAACACATTCCTTCATAAGCAACAGCCTTAGGACTTCTAAATCCTAAATAATTTAGTAAATCCTCTTCAAGTTTTATCATTTCAGATATGGTACCCTTGGATTCGAACTCAAACATTGGAAAAATTAATTCGTGTCTACCAGGTATTGGATTTTTTTCTTCTCTATATGAAGTTGATATACAAAAAACTCCATTCCATTCAGGGTTTTTAAGTAATTCATATTCTAACCACATCTGACCTGTCTGTGGTAATGGCCATATTAAACCACCATACTCAAAAGTTTTAACCGAGTGAGGGTTTTCACATGCTGCTAAAATTGATAATCTGGATTGTGTTGGAACTTCAACAAATCCTCTCTTTAAGAAGAATTCTCTCATCTTCTGCACAAGTTCATTGTAAATTTTTGTGTTTTTCATTTTAATTTAATTTATGGTTTATGTTTATTTTTGTTTGGGCAAAAAAAATCCCCTCAATAGAGGGGACTAATAATGGTAATGATTTATTAAAATTTTTATATTTTCGTAAGTCGCTCAGTATTTTTACCATCAGAATATAAATATGATAAAAGTTTGTAAAATGTAAATTGTTTTGTATTTATTGTTATGAAACTTGTAATAACCGAAAGTAAACTAAATTACATATTGGAAAGGTTAGGGGTTGCAGAACCAACACTACCATATGTTAATTTAGTGTATGAAATTTTAGAAGATAAAATTCACAAGTTATTAGAAGAAAAACCAAAAAATTATGTTGAAGAAGTAAAAATAGGTCACGATTATATAAAAGACATTTACACCAATTATTTTGATGAATTTGAGGAATTACCTATCGAAAGCATGTCAATAGATTTATATTTCAAAATTGTTAAGGAAGTTGAGTCTAATAATTTTGCAACTGGCGGCGCCGCTTATCAGATTGAAAAAAAGAAAAAAGGTGGTTCTTATATTAAAAGAAAAAATATATTACTACCTAAAAAAATTTTAAAAGAGATTGATGATTGTGTTGTTGTTAAAATGGATATCGAAATTTACATAACAAAAAAATTCGATTCATCATCAACTGACGAATTGTTGTATGACTTAAGAGATACTATACTACATGAGTTTAATCATATTTATGAGTTTTATAAAAGAAGTCAGTCCGACAAAAGTTTAGTAGATACTAGTTTAGGTTTATCAGGTGGTAAAAATTATAATGTACCTAAAAGTATTTTTAATGTTTGGAATGATTTTATCTATTTTGTTTACTACTCTCAACCCCATGAAATAAACGCTAAAACTCAAGAAGCATATAGTAAGAGACTCAGAATGAGTTTTGATGATTTCAAAAACACTTACTATTGGAAAACAGCTAAAGGGATGGAGGAATTTGATTCAAGTGTGTTTTATAATAAATTAGTAGATACCATAAAATCACATAATCCTGAATATGTTGAGTCTGTTTTAAATAGACTTTATTCGTGGTTTATGAGAGATTATAAAGAAGTATTAAACTACTTCGATAATGAACCAATAAGTTTAGTTAAGAAATCTAAAAACTTGGAAAGTTTAATACGTAATTTTGAACCTAAAATTAAAAATGCGGGTAAAAAATTACAAAGAAATTATATAAGATTGTACAGTTTGTCACCTGAAGAAAATAATTTATGACAATTTGTCAGTAATTTTCTGTTGGCATAGTTTTTTATATTGATTTGCGAAAAAAAATAAACTAAATTTCGTAAAAAAAGAAAACTATGGATTTATTCAGGTATTTTAGAAACAACAAAAGCTTAGATGAGCTAATTAAAGACTTAAACAAAAATTTAAAAGATTTTGGGTTTGAACCTTATTCAACAAATTTTAACACATCGGAAGAATCGGGATTTGATGATAACGGTGAATGGACTAAATCAACATTCAAATCAGACGATGGTAAAATAATGATGGTTACCGTAACACGTAATTACAATTTTAACGATGAGTCAACTAACGATGAAATAAATTCATCAGACATTAAATTTTTGGAAAGTGAGCTATCTAAAGCCGTAGACTCTCAGAACTTTGAAATGGCGGTTAAATTAAGAGACAAAATTAAACATTTAAAATCTAATGAAAAGGTTTTAAAACAGTTTGAAAAAGAATTGGAGTTGGCAATTAAAGAACAAAATTTTGAAAAGTGTATTGACCTTAGGGATAAAATTAAAAGTATAAAGACAAAATAATATGGGAAAAATAATAGGAATTGATTTAGGAACAACTAACTCTTGTGTTGCGGTAATTGAAGGTAAAGAACCTGTGGTTATTGCAAACAGTGAAGGTAAAAGAACCACACCTTCAATTGTAGGATTTGTAGGTTCGGGAGAAAGAAAGATTGGTGACCCAGCTAAAAGACAAGCGATTACCAACCCTGATAAAACAATTTATTCAATCAAAAGATTCATGGGTACTAACTATAACGAATCCAAATCTGAGATTGGTAAAGTAACTTATAAAGTGGTTAATGAAAAAAATAGTCCTCGAGTTAAAATTGATGATAGAAATTATTCTCCTCAAGAAATTTCAGCAGCTATTCTTCAAAAAATGAAACAAACCGCTGAAGATTATTTGGGTGAAAGTGTTACTGAGGCGGTTATTACGGTTCCCGCATATTTTAACGACGCTCAAAGACAAGCAACCAAAGAGGCGGGTGAAATTGCTGGTTTAAATGTTCGTAGAATTATCAATGAACCAACCGCAGCGGCTTTAGCATACGGTTTAGATAAGAAATCAACAGACATGAAAATTGTTGTTTTTGACTGTGGTGGTGGTACTCATGATGTTTCAGTTCTTGAATTAGGTGATGGTGTATTTGAAGTTTTATCAACAGATGGTGATACTAATTTAGGTGGTGATGACTTTGATAGAGTTTTAGTTGAGTATTTAGCAGAACAATTCAAAAAAGAACACGGTATGGATATTTTGAAGGACACTATGGCGTTGCAACGTCTTAGAGAAGCGGCGGAAAAAGCTAAGATTGAATTGTCATCTTCGTCTCAAACCGAAGTTAACTTACCTTATATCACCGCAGATTCTTCAGGTCCTAAACACTTACTTACAACAATAAACAGGGCTAAGTTTGAACAGTTAACTCAGTCTTTGGTTGAAAGAACCATTAAACCTTGTGAATCGGCTTTGAAAAATGCAGGTTTAAAACCGAGTGACATTGATGAGATTATTTTAGTGGGAGGTTCCACACGTATTCCAGCTATTCAAGACGCGGTTAAAAAGTTTTTTGGTAAAGAACCTTCAAAAGGTGTCAATCCTGATGAAGTTGTTGCTTTAGGAGCGGCAATTCAAGGAGGTGTTTTAGCAGGAGATGTTAATGATGTTTTATTATTAGATGTAACACCATTGTCTTTGGGTATTGAAACTATGGGGGGTGTGTTTACTAAACTAATTGAATCTAACACAACTATTCCAACAAAAAAATCCGAAACATTTTCAACAGCTGTTGACAATCAACCTTCAGTAGAAATTCATGTACTTCAAGGAGAAAGAGCAATGGCTAAAGATAATAGAACTATTGGTAGATTTCATTTAGACGGATTACCACCATCTATGAGAGGTGTTCCAAAAATTGAAGTAACTTTTGATATTGACGCTAATGGGATAATTAATGTATCGGCAATTGATAAAGCAACTAACAAACAACAATCAATTAGAATTGAGTCTTCTTCGGGTTTGTCCAAAGAAGAAATTGAAAAAATGAAATTGGAAGCTGAACAAAATGCCGAATCTGATAAAAAAATGAAAGATGATGCCGATACTCTAAATTCCGCAGATTCTTTAATATTCCAAATTAACAAATCAATGTCTGATTTTGGTGATAAATTAACTGAAGAACAAAAAATAGATATTGATACAACAATGAATAAACTTAAAGAAGCTCATTCTCAGAGAAATGTTTCCGAGGTTAAAACTTTAATGGAAGAAGTTAACACAAAATTCCAAAAAATAAGTCAGGAATTGTACAATTCAACAACAGAAACGAATGAATCTGGTTTTGACGCATCAGATGTCGAATTTGAGGAAATGAAATAACAGTTTTTATTCTAAAAAATTAAATCCCGATTTATATATCGGGATTTTTTATTTATATTTGCATTATGAAAGTTATTTTTTTAGACAATGATGGGGTAATCTGTTTATCTGATAATTGGGGAGGTAGGTTTAAAAAACAAAAGAAGTGGGGTGGACGAAAATTATCAATGACTAATAAAGAAATTCCTGTAGAATATAGATTTGATAACTTTAACAAAAAAGCGGTTAAAGTTCTTAATGAAATCTTAGAAGAAACAGGTGCTGAAATCGTAGTGTCTTCTGATTGGAAGCATCACTCCACTTTGGAAGAATTGGGGGAATATTACCTTTCTCAAGGAATTATTAAGAAACCTATTGCGGTAACACCTAATTTAGGTCAATGTACTTGGTATAAAGACTGGGTATGGTCAAGGGATTGGGGTTTAGAAATGACTCGTGTTATCGAAATTAAACAGTACTTAAATGACCATCCTGAAATAACTAATTGGGTCGCCATTGATGATTTAAATATGGGTAAAACTGGTATGTACTACGGTATGTCATTTGAGCACGATTGGGCTTTAGATAATTTTGTATACACACCTTTGGCTAAAGAAGGTATTAAACAAAGTGGTGTAAAAGATAAAATTTTAAAATTTCTTATAAATGATTAATTACGCGGATGTGATTGTAGACCTACAAGCTGGGGATACAGGTAAAGGTAAAGTTGCCCACTCTTTATTAAAAAGTGGTGAATATACTCATGTTGTTAGGTATAATGGTGGTGGAAATGCGGGACATACAATATACCATAATGGTAAAAAAATTGTAACTCATTTTATACCTTGTGGTGTTCTTTACGGTATTAAATCAATCATTGGTCCAGGATGTGTAGTTAATATTGATAAGTTGGTTAATGAAATTAATGAATTAAAAAACGAAGGTATTGAGATTTATGGTAAGTTGTTCATTGACAAACGAGTTCACATTATAACTGACAAACACGTTGAAGAAGATTCTAAAGACACTGAAATTGGTACGACTAAAACGGGGAATGGACCTTGTTATCGAGACAAGTATTACCGTAAAGGTTTACAAGCCAAAGACATTTCTTTTTTATCCCCAATGATGATTGATGTTTACGAAGAGTTTCATATGTCACAAAAAGTATCTATTTTGTTTGAAGGTGCTCAGGGGTTTGAATTGGATATTGATTGGGGTGATTATCCATATGTAACTAGTTCTCATTGTACTATTGGTTCCGCAATACTTAACGGTGTTCCACCACAAAAAATTAAAAATGTGTTTGGAGTTGCAAAAGCTTATAGGACTTACGTAGGTGCAAAAAATTTTGAGGGTGATTCCGAATATTTCCAAAAAATTCGTGAAGTTGGTAATGAGTTTGGTGCAACAACTGGTCGTCCAAGACAAATCAACTGGATTGATTTGAATGATTTAATAAAATCTATTCAAATTAACGGGGTTAATAAATTAATTATCAATAAAATTGATGTTCTTGAAAGTATTAATATTTTCAAAACAATTTACAATGGTTTGGAATTGTCACATGATAATAGAAAACACATGGAAGAGTTTATCGAAGACGCGATTTATACGTCCTGTCCTAGTGTAGAAAGTATTATATTCTCAACCACACCATTCGATATTTAATTGTCATAAAATTGTCATATTTTAAACCTCTCATTTTTTTGAGAGGTTTTTTTGTTTATAATTGTGGGTATGAAAAATTTATTAATTCTATTATTATTTTTGACCCCTGTTATAGGTAAAAGTCAGTATGTTAAAATACCAACAAATTATGACGCAAAAAAAACTGCCGAACATATTATGATGGGACATATTAAAATGTTTCTGAATGACTCTATAACTGAAGTGGTAGTTGAAAAAAATAATGGTAGATGGGTAACGTCATATCTAAACAAATCTCAGGTTGAAAAAATTGTTTGGAAAACACTTAAAAAGGGTAAGTCACATTTTACAGGTAAAACAAATGGGGGTTACAGATTTTACATAACAATTGAAGATGTAAACGATGACACTAAAATTTTAAATTCCTTAGATATTACTATGGATTCATTTACCCAACAGATAAAATCAATTGAAATAAAAAATTAATAATATGAAAAAACTACTATCTATTTTAATGGTGTTGTTCACAGCCTTAAATGTGACAGCAAAATGCGATTTTTCAAAAATAAAATTGCAACGATGGAATCAAGGAATTTATTACAAGTGGTATCTATCTGGTTGGGAAAGAGACACTTGTAAAGGTTTTATGTTTACCGTTTATGACTTTCAGAAGAAAAAAACAGACACTGTTGTTGACACTCGAGGAATTCTTGAGGTAGGATTTAATGCTCCTGGAAAGTATAAACTTATTGTTAAACTTTGGGACAAATGTAATAAGTGTGATACTGTATTGTATGATTATGTAGACATTATTGCTTGGAAACCTACTGCTGGTTTAAAATGGATAAAGAAAACTTGTGATAGTGCTTGGTTTGAGTTGAATTCTTTTAATATGAAGGATACTTGTTGGGACTATTATTTTTGGATTTATAACGGTCCTGAATTGGAAAAACTATCTGACAAGGATTTCTTGGGTATGAGTGATTATCAACTTTACAACTATTATAGCTTTTCAGATGATGATATTAAGTTGTTTAAAAATGAACGATTGATTAAATTTAAATTCCCTAAAAAAGGTAAATATCTAATTGTGGGTTATTATTATAATAAATGTTTGGGTCAAGACACAATGTTTTTTAATCGTCAAATTATAGATTGTAATACCACGTCTGTAAATGTTTATAATAAACCCGAACCAAAACTCATTGGAATATATGATATGATGGGTAGGTCTGTATACAATATTCGAGAAAACGAAATATTAATATACGTCTACGATGATGGGTCTAAGATAAAAAAACAAGTAATTAAGTAATAAAAAACCCCTTAGTTGGGGGTTTTTATTTTATTCCTCAGAATTATCTTCCTTAAAAAAGTTAGTTAAGAATTTACCTACAACACCTGAGACTATAGATGTAATTATTAATAATTTTAATTCTGAAGGTGTGAAAATATCTTTTAAATTATCGAATTGCCACAACCCACCTATCGCCAATACAGAAGCAACCGCCAATAAAGAGTCTCCGACTTTTCTCCATTTTTTTGGGGTTGGTTTCCAATAATTTTTAAGTTCAGGTTTTTTAATCATATATCTATAAATATTTGAAAAATCCTATTTATCTACCTTGACCTTTATATTTCTTTGGTTTTGCCTCTTTTGGGCCGAACTTCTTTTTTGCTTTACCAACACTCTTTTTACCAAAAGACTGTTTCATTGAGTTTGATGTTGATTTTCCTTTAGTCATTTCACTTATTATAAAATTTTTGTTTATATATCAATAAATATCAAAAATTTTAAACAAAAAAAGGGAGTAAAAACTCCCCTTTTTTGTTATATATATAAAGGCCCTCAAGATGAGAGTGATAGTAATAATAAATATACCTAAACCTAAAAAAGTTTTATTTTAAATATATTCAGAAGTATTTTTTTTACTTTTTAAATTTAGAAAACATTCCGTTCATTTCTTTAAATAAATCATCCATACTTTTAAGTGATGACATATCCATTTTTTTTGGGGTACCAATAGTTTGAATTTTTTCAATCATATCAAACAATTTTTTACCATAATTTTTCCACCAAAAATAAATACCAACTGAAATTAGAACTAAAACAATTACTAAAATAGTTAACACAATTTCTAAAAACATAATTTTTTTTTCTAATTATAAGGTATTAACGGTGTTAAGTCAAATAAATTGATTATTGTTTTATTTAAACTATATTTAAGTTATGAAGCGTTGTATAGAAGTTCTACTTAATAAGGTCTTCAAATCTGACTTGGAACTACTATTTGGTATTGGTAGTTACGTTATCATAAATTACTGTAAATACAGTACAAATAATTTGAGTTTTGTAATTGACTGTAAAGTAATGGTATCCGATGTTGAGTTAACAAAAGAGGTGTATCCTGACGGATTAATCTTATTAGTTGAGGAATCTTGGAAATTTATAGGTTTTAATGAAAAAATATCTGTAGTAACATCAATAGACATTACCTGAAACCCCTATTAATCCGTTTTTGATATACTCATAATAGACTTCTTCAATAACCAAAATACTATTGTTATTTGTCGTATTTTTTAATCTAACACAAACCTCATCACGAAAAGTATCAATAACACCATGCTGATGAGCGGTCCAATAAATTTCTTCAATTAGTTCTTCGTTTGTCATTTTAATAAGATTTGTTATGTCTATATAAATATAGTAATAAGGGAATATTAAATCAAATAAAGGTTGATTATTAAATAAAAAAGGTCTAAACTTATAAAAAAAATATTATGAGACAAATTAAAATCGGTGATACTGTAAAGGTACACTACACAGGAAAACTTGAGGATGGTACAGTTTTTGATTCCTCATTAGTAGAAGGTCGAGAGCCGTTAGAAACAGTATTGGGTAACAATATGTTGATTAAAGGTTTTGAAAACGGTCTGATTGGATTATCCGAAGGTGATAAAAAAACTTTGGAAATCGAACCATCAGAAGGGTATGGCGAATACCAAGAAGAGATGGTAAACGAAATACCTAAAGGTAATGTCCCTGAAAATGTTAAAGCGGGAGAAATGTTACAAGGTATGAGTCAAATGGGGCCTATCAATGTTAAAGTCATTGAAGTTAAAGATGAAACTGTTGTTATTGATGCCAATCACCCTTTGGCTGGTAAAAAATTGGTTTTTGATATTGAAGTTGTAAACATAAAATAATTTAACATGACAAGTATTTTAAATAAAATCTCAGAAAAACTAAAACAATTATTTAAAACAACATTCATTTATGTTGTAATTTTAATATCATCATCAGCTTCATTTTTTGTTGGCATGTATTACCAAAAAATTAACACTAAAACTAAAAAACATGAAGTAACCAAAATATTAAAACATGAAGTTGTTTTAGCTGTTGATGAAAATAATAGTCTGATTATCATCCAAAAATCCACAGGAGATTATACAATATTTCAGGATTCAATCGGGAAACACATTTTTAATATGTACGCAAATAGCGTTTGGAATCAAAACACACAAAAAACTCAATAATTATGAAAACTAAGAACATATTTTTATTTTCACTACTAACAATATCAACAATTGTTATATGTAGTTATTTTATTGAAAATAAATATGTTCATAACGAGTATGTTTATATCGATGGAACAGGTGGAGAATCGTCTTTACCTGTTTCGTTAAAGATGTATGAAATTATTGAGGAACTCAGTTCAAAATATAATATTCCAAAACACATAGCATACAATGTGGCATTTAAAGAGACTAAATATAAGGGACCTTTTGATTGGAATTATAACCCTTATTTAACCTCTTCAGCTGGAGCTGAAGGCCCAATGCAAATAATGCCAGCAACCGCAAACGGTATAAATAAAAAGAAAATTGATACAGAAACTTTAAGAACTGATTTAAGACTTAATGTTGAAACTAGTATGAAACTATTAAGAAGACTATACGACAAATACGGTAATTGGTCTATTGTTTGCGGATACTACAACACTGGTCAACCTATTGTTAATGATTATGCGTCTTTTTGTTCAAACAATACCGAATACGTAAATAACTGGGTTTCTCCAAGATAACCTATTCGTACATTTTAGGTTCTTTTTTTGGATTTTCTTTTTCAAACGTCTTAACCAAAGCACCAGCCTTAGAATTAGCCTCGTTTTCATTTTTACCGCCAATATTAGGTCCGTGGTCTCTGTTTAACACACTAAATTGATGTTCGTGAACCCATTCGTGAGCTAAAGTTCTACAGATATCACGATTCATTCTATTCTTACTTAAAACTTTTAAAACACTATGTTTGTTTCTACTACCTGTAGACATTTTTTCTGTTTTTTTACCCAAAAATAAAACAGTAATATCCTTACTTAAAGGAATTTCTTTTTGCAAAAATTTAATGAAATTATTGAAAAACTTATGGTCTTTAATAGGTATACCAGAATCAATATGTTTTACAGTTACTTTCATCTCTATAAATATAATTAACTTAATTAATAATTAAGATATTTATTTAAAAAGTCATCATGTACAAAAAAATATTGATAAATGAATCTGAAAAAAACCATATAAAAAATTTATATGGATTAAATGAGCAGAATGATGTAAATCCGTTTTTAATGGATTTTATAAAGAAAGCATTATCATCTCAAAAGCCTAGTACTGATTACACATTAGATGATATTAAAAAAGATTTTGAAACCTCAACAAAAGGAGACACTTCAGTAACTGGTTCAGGTAATGTTGAAATCACAGGTAATTTTAATTCGTCTCAAAAAGAAAATATTAATTTAATTATTGATGAGATGAATAAAATGGGTATTACAGACCCATTGTCTCAAGTTGGTGTATTATCTGTAATTGCTAAAGAAAGTAATTTTAACACGTTTAAAGAAGTTGGGTATGGGGGAACCTCAGATAGTAGAATTGAAAGTATATTTGGTAGGAGAGGTAAAAAATGTAAACATCTCAAAAATAGTAATCCTGAGTTTTTTGATTGTGTCTATGGTTATAAATCAGGTATGAGATTGGGTAATGACCAACCAGGTGATGGATGGAAATATGTTGGTAGGGGATTCAACGGACTGACAGGTAAAGCTAATTACAAAAAATATGGTGGTATGGTAGGTTTAGATTTAGTTGGTAATCCTAATTTAATGGAAGACCCAAGAGTTGCCGCCAAAGTAGCCATAGCATTTTTTACAAAAGGAAAACCAGCAAGTTCATTCCCTAAATTTAATGATAAAGTCGAAGCCGCAACATATTTTGCCGATATAAATGCGGGTGGTCGTTCTGAGTTTGGTAGAACACCCGCAATCGCCGCGGCTCAAAAATTTGATGTTAAGACTGACGGTTTAGCTTAATTTGTGACTATTATTTGAATTGTAATTCCAGCACTACCTGACGATATTCTATAATCATTAAATCTGTTATCATTGACAAATCCATAATTTTTAAATTTAAAAATTATTACATCTTCATTCCCAAAGTAACCGTGTATTGCGTTTGTGGCGTAATCAATGTGGGGACTTTTTATCAAATCTTGTTTCCAAGGTTCTATAAAATCTTTTTCAAACTCTTCAGGTGTTATGTGAATAAACATAAATAATAGTTATTTCATTAGCAACCCCCCAATCCTGGCCAAGGGTCTAAAATCGGTAGATGTTCAAGTTGGTCTTCATTAAAAATATGTAAGAGACCATACTGGTCCATTTCTCCAACCACCCTAACATTACCTTCAACAGTCTCAAAAACTGATACAATGGTACAAGGAAATTTGTATCCTTTAGGTTTGTAAGCTTTATCACCTACTTTAAATTTTGTTTGTTTTTCCATTTTTATATTATTATCTGTTAATTTCCAAAAATTTTCACTAATTATTCTATTGAACTCAATGGGTATGTCTTTTTGAGCCATTATGAAATTATTTAAACAATCTTTAATATTTGTCATAATATTCCCATACTTCTTCTATCTGTGATGGGTCAACAACAAATGATTCCCAATCATCCTCAGCCACTTCAACATCTTTAACATCGATATAAAATGTTTTTGGTGTAAATGGAAATGATTTAATATACCCTCTTTTACCAACCATTTTACTTCTGTCACCTGACTTATAATCTTCTTCGGACAACCAAGCCATTCCACTCCAACAAATACCCTTTTGGTCTCTTTTAACAATAGCATCAATATAGTATGGTTTACCATCTTTACCATCCTTAAATAAAGCTGAGCATCGTTTATTTTGGTACCATGGCACACCATTACCCAAATCTCTCACATCACCCCATTCTTCATCTTTACCTGTAATTGGTTGTAGTGGTTCGTAGTTTGCTAATCTCTTAAATAAGTCAGCAATAATAGGTGCTGACATACCTGAGTGTCCTTGCTTATCAAAAACTTCTATTAATTCCATAACAGCTTTACCTGTTGCTCCTTCATAGAAATCACCTTCTTCGTTAAAGAGTCCTGATAATTCTAACTCTAATTTTGCATGTTCTATTAGTCCCATAATGTTTAATTCGATAAAGGTGCTTTAATTGTTGGGTGTGATTGATAGTTTTCTATTGTGAAATCATTAGGTTCTAAATGAGTAAACAGCGATACATCATCAGATAATGACTTGTAAAAATCATCAGTTTTCATCATTACTAATTTTGGTAATTCATAAGGTGTTCTACTAATCTGCTCTTTTGCTTGTTCAATGTGGTTGCTGTAAAGGTGTACGTCTCCTAAGTTACCAATCAATTCATCTGGAACCATATTAACCATTTTGGCAATGATGTGGAGTAATAAACCATAAGATGCTATGTTGAATGGTAAACCTAAGAATGTATCTACTGAACGTTGATTCCACATTAGAGAGATTGCTCGTTTAGGAATATTGTTCATAGTTAATAACTCTTGAACTGTATCAGTTATTTTCTCACCTTCATATCCTTTCGGATTATGCAGTTTAACAAATAATTTAATTCTTTCTTCATCACTTAACTCTCTTGTATAAACTTGAAATCCATAATGACAAGGTGGAAGAACCATTTGGTCTAATTCACCTACATTCCAGGCCGAAACCATTAGTCGTCTTGAATCTGGATTTGTTTTAAGTTCGTTGATTAGGTTTGCAATTTGGTCTATTGAATTGTTTTGGTATTCTATTTTAACACCATACTTGGTAACATCTTCACCATTTTCAATTGCCTTTATTACTTTATATTGGTCAGAACCTTTTACATCTTTTAAGTCATAATTAGTCACATTCTTTCTACCCCAACTTCTCCATTGCTTACCATAAATGGAACCGAGGTCACCCCACTTCTTAGCAAACTCATCATCTGTTTTGATTCGCTCAATAAACTCATCTTTAGAGTAAGGTTCAATAGTCGGTACTCCGTTTGTATCAACAGAGTATGATTTTAAGTAACGAACAATATCCTTATCACGAATTACTTTATGTAAGTAGTTCTTATAAGCATCACCATCCCAAATATGACAATCATTATCAACAAGGTATTTGATGTTTGTATCGCCTTTCAAAAACCATAACAATTCAGTTACAATTTGTTTCCAAGCCATCTTTTTAGTTGTGAGTAGCGGAAACCCATCACTCATTTTATGACGGATTGTATAACCAAAAATAGATTTGGTACCAGTTCCTGTCCTATCTTGTTTTTCAACCCCATAGTCAAGAATATCTTGAACTAATTGGAGGTATTGTTTGTCAATTCTATTCATATTAATAAGTTTGTTGTACTGTTAGTGCATAACTAAAATTTAACCACCCAAGATTAACACCAAATGCTGGGGTATATAATCCAGTTTCTAAAAATCTACGTTTGTCATACCAAATAGAAACACATGGTACTATCATATAGTAACCAACGTGTTTAAAAAATTTGTTTGTTTCAATAGACCATCTCATTGTTTATATTTTAAGTTATTCTTATCCATTTTCTGTCCGAATTTAATACAAATCCACCAATAAAACAATCTTTTCTGTTCCATTCTTCAGGTGATATTAGTGAAAGAGTGTTAATTCCATTAAAATCATATAAATAATAGGTTTTTCCAACGATAGGGTCAAATGAAATTTTGGATTCCCACACCAAAACTGAATCTGAGTACTCCTGATACAATTTTTCAATCTTTTCTACTATTTCTCGTTTTTCTCTCTCAAAAACCTCAATCATTTTTTTAGATGACTCAGTTTTTATAAGACCTACATTGGGTAAATCAAAACTTGGGGCACCCAAATTAGTCGGATATGACTTAATTTTAGCGTCATACCCATTTTCTTCACTCCAAACTATTAAATCAGGTTTTTTATTCATATTCTACTTACAGCAAATTCGTATCCCGTGAAGTTTGTGAAATAATCGGTCAACAATAATCCTTTACTATCAAAATTATCACATTTAATTTCTACAAAAACAGCGGGTACGTCTGAAACCCACTCACCATTTTCATTTAATTGATTTCTTTCTAAAAGTTGATAACTAACGACCTGTATGTTTTGGTCAGGATACAGCTTAGTTAGCATTTTTTCAAAAATTTCACGTCTCACGCTTAAAATTAAGTAATATATGAAGATTTATCAATAATTCTTATCTAACGACTTGTTAAATTAAAATTTTACTAGTATCTTTGTGGTGTAATTAATGTTAAACAAAAATAATTAAGAAAAAAATGGCAACAAAATCAGGAACAAAAGGACGGTACATTTGCAAGGTAGGTTTTTACGACGTTTACGCAAAAGATTCAATGAAAAAAGGGTCTAATGGTAAAGAAATGGTTGGTTCAACAGAATATTTGGTGTATCATTCCAAAAAAGTGGTTGAGAAAGGATTTAAAACTAAACATTTGGCGGTGGCCAAGGCTACTGATTTGTTGGGTGATAAATATAGAGGTGTTTACGGTCTCTAAAAAATGAAAAAGTCGGAATTTCCGACTTTTTTTATTTGAATTTAATTCATTTTATAACTATACTTAGGAGAAACAAATATTTTATGAATTTAGGTAAAGATTTTAAAAAGTACGCTAAAAGTGAGTACAACTTGTCGTCAATGAATCTTCATTATTTTGGTCAACAAATTGAAGATTCCATGACACCTTACATTTTAGAGGAAAGAGAAATGAGAGCAACTCAAATTGATATTTTTTCACGATTAATGAGAGATAGGTTATTGTGGGTTGCAGGTCCTGTTGATGATAGAATGTCAACTGTGGTTCAAGCACAACTTATGTACTTGGATTCTGTAGATTCTACCGATATTACAATGCACATTGATAGTCCAGGTGGTTCAGTTAAGTCGGGTCTAAGTATGGTTGACGTTATGGACTACATTAAATGTGATATTAGGACTGTAAACACAGGTATGGCGGCTTCAATGGGTTCTGTATTACTTGGGGCTGGAACTAAAGGTAAACGTTCTTCACTTAGATTCTCTCGTACAATGTTACACCAATCTTCAGGTGGATTCAGAGGTAATATTCAAGACGCGGAAATTGACATGGTTGAATGGAAAAAGATAAATCAAATACTTTTTGATTTATTAGGTTCTTATTGTGGTAAACCCGCAAAACAAGTTATGAAAGACGCTAGTCGTGATTTGTGGTTGAGTTCAGAAGAAGCTTTAAAGTATGGAATAATCGACGAGATTGTAACTAACAAGAAAAAATAAAAGGGGTTAAAACCCCTTTTTTTATTTTAAATTACGATTAACATAAACATAAGTTATTGTATCACCAATTTTGTAGGTATTACCACGATAAGAAATCAATTCAGTTCCACAATCTGTTTTATAAGTGTATAGTGGTTCATACTCTAATGTACTTTGACTTTGATGTTGTTTCATCTCAGTAATAACACATTTGAAAACCAAATCGTTTTTACTTATCTCATGTTTATTTTTACAAGAAAATATTAAAAGTATTGTAATAGATGATAATAGTTTTTTCATTTAACTAATATAGTTAAAATAATAAAAAGTGTCAAATTATATTTTACTTAATATTTGGTATGATAGTACCAAATATGTTTCGTATATTATCACCCAGTGATTTTTTCCATTTTTGATAAATTTCATCATCTCCAACACCTGAAGTCCCCATAGTTCCTGAGGTCCCTAGCATACCAATAATTCCCTTAGAAGATGCGACAATATCCATATAACCTTTCGCATCATTTTCTGAATTATACTCTATAAAATAATTTTTAAAAGCACTAATTTTTTTCCATAAATCAGGATTACTTTTTTCTAAAGTTAATGGGTCAACACCATTGGTTTCATTTTTAAGTTTAACGTACATTTTGAACTTAGTACTATTAGGTACATTTGATTTACCAACATACCATTGGTTACCATCACTATCTACTTTAGTTATTGTAGTCCCTGTTGTTGCTTCAATTAAAAATCTTCTTTCTAATAAAAGATTTGCTTGCTCAATTGCTCTTTTTTTATTACTCATTTTGTTTAAAAGTTTCTATGTTTATAGTTACTAAAGTTTCATATTTTCCAAAATTACCATCATGTATATAGTATATTTTAATTTCATCGGGTAATAAATTATACAGATAGTTAATATATTCATTTAATTCTTTTCTAACATCATATAATCTATCAAATAATTCTTCATCATTTCTATAATTTTCTTCCTGACCCTTTTCTTTGAAAAAAACGCTGAGAGACCCTGAATAGAGCTCACTAGGGGATTCTTGGTATAATTTTAAATAATAATCCCTAACATCTAAATCCAAAATTTCAGATAGTTCTAAAATATCAATGAATAGATTGATGTATAATGTTGTTGAATATTTTTCAAAGTCTTTGCTAAACTCCCATCCTTTAATATATGGATTTTTTTTCTTAGTTGCGTTAATAACCATATTCAAACCTTTAATTTGGTCTTTATTAAAGTTATTATCTCTATATGAAATTGGAGTCATATTGATAAATATCAATATAAATAAAAAACCCTCGATTTAGGGTTTTAATACTGTTTATCTACCTGACATCAAAACATTAATTTGATTCATAATCCTAACCTGTAATGACTCAAGTTTTCTAATCTCAGCAATTTGATTAGGATTTAGGTCTATATTCTGACCTTTAATCTCATTAATTTTATTGTGTAATCTGGTGTGTTCATTTAATAAACTACCATACATTTCGGCTTTCTGTTGCTCTGTCATATTTTAAATTTAATTTTTATTTTTATTATGTAAATATATTAACCCCTTTCTCGGTCAACTTTTTTAACTTCTAAGTTAAAAGTATTTTCAAACCAATCTTTAAGGAGTTTTTCAAAAATTTCAACGCCCAAAATAGAGATTATGTTTCTAAACTCCCATTCACCATACAATAATAAAGGAACCTCGTCTTTTGTAGCTGAATCACCCTCATATTCATGATATTGTAAAACCCATTCGTCATCTTCCCAATCCGCCTCAACATCTTTATAAAAATTAACCACATCAATATCAGAGTATCTACCTTTTTCTTGTACCCAATAATCATAACTTTTGTCGGCACTTTCTAATAAAGAATATTCTTTCATTAAAGAGTTGAATACTGATGATAATTGATTTTGATTAATTTTTATATCCATAACAATAAATACTTTAAAAAACAAAAACCCCACCTTGTGAGTGGGGATTAGGTAATTTAGTATGTAAAAATAAATTAAGCCTTAGCTTTTTCAACAACTGACCAAATAGTACCAACTAGTGTAATAACACCACCGATAATTTCAGAAGCAATTGTTTCATCAATTAGTCCTTTAGTAATTAAAACACCACCCACAAATGTTAAAGTGTGTCTTACAATTCCAAGTACTTGTTCTTTAGTTAATTTCATAATTTTGTTTTTTTTGTTACGTTTATTAGTTTTATATAAATATCTCTTAACTAACTAATTTTCAATTTAGTTCTGTCATACCCCATATTTTCCCACAAATCAAAAATTTCTTCTTTAAGTTTTCTATTACTTTCCCATCTGGAATGTCCTGTAAATTTTAATTTAAAATAAACGTATCTTTCATCTGTTGAATAAGACATTGAATGTAAAGTGTAATAGTTTGGTAGCTTTTTTATCTCGGGTCTTATTTGTGTTTTATATATTACATCAAACTTATCTTGACCTTTTATTGTATTATATGCAATTGTTTTTAAATTACCATGAACCGCACTACCAAATTTAGTACCCATAAAATTAGTCATAAAATCTAATATTCTTTTATTATAATGTAAGTAACCCAAAAACTCTTCTTTAGATTTTAACATTTCAATATAGTCTAAAGTATATTCAAACTTAATAATGTATGGTTCGTCTTCGATAATAGTTAGTGTTACGTAATCAGGTAATTTTACTTGAGCTAAAGATAATTTGAACGCCTTTTCGTATTTTTTAGTAAACTTAACCTTTGGTTGTAGTGTTGGTAGTTTTTTAATCTTTTTATCAAAGATAAACCTACCTAATTCTATTAATTTTCTATTATTACCACCGTAAACCGTGTTTGAATAATTTATTTCTTCTTTAAACCGTTCAAAATAATTTGTAACTAAAAGCGAAAGAGGATATCTTGATGTTTTACTATCAATATTTTTTTTAATCCATTCTCGAAAAACAATAACACCTAATTCGAAAAAATCTTCATCATCGTATCCAGATGAATCTTCTTTGAGTATATTACTCAGTATCTTGTATTGATATTCATTAACAATTAACTTCATTTAAAGTATCTATGTTATATAAATATTCAGTAAATCAAGTTTATTACAATAAATAAGACAGTATAAAAGCCGTTAATCCACCACACATTAAAGCGTATATAATATTGTCTTGGTTTTTAATTAAAAATCGTTTGTATTTCATAACACAAATATAAAAATAAAGTAGATAAACTTCAATTATTTGTGTCTATAATTTGATTAATATATAATTCTACTTTTGGTAACCACTCATTAATCATGTATTGCAACTCACCTATTATATTATCAAATTCCTCTCTATCTGAATTTCGATACAAATCAACATAAACTTTTATTTTACTGTAAGGAACGATTCTATCAATTATAATTTTATCAATAGAACTAAGTTCGTTGTATTCATCAATTTCACCTAACCCCCATTCTTCAGACTCTTCTCGAATAATATTTAATTGGGAGTCTATTAAACCCTGTATAATACTACTAAGTTTGTCTAATTGTTTATCGGTGATTTCAATATTCATTACATATAAATACTTTTTATTTTAAAAACAATTACTACACGTTAATAAAAGTTGCCCCTGAAACTACCGCAACTGATTTTACCTCATATTCCCTATATATGTATTTATATTCATCGATACCCTTTTTTTTCCAATATATTTTAATTTTAATATCAGGTAAAAAACTATCTAACACATCATAAAACCCAAGGTCGACAGTGTATTCATCAATAGTCATAACTATTTTATCATCCCTCATAAACTTAAAAACAGGAGTAAATCTGTTTGGGTCATAAACCATAACAAATTCCTCTTTTATGTGTATTGAGTATTCACCATCCTTAACTCCAACAATCGGTGTTAACTCATGGTAGTCAATTTTAAACAATCTCTCAATTATAGGTATTAGTTTATCATTCATGTGGTATTATTTTTCTATCCGAAAATGAATTAATGTTCACATATTCTTCATTTAAATACTCAATAATTTGTGACATTAATTCTGATTCATTTTTGGAACTACGAATACATAATGCTAAAGCACCTGAAAGTATTTTAGCCATTTCATCTGTTGTTGTTTTTTCACCTTCAGGTAATAGTATATTAAAATAAGCTCTTTCACCGTCGTGTTTAAAATCAACAACAATTCGTTTTGTTATTTCCATAGAATAAAAATAACAAAATAATAAAACTATGTCAATTTTTTTAAAGACATAAGACTAGGTATAATATCCCCCAATCTAACATTTAAACTAATACCATCTTTTTTTAGTTGAACATATAGTTCAGGATTATTGGGAATGAAATAAACATTCCCTATTTCATATTTTTCTTTTTTGTAGGTTATAATCTGACCTTCAATTATGTGCGCATCTCTCATGGATTATAAATATATTATTATCTATATTTATAGATATGAGAAACATAAAATTAGAAAAAGCTTTATACAAAGTTTTTAACAATCTGTTTATAAAAGACAGACTTGATTTTTATGTTGAGGTTAAACCACACAAATTTGACGAAAATTCATATAAAATATACGTATGGTTAATTATTGACCAATCAAAATATTGGAAGAGTTCGCCAAATTATTCACAAGAATATTTTGATTTTGTTATGTCAATTTTTGAGGGTGATACTGAAGAAACCTTTAATGAGCTGGGTAAGTATGTAATACACGATAAATTGTTTTTCACTGGTGTTTTTTACAGACTTAGTAATAGGGGCGTATACAAACCATTATTTAATTCTCTAAAAGAAATGGGAATACATTACGTAATGAAAGAAAGTTATAGATTTCCATATCCTGAAATAATTTTAGATAAAAATATTCCTATGACAGTTGAGGATGTTCAGGAAGAATTGAATGATGAATTTAATTTAGATGATATATTAATTTACTTCGGATAATCCTTTACAACCCTCTTCGGATTTTGTTACTACTACCACAACAGTCTCAACAGGAATAAAACTCTTAACGAAATTACTAATCTTAGTTTCAATACCCGACGTAAAATATTTGTTAACTAAGGCAAGAATTACTATTGTTTCATTATTTAAATAACTTGTGGTTACCACCGCAGTATCACAAACATTTTTAGCACCTAAAAATTGTACAACCATTTTTTCTATAGAGTCATCATACTTACCCTTTTCAATATTTTCTTTATTGAATTTGGTAATTTCAAATAATTGATTCTCAGTTATAATGATTTTCATATTGATAAATATGACTTAAAAAGGAATTACTCTTTTTACTTGGATTATATTTATAGTTAAACTAAGTTGATGAACATAATTTTAACTTTATTATTGATTTTTAGTTTAATATCGTCTAAAGGTCAGGAAATTGTTCCGTCAGTTACCGTAAATAATAAAGGTACTGCAGTACAATTATATTATCAGGAAATATTTAAGGAGGGTGATTTTAAATTTGGACCGAGAGTTGGTGTAACTTATCACCCGATAAACACAACTTGGTCACATTTTTATTGGCAAAATATTATTGAGTATAAAGGGGTATTTTTTTCACCATTTTGGTTAAGAAGTTATAACAAATCGATTGGGTATCAAATCCCAACAACTTTGGGTTACAAAGGTGAAACAAATATCGCAGACATTGAAGTGTGGGGTAACTATGTATATCACGCACGTACTTTTGATTTACACATTGTTATCTCACCTAAAAAACAAAGAATCCCTCTTAATTAAAGTTCGCACCATCCAAGACAAACTTTACCGAATGTGATTTTTTTAACAAATTTACATAAACACTTTTTCATATTACATTTTTATAGATTTTTATTTTACACTTTGCAAGGTTTTTACTTTACAGATTATTAATAATGGTCAACGGTTTTAACCTCTTCATTAAAATTATTTTCAAACCATTTGGCCATAACAGGTTTCCATCTATTACCAAATAACCCAAACAGACTACTAACCAAATTTTCATCCTCAACCATTAGTATTGGTGACAATTTTTTTCTAAAATCATCATCATTGTACCAATAATCTTCTTTGTAAATACGAAAAATTGTATTGTCGTCACCATAATCACCAAGATAATATTGAATTGCATTATCTGATTCATTATACTCATCATCAATATAATAAGTGTAATTAATATCATTAAAGTCATAATACTTGTCTAAGTAATCGACAATAACCTGAGTTAACTTATCTTCAGTGATAATAATTTTCATATAACAATAAATAGTTTGTTTACAGTAAACGTTTACTGTAAACAAAAATCCCCTCTTTGTGGAGGTAGATTATTTTTTTAAATTAGTTTAAATTTATTTTTACACCACCACCTGGTAATTCCGTACAACTCCATTTACCATTCTCAATCCCAACATTTTTCTCGTTCCATTTAGTCCAAGTACCGTCAGGTTCAAGGTCAATGGTTACACCACCTTTATCACCAAAAGTGGCACCTTGACTTGGTATATTTTCAATAAAACTTAAAAAAGGGTAATCACCTAGTTTATATCCAGACTTAAACGTTTTAGATAACTTATCCCAAGGAACTCTACATCCTATTGTCGTACTTTGCGACTGTTCTTCAGAAATAACTCGTTTAACAATTCTAATTAAATCTGTTTCTGTTAATCTTACAATTTTTGACATAATATTTTTTATATATAAATATTAATTAAATCATCAATTTTTAATCCCAAGGGGGGGATTCCAAGATATTCCATAATGTCATCTTCAGAATACAGTCTATCTCTATTATCTGTAATCGTGACACGTACAAAATTACTATCACCTTGATTTTGGTATAAGAATTTACCTTTAGGTGTTTCAATAACATACATTGGGCCAAAATTATTTAAATAACGGCTTAGCATTCTTGACCTAATATAACTAAATTCTTTAGGTAATTCATATTCGTTGGTCACCATATGAATTTTATCGGTCAGGTCAATACCTAATCTGTTCTCAATGAAATTTTTTAACTTATTCTCGGTGATTATTAACTTCATACATATAAATAGCGTGAAATTAATAAACGCGGCGGGGAGGGGGTCGATTTTTAAGATGAATACCAAACAACCCGAAGGGGTCGGGGACGGACGACAAAAAATATACCGACGAAAGTCGGGTTCGGTTTATGCTGCCCCATTAAAAGTATGATTTTTTTATCTTAATATTGTTCAAGCCAATTATTATACCACTTATCATTCCCCACATTTTCAAAAAACTCTTCTCTGTTTTTCTTAAACTCCTCAGAACATTTGGTATGAACAAAATCACCATCTCCAACATGTTCCATTAGAGATTCATTTTCAATTTCTTTTTTACAGTGAAAACATTTCATAACTTATATTTTAGTAGTAGTCAGGACAGGATTCGAACCTGTATGAAGAGTATGTGTGTCTCTTCTCCTATGGGTTTACCTCAAGGGTTTCCACCTGCCATCGCACGTTGTAGCGTCTACCATTCCGCCACCTGACTTGAATACAAAGATAGTACAGAATTTTGAATTTTCAAAATTTTTTTAATACCAATGGAACCAAACATTATTTACGTCCCAACCGTAGTGTCTCTTGGCAAACACTTTAATTAGATTATTAAAAGAATCTCTGGATGACTTATCTTTGTTAATTAAATTATGAACATTTAAAAACGGTAAGTTTGTAGAATTAAATAAGTCATCAATAAAATTAACTCCAACATAAAACTCTTTTCTTTCCCAATCATAATAAAATAATAAGTTTTCGTCATCCTCACTATCAAATACTTCGGTATGGTCAATAGATTCAGAATAAGACTCGTAATTTTCAGGGTAAAACAAATACAATAACTTATACAAAACATCAGACTTTTTTTCCAAGTCCAATAAATTAACTTGGTTTTCAGTTATAATGATTTTCATACATATAAATATGATAGTTGTAACGGGATGTTCAACGTAGGTCCATCAACTATATAAACTGGTTCGTAGTAACTCGCCTTCCTTTGTAGGGTATGTTCAACCCACTTAACTATGAGTTCTTGAACTTCAGATTCTTGAAATCCAGTCATGGATGATAAAAATGACCCAGTCATGGATGATAAAAATGATATTAAGTCATATGAAATATAACACGCGTCATCTTTATCAAACCTAATTTCAGCATATTCATCACCAATATTCTTAACAAAATAAATCCTATCTTTAATTTCCACAAGATTATAATTCTTATTGTTTAATAACATAAAGATAAAACTCTTCTTAACATCCAATTCCTGATTTTCTGTTATAATTATTTTCATACATATAAATATGTTAGTTATAGGGTATGTTCAACACTCAGGTTAGCCTTTACTGTTCCTTTTGGGTTGTATCTCACCTCCATTTGTAAGTTATATTCAATTTTTCCCAACATTACGTCTAAGTGGTTCTTTTTTGAAGAAGTACCCTGATATATCTACATAAGGTAATACCTCTCGGTCTCCTTCAATTGTGGTTGTACCATTTTTACCTTTTAACATCACAATTTTATATCCAAATTTGTTGGATAACCATTTGATAAATTTTACGTGTAATCTTTTCATAATTTAATTTATTTTAAGTTTTTTAGTAGTAATTTTTACTGAACCGTTTGTAATTGAGTTCATAATTTTTTGACATTCATTCCAGTTTTTACAATTAGTCAAATCTACAGTAATTAAATTTCTTTCTTTTTTCATACAAATTTTAATTGTTTTAATATATGACAAACAAATTTACGAATAAAAACTGAATATAACAAATGATAAACAACATTAAAACGATTGTTTATCATCAGACGGTATGTTCAACTTCCAATGACAAAGGGTATAATCGAAATGTGTTGTATCTCACCTCCATTTGTAAGGTATGTTCAACAACGGAAAATTGTCGATGTTCTTGACCATGTTGTATCTCACCTCCATTTGTAAGGTATGTTCAACCCAGTTACCTATAAGTTCTTGAACTTCAGACCATTTAAACCCAGTCAAGGATGATAAAAATGATATTAAGTCATATGAAATATAACACGCGTCATCTTTATCAAACCTAATTTCAGCATATTCATCCCCAATCTTTTTAACAAAATAAATATTATTGTTAATCTCAATAAGATTATAATTCATATTGTTTAATAACATGAAGATAATTTTCTTTTTAATATCCAATTCCTGACTTTCAGATATGATGATTTTCATGTAATATAAATATGTTAGTTATAGGGTATGTTCAACCATGAATCCAACTGTGCTTTTTTCAGTGGGTTGGATTTCACCTCCATTTGTAAGGTATGTTCAACCCAGTTACCTATAAGTTCTATAACTTCATGCCTTAGGAACCCAGTCATGGTTGACAAAAATGAGATAAATTTATGTGATATCAAACACGCACCATTACTTTTATTAAATCTAATATCACCTTTTTCATCCCCAATCTTTTTAACAAAATAAATATTATTGTTAATCTCAATAAGATTATAATTCATATTGTTTAATAACATGAAGATAATTTTCTTTTTAATATCCAATTCCTGACTTTCAGTTATAATAATTTTCATCACCAATTATCTTTGTTAACGAAGTTAATTCTTGTATTATCAACATATTTAAAACCTGTATACTCAATCATTTTTCTAAATTCGTATTTAAGAACAGATATATCAATTCCATGAACAATCTTTTCTTTCTTTATTTCAGGTTTGTAATTAAAACTTTCTGGCATGTCAGGTTTTGAATGAATATCAACAACAAAACCATGGGATTCACCTCTATCACCATATCTAACATTAACTTTAAACTCAAATGGCTCGGTAACAAAATTATCAGTAAGATACTTGTTGCCAAGATTATTAAATAATTTAGTAAGAATCGTAGATAGTGTGGTAAGATTCATATACATAAATATCGGACAGTCCGAAATAATGTCCAATAAAAAACCCCCAACATAAGAAGGGGGTTTATATTTTAATTGTTAATTTATTTTAGTCTTCAAATGGGTCAGGAAAATCCATTCCTTCAATGGTGTCATAAAAATAATCAACCGTTCCTTCAATCATATCACTTGCGATTATTTCTAATTCATTTAAGGTTTCATCAGATAAATCTTCCTCCTCCATGAAATTCATAAATAACTTATCAAGGTCGTATTGCATTTTATTTACATATACATCAATATCATATGTTCCTCTAATGTGACCGTTTTCCAAATCTATTTCAAATAAGTTAACCACATTATTTATCACCTCTTCAATAAACTCTACATAATTCTCAGTTGGCAATGGAGGTAACATATCATAATCCTCATCTTCGTTTTCTTTAATTACTCTTTTTACGATACGAGCCAAATCGGCTTCGGTTAGTCTAACAATCTTTTTCATGATATTATTTTTATAATAAATATACGAAAATTACAAAACTTTCCCATCTATAAGAACCTCATCAACATTAAAGTCGGATGACCAATCATAATCATACGGAAACTTATCGGGTTCACAACAATTTCCAGTTTCAACATTCATCCTTGATTCAACCCAATGTTTAATCGGTTCTATTTTTTTCATCTCCATGGAAAGACATAAATAAATTGGTTTAAAAAAATCATAGTTCCACCAAGTGTATTTTGTTTTGGTATAATAAGATATAACCCATTCTTTTGTTTTTGGGTTAATTAACCAAATATGATTTTCGTGACCATAGACCAAGCAATCTTTGGTCATACCATCAATCATTTTAAAAAACGCGTTTTCCATTCAACACCTCTTCCACCCGTTCCCTACTTTGGAACCAACACAGTAAAGGTGTATTCACCTTGCAATTCAACACCTCTTCCACCTCCAACTCTAAAACGATGGTAGAATAAGGAGGTGTATTCACCTTGCAATTCAACACCTCTTCCACCCACTCAGATATAATGGGTTCAAAATCATGTCGTTCAAATGAAAACCAAACAAAAAAATTATGAAAGAATGAATGCCTCCACCATAGAGTTCCATCATTTTTATATTCAAAATACCAATACTTATTTTTCCTATCAATAAACCATATGGAATCATTGTATGGTATTATCTCAACCTTAGATAATTCTTTATAAAGTTTCTTGAATATAGTATCTTTTAACTTGTTTGATATTTTCATAATACAATGATACTAAAATAATTTGAAATAAAAAAACGGGAGTGTTCCCAAAAATTTTATTTTAACTTTCCGACTCATTTTATATAAGGGGGTCGTTTTTATGGGAAAATAAAAAACCCCCACCAAAAGGTTTTTGAATCAAAGATATTTAACATCAGATGAAACCAATAGAACAAACAAAATTTTCACTATTTTATCCAGACGGAAAAAGAGCCACATATGGAAATTGCTTAATAGCAAATATTGCATCAATATTAGAAGAATCAATAAATGAGGTACCAAACATATACGTGTTTTACGGAATGGAAAAAAAAGAAACCCCCATTGAAGAACAAACATGGTTTAATGTGTTAAACATATGGTTAAAATTTAAACACAATAAAATCATGACAAAACATGAACTATATGAACCAACTAAATCAAAATACGTAATAATGAGAGGTCTATCACCAAAAGACAGAGCACATACTTGCATATATGAAAATACTAATAAAGGGTTTGTTATGGTTCATGACCCACACCCATTATCGGTCGGATTAAAAACACTACAGTACTATTATACTATAGAAAATGTGACTACGACCCAAAAATAAATTTAAATATCTTTCCCCTTATATTATCAATCTTTTTTATTGCCAACCATTTACCACACACCCCACCACCAACATAAAAAACAATTACAAAAACATCCCCACTTAATAACCCCTCTAATGAATAAAACACGGAACCTATTGATAATAAATTAATCCATACTGTGTTGAGCAATAATGGAACCAATTTATTTTCATAGGTATACTTAATTTCCAAAACTTTGAATATGTTGAATAATAATTGAAATATGAAAATAATGAAATATGTCACAATTCAAATATAAAGTATGAACCCAACTTTATGAATATTTTCTCCAAAATTACAGAAAATTTTTTTTTAGGAATTGGGGTCCAAATTAAAATGGGGGTCGTGCTCTGGGAAATAAAAAACCTCACTGTTTAGGTGGGGGTTTATAAGTATTATTTTTTTACTTTAATTTTTGACTTGCTAATACCCCTATTTGTTGGACAAGATTTGTATAACTATTAAAGTGCCCAATTGCAGAATCAATAGCTCTTATTAAGTTATCTCTTTTTTGTGTCGGCATTTTTGAAGATGTTATCTTATTCTTTAATGATGACAATTCATTCATTATTTTTTGATTTGGTTTGTCAAGTTTTTGTAGACTATCCATCTGTCTCTTTAAATTATTTAGATATTTGAAATAATCGTATCCTTCACCTCTCCATACACCCTTAAGACCTGAAACCATATCAGATAGTCCCTCTGTCGGTTCTTCTTTCTTAATCTTTAATCCGTTTATTTCATCGCCAAACGCAACACCCTTCATGTTTTCACTAACGGTATGTCCTTCATTAACATATTGACTCAATATAGATTTTCTATCTTCTTCAGAAATTATAAATCTTCTCATAATATATTCTTTAGTTATAAATACTTCCCATTTTCCAAAAATTTTTCTGGAAATTTTTTCCAGAATTTTTAATACATACTTTGCAAAGGGGATTATCCCCCCTTTTTGACCCCCAAAACCCTATATATGGAGGGGGGATACGGGGGAGGGGAGGGGTCCCCCACCCTATAGGGGGGTATATCAGGGGGTAGTCCTTTTGTTTTGACCCCTGACTCCCCACCTCTCTGTAATGGTCTCTAATGAGGTCATGTCAAAACAATGACATATCCAAATAAAGTTATTAACATGACAGGATGACATGGGGGAATTGTTAATAAAAAGATTTGGTAGTCTCGATTATTATTCGTAACTTTGTATACCTTTTGAGTTGGGGTCAAACCCATCTCCTCTAACACATAATCTTACATGTGGGAGCGAGTATACTCCAACCTGCTTTATAGTTAATATAAAGTTTCCCCATATTTGTTTGGTTAAGTGGACACTATTTTGTATCTTTGTGTTATGTATTCAGCGACACCATTATCTACATTAAGGAAGAAGGACCTCAGAAAGATTGGTCAGGTCTGCATTAACTATTGTATTGAGAACCTTGGGGTTAATAAAAGAAAGAAGTTACCTCTTAAGTTATCCATCAAAAAGAATCCCCATGTTGATTCTTACTTTGGGGAGTATTGTCCTGATACCAATACCATTGTTATATTCTATGATGAGTTGATTACCCTTGGGGAGTTTACCTCTACCATTGTTCATGAGTATACTCACCACTTACAGCCAATTGCTAGTAAGTACTACAAGTTACTTAAGGAACATGGATATGATAACCATCCCCATGAAGTGGAAGCTAGAAATAATGAGAAGTTCTATAACCGTAGAGTTCTTGCTTATCTAAGAAAAAACCTTCCTTAATAGGGTTTCCCTTGAATGGGTTCTTATCTCCATGTTAATGTCGTTGAAGTCTTCTGAACTTAGTGGGGACTTCTGATGTATCATTTCTATTATGTCCCCCATGTTTGAGTTAACCATTAAGTATACAGGTTTACCTTTCATCAGTAGATTTGTCATTATGTAGTTTACATATGTAACACTACCTGAATATTCCCCCACATTATATATCACATCATACCCTTTCTCTGTGGGGACAACCTTTGTTTGTATTCCTTCTAAGTAACTCATGTTAATAAATATATTATGGAACGTATAAATGTGAATAACTTTTTTATTATGAATTGGTCCTGACAGTATGACAGAGGGGAAAATTGTTGAAAACTTTTTGTTAAAAAACTTGTTTTTGTCAAAATGTCAGTCTTGCTCGATGATGGGGATAATCCCCTCACAGGGAAATCAGCTAACACAAGTTCCCACTTTTTCCCACCATAACATACCGATTTCCTTTGTGGCTATACCGTAATGAGGATTTTTTCCCCTCTGACAATAGTCTAAACAATACTTTTTTTACTATATGTATTTCCCAGTAAATAATGTACTTAACGGTACATAGAGCGGGGAAACACGTAGTGTGTTAGAAACTAACACCCGATTACCATGAGATGTGTTAGAAATAATCTTCAACCCCCGACTATAAGGAGGTTTAGTGGACCAATATAGACCACTTAATAGACCATTATATCACCCACCATAACAACAACTTATGGACATCTAAGACATGTGGGGGAAAGTGGGAGTGTCGAAGACCGACCACAGGGAGTTATCGTTTATATCCTTATTGTCAGGTTTCACCTGACCATGGTGATATACTATACAACTCCCTAATTATACCATTTAGTATAATACCATAAGGTATAAAATAATATATACCCTTTAGGGTATTACTCTATACAATACCATATATATTATACCCTATCAGGTCCATTATTGTGTTGACCATAATAAAGGGGGGGCAGTATAATGGGGGGATTTTACCGTATGGTAATAATATGACGGTAAAGTATTGGTCTATATAGGAATATTCCTGAACGGTAATATTTACTCTCGTTTTTAATACGAAGGTAATGTTTACCCACATATTCCTTTTCGTAATCCCCATTACTGTAATGACCATTACGATAAATGGAACGATGGATTAAGAAATGAAGATTCTAATGGAACGAAACGCCAGTGGAGTGGAATGGTCACGATAGTGAAGAATCTGAATTACTTAATTCATTGTTTCGTTTATCCTTATATTTATATCTATATGAAGTATATCATAACTAATAAACAACTACATAACCTAATGACTAATCACTTAAATCAATTTATGGATAGTCGTGATGTTAGTAAGTTTGATAACTTTATTATCATTTCAGAAACTGACGAATTATATGATTTTAACAATGTTAGTATTGAATACGATTACGAAGATGGTAGATTGTTTATTGATGAACACTTTATAAACGATTTCATTTCTTGGTTCCCAGTTGGTGTAGAAAGCGCTGAGGATTTCATAAAAGATTGGTTTGAAGAAACCTTTAACGTTAAAGTAGAATATACACAATCGTAGTATGAAAATAGTAATCACAGAATCTAAAATGCAAAGTGCACTTCTTAAGTTACTTAAGATTACATTCCCTGGCTTTGAGGATATATACTACGATTGGGCTAACTATAATTGTGGTATGGGTGAATGTTGTGACCCTTATGCCATTGGATTTGTTCTATCCCAAAACAATTATGACGATTACCTATTTAAGTTGGTTGAAAGTAAGTATTATGATGATGATGGTGATTACTCTAGAAACCTTAGTGATGACCTACCTGAACTCTGTTATGAGTCACCTGATGTTAGAGACCCTCGTTTTGATGTTATTATATTTTATGAAGTATTCGCTGAAGAACTTGAACAATACTTGGGACCAAAGTCTCTATGGGAAAATGAATTATTAAATTTATTAAACAGAATGTTCTTTATGGACGCTAAAACAATTTTATTTATATGAAATTTATTATTACTGAAAATCAACAAGAAAATATTATAAAACAATTGGTTAAATCTAATGGGTTTAGATTTGCATCTCGTGTTGTTGGTAGTCCTGATAGAGTTATTGATATAGGATTTAATAATGACCCGAATGAATTTTTAAAATTATTTAATGACATGAGTGTTCGTAAACTTAAATCAACACTATGGGTTTATAGTACAGATGGTCATAACATTGTATTATATAATCCTAGAAAAAAAGAAGCCACCGTAAACTATAATGATTTCTATGAAGTTCTTATTGAGGGATTTAAGCTTACGAGTCAAGAAGTTAGGTCAATAACTGAAAAGTTATTATTGGACAATTATAAAATAAAAGTTAATAAGATTGGTTTTTTCCCTATTAATCAATCGTTATAGTAAAATATGAAATACATTATAACAGAATCTAAAATTAATACGTTAATTGATAAATTTATCACACAACAGTTTGGTAAACTAAATCATGAGTTTGACGGTGATAGACTTATATTGGTTAGTGACACTGGTGAACCTATGATTGTTATTGTGGATAGAGGTGACGGACCTGAGGTTCACGTTGATATGGATGTCTATGGTGCCATTTATAATATGTTCTCCATGAATGATTTTGAGGATATTCAGTCCTCTTTAATTAAATGGTTTCGTAAACACTATAATATATCCGTGGACGATATATTTACATTTGCCAGTGGTGAAGAAAATTATATATATTAATTACCACTGTCTTTCTTCAGGAGGAAATGTATTTATATAATCCTCCACTTCCACGTAATTATCACCAATCCATTTTCTTAATTCTTTGCTAAGTTCATATACGAACTCATCCTCACTAAGGTAACGCCAATTCTTATACTTAATAACAACCAATACTCTTTTTCTATCATTAACAATACCTACATCTGATACACTAACTTTTACATCAGCATCAATTAACTCACAAGCACTAAATGAAATAATTTCATCATCTTCTGAGTTCATTATTTCACAAGTAAGTTTCATATCATTTACTATATCATCAACAAGTTTCTGAATACGTTCCCTCCTAATTTGGTATTGTGGTTTTTCAATTTCCTCATTCATGTTTCTTATTATTTTTCTTATGGATTCATATAAGTTCGGCGAATCTTTGTTCCATTTTTTTACATCACCACTTCCTGTTCCTTCATACTTTAGAGTTATTGCTTCTTTTGGTATATCTTGAAATGTTACAATATGTTTTTTTGTTGACTCAAAGTGTCTATCTTTATACCATTTAACATCAGGAATCATCCTTGTGTCTATAAACCATATATCATCATCGTATGATGAATCGAACCACGCTCTTTTATTTGTTGAATTGGTTGCAAATATTGCTGGTTTACATTTAACTCCATAACCCACATATATTTTATAACATTCCCCCGCCCTTACTTTAAGTCCCTGTTCCATTATCTTATCTCTAAACATTGGATTAGACTTATGAACAATAATTGAATTGGGTATGATTTCTTTCCCTGCTGGAGAATAATCATCTTCCCTTAATATTCTTCTTATGGATTCTTGTAGGTTCATATTAATCTAACCATTTTGCGTTTAATCCTATATATACATTGGGTTGTATGAATCCGTCAGGGAATTGAATGAATGTTTGTGTCGTTCTATGCCACCCTTCACCTAATTCATATTTACCATCTTTGGTTTCAAATAAAATAATTGGTTCTTGTGATATGCCTTTGCTTTGAAGTAATTCTTTTTGTGTTTCGTGTCTTTCAGTATCTTTTTCCACATCTTGTCTTACTTCACCTTGAATTCTACTTTCCAATTGTTTTTTTGTGTTTTCAGTAAAAATATCCATTGACATTGGAAAATCTTTTTCATATACCCACTCTAAATCTTTTACCCATTCATCAATCCATTCTGTAATACCTTCATATGTGTTTACATCATCTGATTGTGTTATCATTTTATAAACCCAATCTCTTAATACATATTCAGGAGTGTTTGGTAATTTTTTTTTTAACCAATTAAACATTCCTTGTCTTGTTTCAGTAACAATCCCCATCATTTGTCTAATTCTTTGTATGTTTTCTTGTAGGTTCATATCGTATAACAAAATTTAACTTCTAATTCTATCTCATCCCATAATGGATTATTTTTATCCATATAGTTTTGTAATAAATAGATTGCAGATATTCTATGTGCCCCATCTTGAATTACATCATCCACAACAATAATTGGTGGTAAGTTTCTCAACGACTTTGGATTTCGTTTCATGTATCTTGCATACTCAACAACTTTTTTGGTTACACCCCAACTATAATCGTCATTAAGAACATCTTCTAAAACTTCTTTGTAATAAGGAATTCTTTGTATTCTACCATCTAATATTTCGTCAATTGTAAGATAATCGGTATCACAATCCATATTATCCATTTCATAGTTTGATAATGGTTTTCCTGATGACTCACCAGGTTGTGGGACATTTAATTCTTCCCTTAATATTCTTCTTATGTTTTCTTGTAGGTTCATTTCTTCGTTTTCTTTACACAATTAGGGTATCTCTTACCAAACATTGTCTTCATTCCTTTTTGGGTGTATCCTGGCCAACACTTTTCTGTTAACTCACCTTCATTCTGTTCTTGTTTCTGTAATCTAATTGTCTTTTCCTTTGACTTTTCTTTTACAGTTTCAATATAGTCGTATGCTCTTTTTAACCTTTGTTTTGTTTCTGGGTCTTTTGCGTTTTGATATGCGGCTCTTACTCTTTGGTGTATAAGATTAATTATCTGTGATTGTCTCTTATGGGGTTTAGATTTGAAACTATCTTTGTTTAATGTATCCACGATATCCTCTTTTGTTCTAAACTTTACAGATACCGTATCATTTGGATTCTCGTCGGTATATAATCTTCTTCCTGAACCTTTGGGTTTCTTACCTGTTCCTGTCTTGGGGTCAGATTCATTCAATAGTTCTTCCCTTAATATTCTTCTTATGGATTCTTGTAGTGTCATATTAATACTTTTAAAATCCTAATTGTTTTCTTCTTTCTACAGTATCTACAATGTCCAGATAGAAATCTTCAAGGTCTCTTTCTCCTGATTTAATTTTATCAATTATTTCATCTCTTCTATATGCCGTATTTTTATTAATAAAATCAATCATTTCTTCATCAGTAATTCCTTCAGGTTTTGTTGGTTCAGGAATACAATCATATTCTTCGGTGTAATCAATATCCGTTATATATAAACCACTTTCTCCAGTTATTTTTTCAAATTCAGGCACCATAGTTTCATCATACCATTCCTCAATTATTTGAACTATGTATGATTTTCTCACACTAAAAAAAGATTGTAGGTCATCGATAAGTGATTCTGAAACCATTAAACTCCCATTTATGAATTCTTCGTCGTCAAAGTAATAAACTACTGTGATGGTTTCTTTTCCGTTAACGCACCAATCTTCTCGTAAATTACCATAAGTACGAGATTTAATCCCTATTTTTCGTCTACCTTTTGAAATATACGTGTTTAAATAATTCTTTATTGAGTCACTAATTTTGGGACTAGAAGTTAAAAACTTTTTATATTGTGTTTCAGTAATAATAAATCTCATATAATGTTTTCTGTTAAATTCACTATTAATAAATATTCGATATTTATCTTTAAGATGAAACTCATTATAAAAGAAGCACAAGTAAGTCAATTGTTAAGTGTTTATGATAGACTGATGAACTCAGAACAGTATGATGGTGTCTGTAACATTAATATTGATTACGATGAAATTATGGATAGGTTCGTATTGAACGTGTTTTTTAATCGTAGTTTTATTATAAATCTTGGGTCAGGAGGTCAACAGTCTCGTTACTTAAAAAAAACTTTTAATGAGATTGGTAAAAAGTTCTTATCTTTTACAAATAATAACCCGTTAATGTACCAACACTTTTCAGATTGTTAATAACATGAAAATTATAATAACAGAGTCTAAATTAGAAGATACTATCCTTAAGTTTTTGGACAATAATAATTTTGTTGTTTATAAAGGAGGAAGAAGTTTCAACTCTTACATTTATTTTTTGGAAGATGGAGATGATAATCAAGCAATGATTAGTGTGTATCATAGAAACGCTTTTGGAGAAATTAGAAATTGGGTTTATGTTAATCCCAAACTAATTAATCGTGTAACTTTATTTGTTCCTATTGATGAAAAAGATTTTTTAAATATTGTTTCACATTGGGTGAGTAATGTTTTAAATATGAAAATAAATAGTGTTGAAAACGCATTCCGTACAGACCAAGGACATAGATTGGATGTACGTCTTTAAATTATTTTAAACACCTGATTTAAGAATAACTTCTAACATATGAATCTTATCCCTATCCTCTTTGGTCTTGGTCTTCTTTGACTTAAGATATTCAATGGCGTTAACAATCTCTTCCCTTTTATTGATTACAGGAGTTGATTGCTGTGGTTCTATAATAACGGGTTGGATGGTCTCAGGTTTCTGAGGAATTGCATCATCACCACAATACAATATCCACATAGCTCGTAAGACCTTCTTTGGGTCCTTTACGAACATACTCATAACAATGTATATCAAGACTCTTCCCATAACACAAAGATACAAAAAAACCCCCATTTTGCAATGAAGGTTCGTTAATTAAATTCCGTCCCATTACAGATTTTCTTCAATCCATTTTTCATCTGTTTCAATCCAAGGCCATCCAGTACATTCTTTAGAGTATTTTTGAATTAATTCAATAACTTCTTCTCTACTCCAACTATCCTTTGGTTCTTTGATAAAATCATCTATTGTTTTTTCCATAATTTAAATTTTAAAAATTACCCCAATCTGTTAAATCTATTTCGTCCCCAAGTAATTCATCTTTAACCTTAACAATAGTACCAAGACCTGTTGGCGTAAACATAAATGTCCATCTCTCACCTGCAGTAGGAAATGTTGGGTCTTTCTTTTTTTGTTTTTTTCTCCATGATTCAAACTTTTTAATCATGTCTTTATCTAACTCAAAGTTCATATTATTGTGGATTAAATAATTCAAAATCTGTGTTTTCGTCCATTTCTTTCCAACCACCTTCACCTTCCATAGATGTGAAGGCTAACGTAACAATACAATTTCGTATATTGTCCATCTCATCAGAAATGTCTTCAGGGTCAATAACGATGGTTGCATCCCAACTCTTGTCCTTGATATTATTATTTAATTTTCGAGTTAATGAGTTATAGTTTCTAATTAAACTTTTCCTCAGTCCATCCATTGATACTTCCATATTATTTCCTTTAATTAAATAAAGGTAATAAATCAGGCCAATACTGTCAAATCCTGTATTTCTGTGAAGATAATATTTAATTAACTTTTTTAAAAAATCAAAACTTAAGTATCGACCACTCTCCGTTGTAATCTTCCACTAAACAAGTACTATTTTCACAAAAATCACCTGAATTCATATAATCATTACTTAATTTTGGTTGATGAATGTGTCCACATACTGCAACATCATAACCTTTTTGTTTTGTTAATCCTTTTGCATTTTCCTCAAAATCAGACACAAAATTAATAGCTCCTTTGACAGATTGTTTTATATCATTAGCCAGTGAATGATATGGTAAATTAAATTTTCTTCTGATAAAGTTGTAAACCGTATTTAATCGTATTACAAAATCGTATGACCATCCACCGATAACCGCCAACCATCTAACTTTCATAATCACGAAATCTAATACATCACCATGAAAACAAAAATATTTTCTACCGTCAATACCTATATGTACATACTTTCTAACAATCTCAATGTTATTCATCTTGAATGGTACAAATGGTTTTAAAAAGTCATCGTGATTACCCCTTATATAAATTACTTTAGTTCCATTCTCACTTCTTTTCATAAACTTTCTGAATATTTTGGAGCATTCTTTCTTCCACTTACCTCCTGATTTTAGAGCCCATCCATCTATTATATCACCATTTAATATTAATACTTCGGATTCATTGTTTTCTAAAAATTCTATTATTTTGTTTGTCTGTGATTGTCTCGCCCCTAAATGTAAATCACTCATTATTATTGTTTTCCACTTTCTCATTTCCAATATGTGTTATGGTCCTTAAAAAACTGTTTATTATTTCTGTTTAGAAATGAACCAATCATTAATTTTATCATGTACATTAAACCTTTATTTTCAAATCTCCTCGGTGGTGTATATATAACTTTGTTTAATAGTCCAAATTTTTTAGGTTTTACTTGTTTTGATAATAGATAATCTTCCGCAACAATTACATCTTCATCAAAACCATTTAACTCATTAAAAACACTTGTCCTTATTAACATAAATCCACCTAAACAAAATGGTGATATTGGTTTTGTAATTCTTTGAATTATATCAAAAAACTTAAACACATAATTATATTTACCATTTGTTGTTCTTACTTTAACTGTTAATAAATCTAATTTGTTTTTTATTATGGTTTTTAAAGATTTGTTAAGGAGATTATTATCCAATATAAACATGTCAGAATCCAAAAACAAAATAAATGGTGTATTAACCATTTTGGCACCATTATTTCTCGCCTTTGCTGGTAATCCACCATCAACGATAATTAAATCAAAATCATCTTTGTTTCTGTTTTCTAAAATAAATTTTGTATTGTCATCTGATGAGTCCGCAACTATAACTTTAACACCTTCTATGTCTTTATGATAATTTAATAGTGTTAAGGTTGTATCAATAGTTTTTGATTCGTTCTTACACGGAATTACAATAGTAATAAATTTTCGTAGTTCCATAATGATAAGTATAACATAACGGTTAGGTTTGACATTATCAAATTGTTAATAATATCGTTAAATATTTACTTTTTCTTTTTTACACAGTTTGGATATCTTTTACCAAACATAGTCTTCATTCCCTTCTGAGTATATCCTTTCCAACATCTTTCAGTTAGTTCAGATTCATTTTGTTCTTGTTTTTCAACACAATTATGATTATAGTACTCCTCCATCATTTTACCATATTTGTGTTTAAGGTATTTTTGTATCCCAATGTAGATTCTTGTCCATTCATCAGATAAATCATCAATATCACCAAAATAATCATAATACATTCTTTCAATTACCGCAGAGGTTACAACCTCAATGAACTCATCTGAATCAGTATACCTACATATCTTTTCAGGTCTATAAATTTTATCCATTAGATAAATGAAAAGTTCGTCAACTGCCGCCAATCGTCTTTTAACTCTCAAAGGAATATTTTCGGAATTAAATTCTTCTTTTAATACTCTTTTTATGGTTTCTTGTAGATTCATATTATTAAATAATGTCAATATTTTGAACCCACTCTGAAGTTATCAATATATTCATAATTTCATTATACGTATATGGACCCTCAGAAGTCGTTAATTGTTGTACTGAAGGTGGTATTGCGTTTCCTTCCCATTTAACAAATGTTTTTGTTTGGTCAACAGATTTTCTTACTGTGTCAATATCAGTCTCTAAAACTTCATTAAAATTTATTTTGTTTAGTTCTGACACATTAAAAATCATATACTCTCTATCTTCAAATTCATCAACCATATTAATAAATATTTTTATAAACCAAATCTATCTTTTTGAGCATTATAATTTTGTGTAACTTCACTTGCGGATAATACTTTATTATAAAATAATGCGTTTGCCATATTTCCAGGTAAAAAACCATAAACACTTAAACTACTAAAGAAGTTAGCCCCTAAAAGTGTATATGTTGGATTAGTTGGAAATGCAATAGTTGCGGTATTAACAATGGTTGTTAACGGCATGTCAACACCATTTACGTATATTTTATAACTCGATGCGGTTCTTGTAAAAACTATATTATACCATCCAGGTGTCCAACTATTTTGTTGGGTGTATACTCTACCTCTAATACTCCCCCCACTAACTAATAAACTACCTAAAGTTCCTACATAACCCGCATCAGAAGCGAAATAAACTATACCCCGATTGCTATTATCAGTGTAGGAACCAAATAAAAATTGACCAACTGCAGTGTTAGATGTGTTAAATGTTGTTGTCCTGTAGAACCAAAAAGATATTGTACTTGTTGTTGAAATCGCATTACCTATTGCGGTATTAATACTAACATAATCGTTAGTTCCATCAAACGATATTGTACCTCCTGTGGCAGAATTAAAGGTCGCTCCGTTGGTCAATGTTCCTGTTCTCCCATTTGGACCTAAATCATACCAAGATGAACCGTTTTGTGGATATGAAGGTAAAAATCCAGCGTCAAGATTCAAGACCAATCCATCAGTAACAATATTTTCATAGTCTCTCTGAACAACCATTTTATCGGATTGTGTTTGGAAATAGTTAAAACATTGTGTTACTGATGTATATGATTGAGATGCAATTTGATTAGTTATCGCAATTAATTCAGCATCGTTATTCGCAACTCTTATACTTGGTCCATTATTAGCTTTGTTAACATATATGGTATACCCATTTGTGGGTGGTGTTATACCATGCCAATAGTCGGTACTAGATGTTGGTCCTTTTGGTACATCACCAACACCAATCCAATAGTTACCAACTTTTAAAGCTAGTGATTGAGCACTTGAAGAGTATTTTATTGCATTTGCCATATTAATTAGTGTATGTAACCATGTTTAGAGGAGAAAACAAATCCTTCGCCATCACCACAATCAAAAAATAACATTACTTTATTACCACCAATATTAAATGGGTTATCACTAACATTAGTTAGTGAAGCCATTTTAAATAAAGTTTTTACTTCAGTGTCAATCTCCATCATTTCTTCGGTTGATAAACATTCATTTGTTACAATGTTTACAAAGTAGCTGTCACCTCTAAAGTCACTAGCAATGACTTCAATATCTTCTATGTGAGATAATTTATTATATTTAGGTAATATAACTTTTTCAATTAATTTTTTTAAAACTTCTGAATTATCTTTAAAATCCACTTTCATAATTATAAAGAATCTTTAACTATGTTATAAAAAAACTCACTTATTTTTTCGGGTGAATTAACATTATTTTGTTTTAACATTCTTCTGTAATTAACGACCATGGCTTTTATCTGATTTGGGTGAAAATTTTTATAAGGTTGTGGTGGTACAAATGAAGAATTTATTAATCCTAATTTTTGTAATTCTCTTATTTTTCTAGCAGCAAAATCATCAGCAACAATTTCAGTTTTTCTCATGAAATCGGCTGCTTCGTCATCCGATATTTCACCAATATAACATTCGTACATTTTGTCTTTACCGTATTTTTTAAATTGGTATTGGTGAGCAATTTCATGAAATACAATATATAATAAATTTTCAAGACCTTGATTTAAAACAACCTGATTTATCAAAACACCATCATGTAAAGCTATACCCATCGCAGGCATTTTAAATTTAGCAAACTCTATTTTTTCACAATCCGATTTTCTAATAAATTCTTCAACTTTGTTTCTTAATTCATCACTCATTTTGTAAGTTCTATCTATCGTATTTAAAAACGAAGATATACCGTCACCATTTTCTTCCTTTATTAATTTTATTATTTTGAAAACCAAACTATCCATAAAAATAAATATCTTAATCCGTGAACATAAAATCTAATTCAAAATAAATTTCGTCATCTTTATGAGATGTTTCAATTTTACTAACTAAACCCTCAACATTATAGAAAATACCACCAAGTGTTTTTGTAGACTTAAGATTACCATTATCGTCAAATGATATTTTAGATAATAAGTTATTTAATTTACTTCTAACCATTTGACATGCTGTAATAAATTCATCAAAAGTTTGTTCTGAATACATTGTTAGTTTAATTTCTATTAAAACCATGTACAAATGATTTGTGTTTTCATTATAATCCATATCTATAATAGATATATCAAGTGAATTAAAATCAGGTTCACTGGCATAAATTAAAGACTTTATCTTTTGTATTGAGTTTTTTAAATTAACTTTAAATTCTGCTTTAGTTGTCATTTTTGTTATATTTTAATTTTTGTTCTTCGTACCACCATTTTTGACTATTATAACTATCTATAGTACTATTAGAAACTGAAATATCTAATCTAAAATTATCAAAAAGTTTTTTTATAGTTGATTTAATATCTCTTGATATATCAAATAGTTTATCAGAGTCTTCACGTTTAAATGGTTTTTCAAACAACATAGTTATGTGTATTTGCTCACCATATTCACTTGGGTAAATATCTACAGCAACACCGCTGAAATCTTTTGGTTTGTTAAATCCACTCAAAAGACTCTTTACCATATTGGTAATCATAATTTCTTTTTTATTCATTAAAACTCACCTATTAATTCGTCGTTTATGTTATATACGAAAACTTCCCTAAAAAAATCATTAGGATTTAAACTAAGATATTTTAACATTTCATCAACATGATGGTGAGCCATCCATGAAAAATCCATATCACGATACTCACTAGTCCAATAATCTTCTTTAGTTATTCCTTCAGGTATCGTAGTATAGACATTAATCTCATAATTTAAAAATGTAATCCAACCTCTCATTTGTTTTTCGGGTCCTTCAATTTTAATATATCTAATTACAGGATATATTTTTGGCATTAATTCATTTAACATTCGTTCTAATAAATGAATTCTCTTTGAATTAACCTTGTCTTTATTTAAGTCAGATTCCATACTATATAAATATTAAGAAATACTAATTGGTATTTTAATTTTTGACCCATCTGTTTTAGAATAGACCCCGTGTTGTGGTTTAAGAGACATTTCACCATATTTACTACCTAACGTATCAATATATTTTTTACCCATACCAGGTTTGAGATAAGCTATTGTCATGTGTGGATGATAATCAGGATAATCAGTTGTGTATGGAAATTGTTTTAAATCCTCATTTGTATCATGTAAACTATCACCTGAAACATCAAATTTTAATACATCGTATTTTTCATTATTAAAACACGATAAATTGTGACCTTTACATGTACCATATGTGTGTTTGTCTAAAACATTTTGAATATCATCGTCAGTAACATTATCGTGTAACCCATAAAGTAATGTACAATGAGGCTCACCTTCAATTCCATAACCATCACCTTCAACATATAAATCTTCAAGGTCTATTTGAGAGTGAATATCTTTAACTTGATTATCATCAAAATATAACATTACACACCCATAAGGATAAACCTGTTTGTTTTCATTAAGTCCCATAATTCTTTTTATTTTACTAATTTGTTCATTAAGTGTTTTCATATTTATTTATTATTTACATCATAGAAAAAATCATCAGAGTCGTCAACCGCCCATTTGTTTCCATCTTCACAATAAAACTCTTTTGTTGAAACTTTAAAGTCTGGTATTTTAATCCCACCTGGCGTTAAAGATTGGTCGTGGAATAATACTCTGTTATTTGGTTGTGCGGCGAACTGTCCGTTTTCTAATTTTATTATATTGAATGATTTGTGTTCGTTTGGTGTTTCAGATAAAGAAACATTTAATTCGTTTGGTTCTGAGTGACATGAATCTATTGTAAACAAATAAGTACCATTGTATTGTTTTTTATTCTTCATAAAAACCTTACATGTTAAACCTGACAATGTTGATTTCTTTATAACAGATATGTTGTATGAGAAAGCGTCCCAAATTTCTAAGAAGTCTAAAGGTAATTGTTCTTCTGTTTTTATATCTGTTTTCCAAACATATGCTGATATTGGTAACTTATCATACAAAGCTCCATAGTTGGTTAAATAAGATTCAAAGTATAAAGCTTTACCCTTAATAGATTTTACCGATACCCAATAACAAGGTTCAAATTCACCAAAACCTTTTTCAAAGTCATAAAGATATTCTTTTTTTATAAAACATTGGATTGGTGGTAAATTGGCAACTAAATAACTCATAAATTATCATAAACATTAACTAATATATCAAAAACTTCTTTAAGTATTTCTTCAGGTAAATTGTAGTATGATATTCCATATTCACCACCGTGCGATTGATATTTATATCCTTCCCAAACATCAACAACTACTTTGTTAAGACCAAGATGAACTATTTCGTGATATTCTTGACCAATTTCTTTAAGAAAAATAGGTTCTTCATCAATTTCATGTAAAGCGACACCACCAACTTCACTTGTTGTTTCTTTTATAAATCTAAGAATATCATCCAATTTTAAATTTTCAACACCATTAATCATATTAAATACTTTATGTATTGAAACTCCTAAAAATTTTGGCGTATTATATAAACCAACTTCGTCAATTAATTTTAAAACCCTATCTTTCATTAAAACTCTTTTTCTTCTAAGTTAATAAACTTAACTGACAGTGGTGTGCCGTATCGAGTAATTGGAATACCAAAAACATCCTCTATATAATCATAAACTTTATTACCTACGTCTCGTTTTTCACTATAAGTTAATTCAACAAATTTTAGAGTTATTAAATAAGATTTACCAACATACGGACTTGCCTTACCTTTTTCCTCATCATAAACCCAAGTTGACCCATACGCGGTTGATTTTTCACCAACACTTATGTCATATAATTTTTCATCAGATAAATTTTCTTGTAAAAACTTAATCAGTTTAGGAATTGTTTTTTCAACCCTATCAAGCATTCGTGTTCGTTTCTCAATAAACTCTTGAGTACTTTCTTCAGATTGTTCACGCAATACTTTTTTGATTATTTCTTTCATTAACAATAAATATCAATAAATAGGATTTAGTCCCACCCATCGTTATTCGTGTGCTTATTTTTTCTATCTTGACTTGAGAATAGTAGTACAATAACAAGCAAGGTTAACAACGTGATTTCCATACTACGAAGATAATACTTAAAGTTTAATATTACAAACCGTATTTAGATTTTGTTGCGTTAAAGTTTTGACTAATTTCTGAGGTATTTAAACCTTTGGTATAGAAATAACAAGCACCTATTTTACCATTTAAATAAAGAGAGCTAATACCAGAACCAATCCATCCTAAATACAGTGGATTAGTTTCACCATATGTATCAGTTCCATGGGCATTACTTCCATACTCTGTTTCATTAATGTAAACTAATGTTGTGTTTGAGGTTGATGTTATTTGAGAAATAAACGTAAATAAATACCACGTATTAATATTAACTGTTAGTGTTGAAGTTGTGACTCTTTGTAATGATGTTCCATTTGTGACAACCCTAACAGTTCCAGTGTTTGAAAATAAACCACCCCAATAACCGTCAAAGCCAGACGCACTTGATAACTTACCAAATACAGGTACTTGGGTTCCTGCAGCAGGTAGAGTGTCAAATTTAACCCAAACTTGAATTGTTTTTTGAATTGTTGTTGATAATGATAAAGAAGAATTGTGTGGAATTGAAATAGTATCATTAGAACCATCAAAATCAAATATACCACCGTCAGTAGATGACCATGTAGCACCATTAATAGTTGCGTTATTTCCATTACCAGTTTCATCTAACCATAATCCACTTACATAGTTAGTGGCATCTAATTCCATAAATAAATCACTTTGAACTATTCCCCCGCCTGATGGTGATGGTGTTGGAGTAACTGTTGGTGTTGGGGTAACTGTTGGTGTTGGGGTAACTGTTGGTGTTGGGGTAGGTGAAACACTAATCCATGAAGTCCAATACCCATTATTGTTTAAATAAGTTTTACAATCATCTCCAGTTGCAAAAGATTGATTAAAAAGTTGATTAACTAAATCAACAAAAGATTGTTCAGTTTTAGCAGTACTTCTTTTAAACCCAACATAAGCAGGAATCCCTAACTGATTTGGTTGTGTACCACCGCTAATAGGTACACAAATAACATAGCCTAAATCTTCATCGGGACCATTCCACCATTGAACTCCACCTGGTTGTTCTGAATAATCTAAAGAATCAACACCAATCGCTAAGTCACCAAGTTGTTCAGTACCTGAAATTGTATTACCTGTATTATATGCGAATGGTCTTGCGGTCGGCATTTAGTAAAATAAATTATATTTCTTTTATTTTTATAACTTTA